TGTTTGTGAGGGGGAAAAGTATATTGTAAATTATAGTTATGAGCAGTACACAGGAGTGTGTGAGTATAATTATGTTAGTCTTCCGGGACAGAGAAAACCAATCAGTCAAAAGATTTTACTTCTAACGGCATGTGAGATGGGGGATATTATAGAAAAGATAAATATAGATTCCCCCCTATCAAGTGAGGACTTAACAGGGATGACTATGGAGATAAGGGAACATTCCCTTCAATGTGTCGAGGACTATATCATCAACGGGAATTAGAATCGGGGGTCATCATCGGATAAATGTTCGATGATATGTTTCCTCCACCATATAACAAAGGAATTGTCTTTAGGTAGTTTCTGAGCCACAACTTCACCAATGAAAATAAGAACCCCCATCACAATTAGTATATTAAATAGTATCATCATAGTTTAAATGTTTAATAGTTACCGGCGATAATCACCGTCAATTAACAAAGATATAAATAAATTATGACATTCTCAACAAAATGGGGGATTCATTAACAATTATTTTCAGAAGTATATATACTCCATTATCATATTCTCAGTAAATGGGGGGATATATATAAATATAGAGCGCTGTGGAGTCTACTCTTCCACCCTTAAGGTTCGCCCCCATCCGGACTGATTACCGATTCTGTGGTACAAAGATACAAAAAAGATTTGTATCCACAAACAAATTTCATTATATTTATTAACATATGGAACAATTAACTAAAAAACAAATGAGAAGTGTGGACATGATGGTCAACGCTATCAAAAAGAAATACCCTTTCATCTTAGGATGGAAACCATCTAATGACTTCCTTAAGTATGATACCATGTTAAACATTGACTTCATGGTGGACTATAAGATGTTAGCTAACTTCTTTGGTATTGAAACCAATAAACATTGGGTAGAACATCTTGATACACAAGGTCCATATGAAACATATACATTGGGTGGTCTATTCAGTTACGATGACAACCCCCAACTTAAAGACCTATCATATGATACAACAGATAACATGGAACGTCTAATGACTGATGTCAATGAACAACTACCGGAAGAATTCCAAATCAATTACCCTTACGAAAACTTCAGAGGGGAGATAGTTAATGTACCAAGACGAATACGTCGTGACCATTACATAATGCAATAACTTATTAACATCATACCGGAGGGAGTGTTCATAACTTATGATAACTCCTCCCATCTTACCCCCTATGTGGGGGCATACCCCCTCCCTCCCCCGTATCCCCCCTCCATATATGACATATTGACAGTCAAATAGGGGGGATAATCCCTTAAACAAAGTATTCGAGAAAAAAAACCTTAAAAAATTTTTGGAAAAAAATTGGGGAAAATCCCCCCTGTTAATTGGGTATCCGGAAATAATGATTAGTAATCCGGAAAATTTCCGGATGGGGTCATATCGTATATTGGAATATGAGATATGAAAAAAAAAATTCTGGAAAAAATTTGGTTATTAAAAAAAAAGTATTATCTTTGTCCCGTTAAACTTTAAAACATAAACGTTATGGGAATCATTAAGAAGTACGAGTCAAAAACAATTCAGGGGTTCATTCACATTGTTAAGGGGAATAGGGTATATTATGACCCAACTATTCAAAGAAGAAAAGTGTGGAAGAAAACCGACAAGGTTAGTTATCATTTATCATTGTTAGATGGTACAGATGCGAGTAACATTGTATTGTGTGACATTAAGTCTTCAATGGAATATTCCTTTAGTCAGAATAATACGAAGGACTATGAATATTTTTCAAGTTTATGGAATCAGGGGTATCGTTACATTTCAATAGATGGGGGGAACAGGACTGAGTTTTTGATTGAGAAGTATAATGAGATTGATTGGAATTCCCCATTGAGTGATATGATGTTTGACTTCTTCAATAGTGAGATTAGTTTAAAGTATATTTTCAATGCTACGAAGAATCAATTACATAGAACCTTCATTAATTTGAACAGTAATACATCTGCTAATCCCCAAGAGAGAAGGAATGCTGAGGAGGGGATTATTTCTGAGTTTATTCGTAAGAACGGTATTGATTATAGTGGGGAGTTATTAAAGATAAGTGGGTTGACCTTTTCAAGGATGAAAGATTTGGAATTGGTTAGTCAGTTTTTATCTTATCACCAATCAAAGGACAAGACATTGAACACTACTAATTTGGATTTGATGTATAAGAATGTTGAAATATTCAATGAGAAGAATTTCAATGACATTATGAAGGTATGGGGTAAGTGTATTAATTTGATACACGAAACTAAATCGGATATTACTAAGGGTAATTCATTTAATTTGTTTATGTTCTTATTGGATATGAGTCGTGAATACAACTGTGTATTGAATAAGGATTTGATATCTGAGTTTGTTGATAAGTATTTGGAATTGGACAATCAGAGGATAATTGATACCTTTAAGAATCCTATGAATAGTAATTGGACATATCTATGTCGTTCTATGACTAAGAATTTGAAATATAAGTTTGAGTGTATGTATAATGATTTCCACCCGTTTATTGGGGAATACTTCTATGAGTTGGATTCTAAGAGATTGTTCACTGAGATGGAGAAGTTGGCTAAGTGTATTGAGACCGGAGGTGTTGTTACGAGGTTGGATGGTAGTGTTGAGATTTACACCCCCCTTCAGGTTAAGAACGGTAAGGTTATAAATGGGGGTCATAAGGATAAACCACATTCTAAAGGTGGTGATAGTACGTATGATAACTTGGTGTTACAGGAGAGTTCTGATAACAAGAGTCAAGGGAATAGACATTAACCCCCGCTTTGATTGGTTGACATCCGGAATATAATTGATTATCATTTAATTCCATAAGGTATATAACAATTATGGTAAAAACAAAATCAATTTCATTTCTCAAATACAACAGGTTTGAGTTTGGGGAACAAATCGTTAGTCAATTCGTGGTCTTTGAATGTAAGTGGCTATTCTCCATCATCTTCTTTTATTTTCATAAATCCTTTGGTAGTCAGGATAGGTTTCATACCCACGCTTTTAACGCGTGGTCTGTGAAACTGTTTGGGGGGTATGACGAGCACATCTTGGATGATGAGATTAGTGGGGAATATCGTATTGCTAGACGTGAGAAGGTGTTGGTTTATTTCCCCCGTGATTCCTATCATCGGATATCTAATAGTTCCGGATGTATGACGGTATTGTTCTCGGGACGTTGGAATAAAACTTGGAAGGAATACGTGAATGGTAAGATTATTCATTACGGTTGGGGTCGGGAATGACGGACCTCTGTGGACCCGGACTCCCTTCGGTCGGGTTCAATCCCCCCGCCCCCTTTTTTGTTTGGATAATTAAAATATTATTTATATCTTTGTCAAAAATAAATTGATAATGAGAAAAAACGTATTAAAAGAATTGGTATTAGCTAATAAGAAATTAGTTAGTCATAATGTAATTTCAGATATTGTATTCAAAGGGGATTGGATTAGATTTTTTATTAATTGTTACTTGTATTGTAATTCACAGTCTTATGGTAATAAATGGACGGATAAATTATTATATCATTTTAAGTATTTGTATCCTATTCCCGCATCATTAGGGTATGGTGATTTTTTTCTTAGAACCAAAAAAACTAAAGAGAATATTGTTTTTGAAAATAAATTATCAATAAGTGTAAATAAGAAGTTTAATGTTAAGAATATTAGACCTTATCAACATTTTGATTTTTTATTAATTACCTTCGTAGACGCTTTAGATAATTTTAATACGGAATACTACTGTATTCCATTATATTCATTTGTGAAAGAGTTTAATTTAACATATCAAAATGGGACAAAAAAGTCAAATGAGGGTAATACCCAAGTTGGTCTTTCTAAAACATTTGTTAAGGGGAGTGATGATTACAATAGATTAATAAAACTTAGTATGATGAGAAATAATACTAAAACTTCTTTGGAAATATTTTTAGATGATTTTTATAATGAAAGATAACCCGGACTCCCTTCGGTCGTTCTCAAATCCCCCCGCCCCCTTTTTTTGGAATGATGTATATTTATCATTATGAGAATTATTATTGCAGAAAGTAAGTTGATGAATATGGTCAACAACACATTGGGGTATGACTTGTCGGATACGATTGAAATGATTACAAATTATTGGGAAGCTAATGTTCTTATACGTCGTATGTTTGAGAGTAAAGGAGAATTTAATACACTATTAAATCATTGGGGACCTATGTTTTGGATTAAGACACCCGGAAATGGCAAGTGGTTGGCTCAACAACGTGAAGGTCGTGAATGGTTTATTTATGAAGGTGGTTATAAACCCGAATATGTTGAACGTATTGATGAACATCGACTATTATCTTATATGGGTATTGATATGTTTGGAATTCCTCTTAGCACTATTATTGATAATTTTGTAAAAGAAGAATAGATATGAAAATAATAATTACAGAGAATCAATTTAATAACATATGGTTTAAGAGAAGAATTGACCTTATCAGAAAACTTGTTGACAAGTATTTGGTTTCTATGGGTGAACCTACAATTGTATCCAGATTTTATTATCGTGATGATTATTTTGATGAGGTTGTTCGTCGTGTTATTTCCGACTTAACGGATAGACAGGATTTAACATTAGGACAGAAAGTTTATGTAACTGATTTAATTAGAAAAAATTTTGGTAATAGGATTGATTATTATCGTAATTACCAGGAACTTTATTAACCCCCACTTGATTGTGGGGTTTTTTATTTATATCTTTATCTAAAATTATATATCATGTCAGAACAAACAGAACAAACCCCAAAAACAATTGCAGTATTCTCAAGAGAATATTATGAAACATCAATCACTAAACAACCGGTAGAATTAACCCTTTCTGATTATCCGGAATTAGATGGTATGACTCAAGAGGAAGCTATTAATTATGTTGAAGTAAATGCTTGGGAAATGAAACCGACCAATGATGAATATGGTTATGCCTCATTAGCCGAACAACTTAACGAAATGGATATTCGTAGAGATAAAATCACAAACGAAACACAAGATATTTGTGCAGTAAAAGAAATGTTCTAATTGTTATTATGGAAAACGAAGACGAAAACGGGGCATATAGGATTATAGATACCGGACCTGCTGGATGTTATCGGGATTATTATGAACCTATACGAGAATTACAAAAAGGTGTTGAACCTGACCTCAACGGGTCTCCTGATAATAAGGTGATTTCAATCCCCGAAACATTCAAGGATGTTATCTTGAAGTTATGTCCCGAGATTAACGATGTTGTTTCAGTTGGTTATAGAGAACAAACTGTGTATGACCCTATGACATTTAATCCGATATATAAGTATTTGGTTGGTATTGATATCTATTTTAATAATCATAATGGTATGAAGAAAAGTAAGAATGAATACGGTAAGGAGATTGATGATTATTTTAAGATGACCTATAGTGATATGGATTATATAACCTTTCACGTTCAATCATTTATTTTTCCACCCGAGAAAACAAATAAGGATAAATTTTTTGAATTGTTTGGAAAATAATGTTATCTTTGTAAAAAAATAATTTATGAAAAACATATTTTTAATTCCCACCGATAAGGAGAGTAGATTGTGGAGAGATTTGGATTCCAATAAATTGAGGTTTGATAATTTATCCCATTCCAATAGTAACGAATGTACCAAGTGTTCCCACGAGTATGTGTATATAACATCTGATGAAGAAGGTATATATGATAAAGACTATTATCTATATGAAGGAAGTGTGTTTCAAGCAAGACCAAGAGATGAAGGTAATTTTAAAAACAAAGTGATATTAACAACAGACCAAGACTTAATCAAAGATGGTGTGCAAAAGATTGATGATGAGTTTTTACAATTTTTTGTAAAGAATCCAAGTTGTGAGGAAGTTGAAATAGTAGAAGGAGATTTTATAAACGGAAAATATACATTTGGGAAATATCATATTAGAAGAATGTACTTTGCTGATGAACCAAAACAAGAATCTAAAGAAACACTTGAAGAAGCTTTTGAAAAATTTATGGAAACTAATTTTTGTGGACAACTTACTAAAGGATTTGTATTAGGAGCTATGAAATTTGGTGCTAAATGGCAACAAAAAAGAAGTTATAGTGAGGAAGAAGTTATAGTGATGATTAATGAGATAGTTGAAAAGCACTGTACTTACTTTGAACAAAAACATAAAGATACTGTTAAATTAGGATGGTTTGAACAATTTAAAAAGAAATAAAATGAAAAACATACACGTATTACCAACGGAACACACAAGTAGGCTATATTACAATAGCCAAGAAAGAACATATCAACTATGTGAGTTTCCAAAGTATCATACAGACATTAAATCTACACATAATTTGTACATCACTAATGATGAAGAAGGCGTATATGATAAAGACTATTATGTATATGAAGGAAGTGTGTTTCAAGCAAGACCAAGAGATGAAGGTAATTTTAAAAACAAAGTGATATTAACAACAGACTTAGACCTTCAAAAAGATGGTGTTCAGGAAATTAGTGATGAGTTCCTTAAGTGGTTTGTGAAGAATCAAAGATGTGAGGAAGTTGAGATATATAGAACAGGAGGTCATTATGATGGGGCAATGGAATTTTATGAATCTTCATTTTACAAAATCATTCTTCCAATAAAGAATTTCTATTGTGGTGATGAGGTTGACTACGGAGAACAATGTAGTTTTCAGTGTGAAAATTGTAATGACTGTACTGGAGTTGATTATGGGTACATAACTAAGGTGGGTATTGAGGTTAAGGACGAAATAGTTAGACCACTTATGGTTCCAAAGAAATATTTTGGTAAAGTAGAAACCCTTAGTGAGAAGTTGGAAAAGATTGTATCTAAGGAACCAAGTAAGTTTGTTGAGGAGAGTAATGAGAGATTTAGAATTAGAGAAGAGAAAGTTTATAATAATGTATTTCATTACCAAACAAGGTGGTTATTTGATTGGTTATCTAAAAATGATTATTTAACGGATAGTAGAGAAGTGTTAGAGAAAGAGTATAAAGAATATTTAAATAAGTAATGGAGATAATTTGGAAATATAATTTTTTGGAGACCATAGGTTTTATATGTTTGGGTCTATTAGTTCTACGAATATTAATACCCATTGTGGGTACAGTTTTCTTAAATGGAAAATTTAAAGGTTGGTGGTAACGTTATTCCCCACCCAATCTTCCTCCGGTCGAATTAAAATCCCCCCGCCCCTTTTTTTGAAAACATAGATATTTATTATTATGAATATATTAATAAAAGAACGACAATATAAAGTATTAGTTAGTGAGGTTAATCGTGCGTTTGATTATTCGGATGAGAATCCTGAATATGAGTATAAATCAATCGGTGTTGTTCCTGATAAAAAATACCCTAAAAAATTTATTGCATTTTTTAATGGTACTGAATTTGGAAAATCGGATTATAAAAAACCAAACGAACCTCAATTTGTAATCTTTAGAGGTCCTAACGGGGTATTTGAATTGGATAAAAATGATATTAGATATAAGGGAGGAGTTCCATTTATTTTTAGTGATGAATTATATTATAAGGATAGGAAATACTATAACATATTATTCAATTTACTTGATGATTCTAAAACCAATATTAAACAGGAGATAACATCTTATCAAATTCGTAAGGCTTTGGAATTGGCGTTCCCACCGGATAATGATGGTCCGGGTAAATGGAACTATCAAGATAACATATTTTCTGCTGGTGTGAGAGGTGTCTATACCATTGGTGAAAAATTGGGTAATGAAGATGATTGGTCTATTTTAAATTATTTTGATACCAAAAAAGAAATTCAGGAACTGATAAACAAAAGATACTCTAAATCGGACAGTGATTTGGATATTGTTAATTGGTTGGCTAATGAACTTAGAGATAATCCATCTTTTATTGAACCTTTAGTTGAACGTCAATGGCAATCCATTGAGAATGGATATAAAAGTGAAGAATTGGCTAAAATATTAAAAAAAGGTAGTAATACTACATTTTATCCATCGGGTTCTATAATGGATAGATATGAAGGGGTTGATGCTACTATTGATGGTATAAACTATCAAATTAAACCATTGGTCTCGTATGCCGGTAAAAAAGAAGGTCCTTTTTTCATTAAAACTTATGGTATGAGAGATTATAAGGGAAAATCATTGGTTGATAAAATATTATTTGTTAATCCAAATAAAATGTTGGAATTTGATAATAAAAATTATACCCACAGTTTTAATTCTGCTGTATTTACAGAGCACCCCACCGAAATAACTAACGTAGATTAATTTAACCCCCCTTTTATTTCGGTGTTGGGGGATATTTATTTGTATGAAGATATTAATTACAGAATCACAGTATAATTTTTTGATTGAACAAACCACTCCTCCGGTAACTAGTGGGGGGACAACTACCGTTTTAACACCTCAACAACAAAGATTAAAACAAATTGAACTTAATAAAGAAAAAGCGGAGGCTCTACGTCAAGAACGGGCTAAAGCATTTGCTATTAAAGATTCTTTAAAGAAAGAACGAAATAAACTTGTTTGGACAAAATCTTACGAAAAGTATAAAAAACCCGGACAAACTTTTGACCAATGGTATAAAGAATTTGATGATAGAACAAAAAAGAACGCTGCTGAAAATCCTGAACCTAAAGGAGAAAGAACTTTTTGGGCTGGAGATAATGGTCCTAAGTCCCCGTGTAAAGGTGGACGTTGTTCCGGATTAAATTAGAGTAGTTAATTATGAACAGAAAGAAAGAACTCATCTTTAAATATTTTGATATGACCTTTAGGGGTTATGAGAAACACGGGAGACGACCGATACGTATGGGGTATCCTCACGTTCTATATGAATATATGGATGATAATGGTCGTACCGCTTTTGAATATGATACCAAACAAGAATCAATACGATTTGACTACGATGATTTTTATACCGCTAAAAATATGTTAGGGATGTCTATACCTGATTTGGTGGATATCTGTAAAGAATATGTTTCAATTAAATTTAATGAACCGTCAGCATTAAAATCAACTTTTTTTACTAGAAGATTAAATTAATATGAGAATGATAATTACTGAAGATAGATTACATAGATTGGTCCTAAAATGGTTGACCGATAAATTTGGAGGGTTACCTTCGGTTACAAGCGAATCCAACCCAACTCGTCTTTTCTATGTTAAAGACGGTAAGGTAATGATTGACTATCATTTAACAAACACTAATGTGTATGTTGATGTGTTTAATATATGGAGTGGGTTAACCAAAATATTTGGATTAGATTTTTCTGATGTTCAAACAATATTAAAAAAATGGTTATTGGAGGAATATGGTTTACATTCAAATAATGTTTCGGCGAGAGACGATAACCCCTGGTGGTGGAAAAGAGTGGAGGAAGAATTATGAAAATAATAATAACAGAAAACAGATTAAAAGGGTTAATCAATAATATATTGGGTTATAACTTATCCGACAATATTGAAATAATTACAAATTGGATTGAATTAGGTCCTAAAGGTCAAAACTTGTTTACTGATGGTAGAGATGAGTTTAGGTGGTTACTTAATAATTATGGTCCAATGTATTTGTTTAAGGTTAATGGAAATAATTATTATCTTCACCCTCAAGGTAAAGAATATGGTACCTTAGTTTTAAGTGAATCTCACAATCGTAAAATTAGCGAAAATAATTTTTTAAAAATACTTGGTCTTGATATGTTGGGAATAAGTTTGAATAAATTAATTGAGGAATTTGTTGAGGAATGAAAATTATAATCACTGAAAGACAGCATAACTTGTTAATGGAGAATATCCCGGCATCACTTCGTAGAAGGTTTAATTATGACGAAATTAAAGGTCATTTAGATTTTGTTATACAGAATTATAATCCTTGTGATTATGGAAGTTTGGGTGATTTTATTGGTGAAATGTGTGATATGCTGGTATTGGATTTAATTGATGATTACTATTATGAAAACGGCGGAAAGATTGATTCTAAAACCAAAGATACTTTGTATTATTTTATGGTAGATAATTTTGCCGATTATCTACAAGGTATTTACGATAAGGAATGTGTGTAATATAAATTATAACATATCCGGCATTGGCATAGTCCATTCAGGTGTTGATAGAATTTGTAATATCTCATCATATGTATAAGGACCTTCTTTTGTCGTTAAATCTGACACACATATTGGCATCACACCATCCCATTTAACAAATGTTTTTGTTAGGTCAACCGATTTTCTAACCGTGTCAATTGAGGTTTCTAAAACCTCTTCAAAATTAATGTTAGATAATTCATTAACATTAAAAATCATAAATTCTCTGTTGTCGTATTCTTGTATTTCCATTATAATCCGTATCTTGATTTAGTTGCGTTATATATTGTTGTTACTTCTGTTGCCGTTAATGCTCTGTTGTATGTTTTAACAGACCCAATCTCACCATTAAATGGTAATGACCCTGAAGTATAAAAAACCCCTATTGTTGTTATCGCATTTTCAGAATAAGTTACCGCTTGCGTTGTTGTATTTTCTAAAACACCATTAACATATAATGCAGTGAAATTATCACTACTTCTATGTGTTGCCACAATGTGATACCAAACATTTACAGAGGGCGCCCAAGAAGTTTTCAAATAAGTCCCACTAACCATTGCCGCAATATTTTGTATTATACCAATTTGTAAACTAAACCCTGTCCCCCAAGAAGGCATGTTTGAAATAATTCCGTGCCAACTCGTAAAAGAATTTCCATTAACCCAAGCTTCCTGTGTTATATCAGTATTATTTAATAATGGTTGATAACCTAATGTTATCACATCATCAACCCCGTCAAATCTCCATGAACCATTTCCATCACCAACATATTGAACACCATTTGTTAATGTACCATTTATATTATTCCCACTCACATCGTATGCTGTGGTTGGAGAGATTGCATATAAATTTGTATTTTGAGCATCTAATGAAAGTACTAATCCGTCTGTTGGTATAAATCTTTGTAGTCCTGCGTAATAGTTTTGTAGAACCTCAGCGGCTGAGAGTGCTCTGTTGTAAATTTGAACATATGGTAAATCACCTTTAAAAGGTTGACTTACCCCCCCGCTCCAATCCCCAAAGGCGATAGAAGTACTATCTAGAAGATTAGAAGATACTGTTTTGCTTGTGGTTTGGGTAATACCATCTAGGTAGATTGTATGAGTTGTTCCGTTTCTAACTGAGGCGAAATAGTGATACTTTCCTGATTCATAAGGAAGTGCTATTCCGTAAGGATAATTAGGCTCTATTATTCCGGCGCCTACGTAATTAGCGCCTGATGATGCAAAATAGCTTGAAATGAAAAAACCTGTAGTATATAATTTATCTACTAATCTCCCCCAAGCATTTGAACCATTATCTTTAAAAATAAGACAAACTGTAAAATCCCCAAAATTTGGAGAATATGTTGTCTGAACTCTATCATCCGCGCCATCAAAAACTATACTCCCACTACTATAAGTTGGTCCATTAACTAAAGTACCGTTATTTCCACCACCGCTCAAATCTTTCCAAGTTGTTCCGGTTTTTGGGTATGAAGATACAAATCCTGCATCTACATTTAATACAAGTCCACTGGTTACAATTGAGGGGTAATTATTATTTAGAACCGTCATATTACTTTGAGAATTAATCCAAACCAAAGCTTCCGCTGCAGTTGAAACATTACCCCCCAATTGTTTAACTATTTGAATTAAATCACTATCATTTTGTGGGACGTAAATGGATGGTCCATTAGACTCTTTATTAATGTAAATGGTGTAACCCCCATTTATTGGGGAAATTCCGTTATAAAATCCGGTTAAATTTGTTGGAGTATTATTAACAGCAACATTAAAATTACCTGATTGTATTGAATTTGGTGATGTACTTAAATTATATTTTATGATATTTGACATATCTATAAATACTTAATAGATTTAAAATTAACGCCCCTTTGTTTTTAATATTTTTTTTGCATATTTATTGATATGAAAAAGATTATAAAATTAACGGAATCGGATTTAAAAAAAATTGTGTTAAAACTTTTGGATGAACAATTTGATTATGACTACTACGATATTATTTTAGATTTATATAATGAGGTTGGACTTGAGGGTATGACTGATGAAGAAATTAAATATTTAAAGAGTGGTGGTGAGAGTAATGTACCTGAAAGATTTTTGGGTGGTGAATTGGATATTGATTCTGAAGAATCTGAAGATTTCGGAGGACTTGATAAATTCAAGGAAATTATGGATGGGTTTAACCACAAAGTTGTTGATACTGCTCCTGATGGTAAGTTGAGAGTTGTTTTTAAAGAACGACCTGAAATAATGGAACAACTTAATGGTGTGGTTCCGGAATCATTAATTGAAGTTAGACAAGGATATATTATTGTAATGATTCCCGAGAATTGGACCGATGATATTTTCGGAGAAGAAATATAATTTAAAACCCCATCCTAATCGGTGGGGTTTTTTGTTCCATATTCAACAACGGATTTACATTTTTCACTTTGACGTTGACCGCCAGCGTAAGTTCCGTTAACTTTTTCACCATTGTCAACAACATCATCAACTTGTTCTTGAATCCGATAATGAAAAATACCCGTCTTTTTGTCAACACATCCGGCTGCCACAGTTTCTTTAACACCATTCTCAATAACATCATCAATCATTATGGGAACATTACTGGTATTATTTTCATTCATCCATTCAATGGTTGATACAAGGTCACAATCACCGGGTGTTTTTGTTTCTTTAACACCATCTTGAATTACATCATCAACATTAAGATATGATGCTTTCAACGTTTCTTTAATACCATTCTTAATCACACCATCAATTCTTCCTTTGTGGTGATATACATCATCGTGGGTTTCTATTACACCCTTATCAATCACCTTATCAATCATTTTTTCATCTACATATGCACGTGGGTGGGAAGTTCTCACACCATTTTCAAGAACATTAGATAACATTCGGTCGGTACAAACCCAATCCAACATCTCCTTTGTTTCTTTCACACCTTCTCTAATGACTTCTTTCACATCGTCAGTATAGTTATCTGTGTCGTGATAGGTTTTCCTCACACCATTTTCAATAAGGTATTCAACAACTTCAGTATAATCTTTATGAATGCGTCCGGTAAGTTTTACACCTTTTTTAATAACACCTTCAATCCAACTTGTATTTTCATACGGGTTACTCTGTGTATCTCTTACACCATTTTGAATTATGTCTTCAACAAAATTATGCTTATGCCACTTATCACCAAAGGTGTGTTTCACCCCATCTTGAATGATGTCATCAACTTCTCCTTCAGTAATGTTCATTTCCAAACGGGTTTCTTTTATTCCATTTTGAATGATATCGTCAACCCCAAGAAGAGTACGTCGTAGTGTACTAATAGTTTCCTTAACCCCGCCATCAATGATGTCTTCAATATTACCTCTTGTCACTAGAGATTTATAATTGGTTTTCTTTACCCCATTTTCAATGGTACCTTCAACACGTTCTTGGATTCGGTTATCTATATGTGATTGTTTGGTGTTCTTCACACCATTTTCAATTGCATATTTGGCAACCTTATCTCTATTCCAATCAGGTGCTCCGGTATGGTTTACCCCATTGATAATATTATCTTCCACCCATTTGGTGATGTATGATTGATTCTCCACAACATCCAACGAAGTGAAATCAAATATTTGTTTGAAGAAGTTGTAGTTATACCATAGGGTTTTAGAATCGGTTAGTTCAATTACCCATTTTTTGGAATCGGTAAATATTAACCAAGTAGAACCATTGTGGGTATATGTATCCACACCTTTAATCCACTTTTCCATTAATAAATTAATTGCATTTTTCATATAACAAATATAATATTTTTTTTGGATAGTTTCAAATATTATTTGTATCTTTGTGAAAAAATAATAGAGATGAAAAAAGTATTAGGGTTATTAGTGGTGTTGTTTATGATTGGGTGTCAACCAATTGAATATAAAGATTTACATAGTGATAAAATTTATTTAAGACAGTTGGTTAACCGGGATATCACACAAACCCATACATCGGGTTCGTTCTTTTTGATTGCCGGTTCGGTTAATTCAAATACTGAAACCAATACAGTTGTAAAACTTATGGGGGATGTTAATGGGGAATATCGTTTTATGCAATTTGATTTTGAAAAGGTTAGAATCAAAATTGATAATAAAGTAACCACTCCGTATATAGTTTTGAATTATAGAGATACTTCTAAAATGTCAATGGATTACTTATTGAAGTATCCGTATTATATTGAAAGCGTTACCATCGTATGTCCGGAACAATACTTACCTGAGAGATTATTACCAATTCAAATATAAAAATTATGGACAGTTTAACAGTTGGAGTAACTTGGAGACGAGAAGATAAGAGAAACTATTTTGATATTGGATTCCCAAAAGACCAAGAATTATTATCAGTCAAGCAAACAACAATGATGTTGGCTGCGGGTATGTCATTATTAATGAAGGCTGGACACAAACGAGGTGATTTTAAAGATTATGAAATGTTTGAACACGTAATTGAATATATGAAAAGTGAGTTTGTTTCCACAGAATCTTTTGAAGATGCTACCATCCAACCAAATACTTTAAAGAGTGAATCCTAAAAAAGAAGAGTTAATTATCAAATATTTGGAACTTACCTATGGTGATAGAGAGATGTGTGATTTAGAAAATTCTATGAGTATTGGTGGTGTTTGTATATATTATAAAATCAGTAAACAAGTTGGATTTGCAGGTGAGGTTCATTCAGATTTAAATGGTTGGTTTGGTGACGGAACATACTACCCTCAATTACATAAATGGTTCTCCAATAAATTTAATGTAGAACTTAAATAATCCCCCATTACTATTTAGTAGTTGGGGGATATTTATTTATATGAAAGTTATAATTACAGAAAGACAATACAAGTTATTGGAGATGGATTCTTCAATTAGAAGAAGAATACATAGAATTGAAAATTTCCTATACAACTTAATGGATGGTATGTATGTTTGTGATTATGACAATGATGAGCATTTTATGGAAGGTGTTAAATACAACGCTGAAGATTATTTTACGGACATTAATGATTTTGATGGTATGGATAAAGATGATTTTTTAGAACTACTTGAAAATGAATTTAAAGAACTAATTTATAATTATTTTGATAAACATTGTTCCGGTGATAATCAGTTAACCGAAGGTAAGAATAAACCAACCAATCCTGAGTTATGGTCTCGAAGTTTGGCTTGGGCAAGGTCAAAATATAAAGTTTGTCCGAGTGCATATTGTAATGGTGCTGCAGCCAAACGATATAAATCAAAAGGTGGTGGATGGAGAACAGTTAAAAAATCGGCTAACGAATCTGAGGAAACTAATGAAGCTTCAAGTCCGGCACAACAAGCAGCAATTGCAATCAACATGAAGAAAAAAGGAATTAAACCAAAGAACGAAAATGTTAATGAAGATTTGCGTAATTGGTTTAAGGAAAAGTGGGTTGATGTAAGCAAAAAAGTTGACGGGAAACATCCACCTTGTGGAAGAAAGGATGCTGATGGTAAGTCATATCCAAAATGTCGTCCATCAAAAAAGGTTTCATCTGAAACACCTAAGGTGGCTTCATCGTATGATAAGGATGAGAAGAAAGCGATGACTCAACAAAAGAGAAGAGCAGAAAAGAAAGACCCAAAAGTGGGAACAGGAAATAAACCGACAATGACAAGTTATAAAAAATGAAAATAATAATTACAGAATCACAATACAATAGACTATTCAATGAATTAGATGATAGTTTTTATGGTTCAGTTGAGGAGACCAACTTTGTTGTTGGTGATTTGTTGACTGAGGCGGAATATCAGGGACGTAAAGTTCAACTTGGTAAAATTATGCAAGGAGATATTAAGAAATTCAAAGTTTATGTTAAGAACGACAAAGGAAATGTTGTTAAGGTTAACTTTGGTTTTGGTGGAAAATCTGCAAAAGGAAAACGAATGGTCATTAAGAAAAATAATCCTGCTAGAAGAAAATCTTTTAGAGCAAGAATGAATTGTGATAATCCGGGACCAAGATGGAAAGCTAAATATTGGGCTTGCAGAACTTGGTAATATGGATATTAAAATTAAATATGATAAGTTGTTCTCTATCTTTGATAAAGTAATGCAACCCTATTCAAATTTAGACCACACCGAAAAATCTTATGATTATTGGGTTCAAGAAAAAGGAGATTATGTTGATTGGGATGTTTTGAATTTTTATAATGATATTGAAGAAGATTACGAAGATGACGATTGGGTTATGCAATATCAAAGTGAACCGGGTGATGAGGGTGAAGAAGAAGATTTACCAATACTACGATACGGAGAACATTATTCATTCCCAAATATAGAATCTATGTTTAGTCAATATTTTGATGAGTTATTAAAAGATTGGTTTGAAAAGGTATACGGTTATAATGTTAAAACAATTGAAAGGATATAATGAATATAGAAGACGAAGCAGTCCCTAGAATGATTACCAAATATATGAACACGTTTGGTAATAAGAGGATAAATAAAATGACTTGTTCCGACACGAAGTATAACTTCAGTGTTCATATTGTTAATTTATATAAAGGTGAGGAACGTTGGAAGTTTGCCGATAGTTGGAGGGATAAATACGATTACATACTTGTAATTGATTCTGAAGTTCCAATTCCTGTAGAGTTATGTGATGAGTATAAAGAAAAACATTTTAAAAATTCCGTTGCAAAAAAATACCCGTTAAATTGGGCTTTTGAACCTGAAATGGTAGATGATTTGAAATATATGGGGATTGATTTAACCTCTTGGTCGTTTGGTAAGGCGGGACTACATTTTAAAAATGAAGAATAGCAATACTTATTAGTAAATCATTATTATGTCAAAATCAAGAAAACCAGGGAAACCTAAAAAAAACAGAGTGAATGTTGTTAAGAAATTAAAAATAATGAATAAAAACAACGAAATCCTTTCAAGATTAAAGTCACAATTATAAAAATACATTTACTGTTTCAAACATATTGACTATTTTTTTAAAAACGACTATATGGAAGAATCACAAATTACAAGAACAATTAAGTTCACGGATAAAAAATGTATAATTAAACCTATGGAGGGACAAATAGGTAAAACAGAATTATGGTCCTCAGCTCCTCCTGTGACAAATTTAAGAAATATCTTTTTTAAGTATCAAGGAATTAACTACTACTTAATGGTATCATCTGAAGATTAATAAAAACCCCACCTATAAAGTGGGGTTTTTTCTTTATTGGTATATTTATAATAAAGAAATTTAAATTATGAAAAATATAATTACAGAAGAACTTGGGTATATGAAATACCTTTTGGGATATCAACGAGGTGTTGTTATTTCAGAACAAGAAATTGGTGAACAACGCCCCCCTGTTAGTAAAAAAGAACAAAACGCTCAACTTGCATACAAAAATATGATTGATGGTGCATCCGGAATGGGAACTGAGCCTCAAGATATAATAGATGGTCTTAATAAGATTACATATGCAAGTGAACTTCATCGATTACTAACATTATTTGCCGATAAAAAAACAGGTTATTCTAGTTTTACCGATATGATTAAAGGAGAATTTAGTCAAGGAGATGATTTAAATAAAATTATTACAAGACTAAATAAGTTTAAATCTGTTATTACAACACCTATTAAACTAAATATTGATGGTGATGAATTTCCGGTATTAACATTTAAAAAAATAACAAAACCATTGAAAGATGTTGCACCTGCGGCTGCGGCACCAGCAAAAACTGAATCTACAAATAAAGATAAATGGGAAGATGTTGTTAAATATTATGAAGGTAATAAAGACTCAAATTGGAAATTTGATAAAATGGATAAATTAGAAGATGATGAAAATATATGGGATTTAGTGATAGTCAATTCTACTGACCCAAATGATACTGATAGCCAAATGAGAATTTATGATGATGGTGATGTTTATGTTTGGAATAAAGGTCAAGGAACTGGTAAAAGTAGAGGTACTTGGGAGTGGGATGGAACAAAACCTGTACTTAAATTTAAAGATATTTCAAAAAACGCATCCGGATATGTACAACCAACTGATACAGATTGGTCAGCGGTAACTGAAGATAATAAAGTCATTGGGTTAAATGCGAAAGGTCATTTAGTTAAACAAGTTCAAAAAATATTAATTGAAATTGGATATAGTGGAACAACTTCGGGTTCTATAACTACTGATGTTGAAGCATGTAAAGATGATGTTGAAAAATGTGACGGTATTTATGGACCAACCACAAAAGAAATGGTTAAACAATATCAAAAAGATAATGGTCTTGCGGTAGATGGAATTGTTGGACAACAAACATATGATTCGTTGATTTAATATTTAAATTAATAAAACAATAACCCCCTTGATTGGGGGTTTTTGTTTCTTATAATTAAACTATGATGGATAAGTTAAATGGTTTAAGGAAGGTTATAAAAGTATTTTATCCGGATATTAAATTTGTGGTTCGCATTGATAAAAAGAAGAATTACGAAATAATTGTTAAAAACGTGAAAAATATTGAGTATAATCCATTAACTTTTCACCGAATTTTAGTCTTTAAAAATGGTAATGAGTTAATAATTGATAATTTTATTAGTGATATTACGGGATTTTACCCATTTGTTACTGAAGATAATTGTGTTTTTAAGTATTTAACAAAAGATAAGACACATATATTACACAACCCTTAATGGAAAATAATGACTAAAATATCTGTTTTAGTGGAAAATAATCACCTTAATTGGTGATTTTTTGTTTTATAATGGAAAATCAAATATTTATTGATATGAAATTTATTATAACTGAAAATAAAATTAATGACTTAGTCGTTAAACATCTTAACAATATGTTTGATGTTAATAATATTGGTTGGACACCTGGTTCTGACGATATGGGTAATGAGGTTGATTACGCTGTGGAATTCTATGAAGGTGATTATGAAGAAGGGTGGGGCGAGAATACTTTATTTAGATGGTATGATAAAGAATATTGGATTGAAGATGAGAGTGCTTTGCCACCAACAGGACATGAGTATGACCGCCATCAATTAAAAAAAAATATTAAAGATTCCCCAATACTTGAATTTGAGAATACTCATTTATCAAATCAATTAGATAGTATTTTTGGTGACAGATGGGAAGAACCGTTCAAAAAATGGTTTGAAGATAATTTTCACATTCGTGTAAAAACAATTTTAAAATAATCGGAATTTTTATAAAATTTAAGATATTTATTTTTTACTAGAGCAATATTAACTAGTTATTATTTTTAAAATATTATTTATTATCAATAGAATTAATAAATTATCAAGACCCAAATTCCCTCTGAATCAGAGGGTTTTTTATTTTTACGAGTATTTATAATTATGAAAATTAGAATCAACGAAAAACAATATATTAAATTGACCGAAGCCGTAGGTGTTCCAACTAACATCGTTGAAATTGCTCAACAACTATACGACAAAATTATATCCGGAATTAACCCTAATGATGACATAAATTCTTTTCTAACAAAGACAATTACTTTAAAAGGTGATTTCCAAATTAATGATTATAAATTTAAGACAATAAAGGTGTCTTTTAATGTTGATGATATAAACGACTATCGTAGTGCAGACGGTGAATTACCTAAAATTTCATTAATAGGTATGACTCATCACGGGAAGGTTAAAATGAATGCCAAGTTTAATTTTGAATCAAACCAAAATATGAACAAGGTTATATTATCAATTAGTTTTGTAATTGACAATGATGTGACAACTCAAGAAGTGATTGATGAGTTCAAAAAAGAACGAACTATTATGGTTTCAAGTTTAGCTCACGAACTAAAACACGCTTATGATGAATCCGTTAACTCAATAGTCAAAACACATAAAAGAGTTAATTATAATATTGGTTCACAAAGAAAATTTGGAAACATACCACCATTGAATCAATTATTGGGTTATATGTATTTTGCTCACACCACAGAAAATTTGGTTAGAGCAACTGAAATTTTCGCGGCATTAAAAGAGAGTGGTATAACAAAAGAGGAGTTTTATAAATTCATAACAAATCATAAAGTTTATGAGAATTATAGAGAAGGGGCTAACTTAAGTTATGAAAAATTAAGAGAAGATTTAAAAGTAATTATTCCTCAAATAAAAGAAACATTTGATGATAACAATATAGATTATCCAAAGGACGCAACCGATGAAGAAATGGTTGACATTACATTACAAAAATTTTTCAAAACGTTATTAAATTGGAAGGCTGGTGGAATGAGGGACTTTTTATCGGACAACTTTTTTGAATCAATGATGGGATTCAGTGGTGATAAACAAAAATATTTTGATAAATATTTAGGTAAGATAACAAGGTTTGGTAAAGATTATGAACGATTCTTCAAATATGAAATTAATCAAACGAGAAACATTTGTCTTAAGATGACAAAGAAATTAAGTAAGTTATATTACCTATTAAAAGATAAAAACCCCCAACAATAGTTGAGGGTTTCTTTTTATTATTTAATTCGGTAAAAACGTAAAATTTCTTTTCTTGAAAAAAATGACTTATCAAAAATCTCGGGTGAAGACCAATCATATTTTTTGTAATATGTCTTAACATATTGTTTTACGGTTTCAATCTCTTCCTGATTCAAATTCTTTTTTGTTTCAACAATTAAATGACCTTCTTTATCGTAGAAAATCTTTTGTCCGTATTCCATTGGTTCCGGAAGTTTATCTACCTGAGTTGATTGTGAATAAATTTGAGCAGATAACAATAATGTAAGTATTATAAGTATTTTTTTCATAAAATTATTAAATTGAGATTGAATCTATTGTTTTGAAATTACCGTTTTTGTAATTATCTTTAGGTGTTGGTTCTCCTACTTGCAGTTCTCCCTCAAAATAGTTTTGATAAGACCCCCAATATTCTTCCATTGACCCGTGTTGTAATTCATACAATGCGTCTTGTGTTTCTTCGTCAAACAATGGTTCTCCTTCTCCGTCAATCCATCCGTCTAAATTATCGTAGACGTATTGTAAAAATTCTTCTTCAGTTTCTCCCTTGAATTCAGGGAATTTTTCGCTATCTAACTCCACCGGAGCGTTGGCGTTGTGGGAGGTGTAATACTCCGTTTTTCTAAAATGTGATTTCATATTTGTTTTTTATAATGGTTTAATCTTCCTCAATACTTCTTTCGTCCATAACTTCACGATAACCTTCATATAGAGAATCACGAAGTTCGTATAATCCATCGTACATCTCTTCCAAATAATCATCGTCCTCAAAGATTCTATCGTGTTCCACTTCTTCGTAATCTTCAATATCATCGTAGTCCACCGCGTATACAAATGCTCCTATTGGGTCGTATGACTCGTCTTCATAAGTTCCGTATACCACAACATCACCACCTATGTACTCAACAATCTTTTGAAGATATTCCGTTGGAACTGTCCAAGCAGTTTCTATAACTAAATCAACCTCTGACGAATATTCATCCACATCACATTCAATGGTGAACCATTTAGAACCAACATTCTCTTCCATCCATCCTCTATCCATAAAATTATCAGGTTCACTAAATTCAGTTCCGTATAATTTATTGACGTGATTTATAATATCTACATATGAAGTATTATCACTATCTTTTTCAAGAAGACCATTTAATTTGTTAAAAGTTTCTTCGTTAAGGTTTCCAACCTTAACATAAGTTGTCATCGTGTTTGCCATCGTATTATCGTTTTAAGATTTCTTTAGTGTAGAACTCATCAAACCCAACCATCATTTCTGTCATAGATTTGTTTGTCTCTAATCCAACGATGTTGTCAATTAAACCAAATGATTTTGCCTCATCCGAGTTGAACCATTTGTCATTTCTTGATGACTCATACATCTCATCAAATGTTTTCCCGCAGTTCTCTGCCAAGATTTTGAATAACATATAGTTATATTTCTCTGCCTCGAATTGGTTAATACGAGTGTCCTGAACATTTCCTTGTGTTCCGTGAGACACCATATGTGTCATAATCTTTGAGAAGATTAATGAACTTCTTTTTCCTTTTGTTCCTGAAGATACTAACACAGAACCCATAGACGCACACATTCCAACATTTAATGTTGCAACATCCGGTTTGATGTAGTTCATAGTATCTCGGATTCCAAGACCTGACAATACGGAACCTCCCGGTGTGTCAAGATACATACTGATATCCTTTTTATCGGTCGTTTCCAAGAAGATAAGTTGTGCTTGGATAATAGATGCCATCTGACTCTCAACCGGTCCTGAAACCCAAATAATTCGGTCCATCATAAGTCGAGAAAAGATATCAAGTTGAGTTGCTCTCATCTCTCTTTCTTCCAAGATATATGGGGTAACACTCTCAATATGTTTTTGGTAGTAATCTAAGTTAAGACTTGAAACCCCTCTTTCGCTCATTGCGAACTTTTGAAACTCTCTTCCGTAATTCATTATGCTTTTTGTTTTTTTGGAACTAATGTTAATGCTTTGGCAACGGCAGCATCTTTAGATTTTAATCCTTTCTCAACAAGTTTTCCATTTTTATAGATTCGGAAATCAAAACCCATTGAATACCCGTGTTTTTTTGTTGTGTCCGGTCTTGACGTTGCTAATACATAAATGTCGTAAAGATTCGCTTTAACAACATACTTTCCTTTTGAACTTGGTTTTCCCATTTTTAAGTGTTTTAGATTATTATTATTTGACAAAGATATATAAAAAATCTCATTACAACAACTTTTTATTAAAAATATTTTTATTATACTTGTGGTATGATACATTATATGTCCGTTATTTTTTGGATAACAATTTTTAGATTGATTATTTACGGATTCTCAAATCCTAAACCTTCCTTTAAACAGGAGATGGAAAACTATGTTTACAATATTATTGTTGCCTGTTTTCTGTATTATATTTTTACTTAATGAAACGGGAGATATTTGAAAAAGTATTAAAGTGTTTTTGTTCTAAAGCAAAAATTAAAGAATATAATACTTGGGAAAGAAGTAGGTTGGATGAAAACAATAAATGGGTTAAGGATTCTCCCGCTTTATTTGTTGTGATAACTTTTGAAAAAACAGACACTGATTTAAAGTGTAACAACCTTTCTGAACAATTATCAGGTTTATTAAGTCATGAAATTATGATTGAACATAGTTCAAATTTAAATTATTTAGAATAAAAAATGGAGAAGAAACCGGATTTAGTTGTTTGGAGTGAGAAAGATGGTTATGACTCAAAATTAAAGTCATACCCCACAAGTGCGGGTAGTCAAGGATTTGACTTACCTAATGTTCCGTTGTTTAGGGAACAGTCATCAAAAAAGATGATGGATGTCTTTAATAGAGAGCATCAAGAGATAAAAGAAAGAATAGAAAAGATGTATGACGAATACAACACATCAATAATGGTGTGGGAATCTAAAATTTCTTTTGAACCAATAGTTGGAAAGTCATATTTTTTATATAACTTTGCTGGAGAATTAACATTATCACTTATCGCACCCAACGAATGGACACGAGGAAAAGATTTTGTTGGTGAGTATTTATTAAATTCTGATAACAAATGGATAACAAAAAATCTTGCAAAGAATGTCCCTGGATAGTTAGAAATCATTTTAATGATATGATTGTCGGACATTCAATGAAACACGACAAGTCCCACAATTGTCATATGATACCTCCGGAGAAAAGAGGTGGTCTGTGGGAAACAAAAGAAGAAACTAAATGTATTGGTAGAAAACAATTTGAAAAACAACAAGAATATGAAAGCAACATTATCGTATAATTTAAACGACCCGGATGACAGAATGGCTCATATGAGAGCAGTTAAATCTTTGGATATGGCGTCAGCATTATTTGAAATAACCCAAAATTTAAGAAAAAAGGTAATAAGAAGATTTGAAGATGATACAACAGAGTATGACTCTTTCGATGTGATTCAAGAAGTGTTTGATAGAATTTACGAAGTATTAACAGACCATAGTATAGATGTGGACGAATTAATTAATTAAGACATGAAAAAGTTAATATTATTATTGTGTTTAATTTTATCGTCGTGTTATGTTCAAGAATTACCAAATGGTCCAAACGAACATAGTGGGGATATTATTATTGTTCCACCACCAAACGGTACTGGAACAACAAATCAAAGTTTAGTTGGTCAAACGTGGGTTGTTACAAATTATAGAATTGGACAGATGGGACAAATACTCCCAAAAAACGATACAATTCGTTTTCTGACACCAACAACATATAAGTACAATAACTATCAAACCACCTATAGTTTATATCTTACAGGGTCAGGTTATAATTTAACATTAAACTATACGCCTTGGGGTAATTTAAGTGGAAATATAAACGATTACAATATAACGTCAGGTCAAATTGTCGGAACAAGATTTGTGGACATCTCAGTCGGGTCTTCAAATACTACGGAATATTACTTGTGGATGAATAAAATATAAGAAATGGGAAAGAAAATTAAAAGAGGAATAACGGCAAGTACTTTTGACTTACTTCATGCAGGTCACATCTTAATGTTGAAAGAAGCAAAATCGGTTTGTAATTATTTAATTGTTGCGTTACAGGTTAACCCAACAATAGATAGACCGACTAAAAATCAACCAATCCAATCGTTTTATGAAAGATGGGTTCAATTATCGGCGGTTAAATATGTGGATGAGATTATTCCATACACAACTGAATATGAGTTGGATACTATATTACAGAACTATGAAATTGACATTAGAATTTTAGGTGATGAGTATAAAGGTAGAGATTTTACCGGAAGTTATTTAGATATGGAATATCATTACAATAAAAGAACACACGGATATAGTTCAACAGAATTGAGAGAAAGGGTTTCAAATAATGGATAACACAATTTACGAATACATAAAGGACGGAATTACAATCAAAGGTAATCCAACGGAAGGTTACACTGTTTTCACAATACCGACCCAACATTTCAAAATGGATTCATTACATCAATTAACTCCGGAAACTTTTGAGAGAGAAATTCAAAAACAAAAAGTACACGATGAGTTAACGTCGGAAATTTTCAAAGAAGTTCAAAAAGAAATTAACCAAGAGATTCTAAATCAATTACGAGGTGGTGAACCGAATCCTGATATCATTCCGATGAATACGATTGATAGGTTATTTCATAAATTTTTGGATGCACCTGACCCGGATGCTGACCCGGACGTAATATGGGGTAAAAACCAATTCGTTCATATGTTATTAACTGATGATGAGTTCTACCAAAAGTGGGGTGAGAATTGTTGTGAGGAATTATCATATATTAGACGATATGATTTATGGTTAGCAAAAAACTATGAAACCGGAATGGAGTATACTCCAAATAATCCCCCTGATTTTGATGACCCATATTGGGAACCAACACCAAAAAGAAAATTATGTATATTATAGTTTGGTGAAATAGTCACCGGGAACCATTTATTGATGTGGATTTTCGTCAATTTATGGAATCGTATTATAGTTACGAGGAGGCTAAGGCTGCTGCCGAAGAAATTGTTAAAAACGAAAATGAGGGGGAACAAAGTCCCTGGTATTTTGATTATAAAATTTATAAAGAGAGTAATGACTAAATTAGAAAAACTTTGTATCAAGTGGTTGAATGCGAATTTTAACCCTATGGAACCATTCATTATGAAAGAATACCCTGATTATATCTTTCATATGAAAGATGGGAGATGTATCTTGCAACACAATAAAAAAAATGGGTATGTTTATGTGAGTTATAGAGAAATATGGAAGTTTTTTGAATCCTATTTTAGTATGTCTAACCAACAAATTAAGGACATCACAAAGATATGGGTGGAGGAACACTACAAAGTGGGGGTAACATCAACGTTGGTTGAGAACAACTATCTTACCCCAAGGGTGGAGGAACACTACAAAGTGGGGGTAACATCAACTATTGCCAAGGCGGACCACAATCTCCATTGGGTGGAGGAACACTACAAAGTGGGGGTAACATCAACAGAATTACTTATTAAAGAAGCTTCTTTGGAGGTGGAGGAACACTACAAAGTGGGGGTAATATCAACTTCAGGCAGTATGTATGGTTATATCAATGGGGTGGAGGAACATTACAAAGTGGGGGTAACAACAACCATTGAATCCAGGAAATGTTGGAACCACACGGTGGAGGAACACTACAAAGTGGGGGTAACATCAACACTATTTTTTAAATATGATTTACCATTTAAGGTGGAGGAACACTACAAAATGGGTGTAACATCAATACAGGAGTTTGGTTGGCGTATACAAGAACAGGTGGAGGAACACTATGATTTACACACAAATGGATAAAAAATTAGAAAGTAATTGGAAATCTTATTCTAAAACCTTATCTTTGTCCAAAGAAATATATTTGGATGTTTTTGGTGAGCCAAAGACCCACGCAGAATGGGCGGATAGTTTTAATAAAATAGGAAAAATAAACAGATTAATAATAAAACACACAAATGGCGAAATACGAGAATAAAAACAGAAAACCCCATTTAGGGTTACTAAATTTTGAAGGGGATACATTCAGAGCATACAAAATTGGTGTCTCTGATTACGTAATTGTGGATGACCAACACGAGATAATTGAGATGACCAATACAAAAGGTATCATCTACATTATGAATGGTGGTAAATCTTTAACAACAAGTTATGGTAGAACATACACCATTCCAAATGAACACGAGAACGCAAGACCAAAACCGGATAAATTATTAAGTTTCTTGGGATTAACTTCTTTAGAAATTGATGAGGAAGATGATTTGGAACTTTGGGAATCCGTTCAATATAGAATGGATGAAGAAGGTTTTGATTATTGTTTTGAGAATTATTCCAATTGGGATGAAATCAAAGATGAGGAGTTCCACCGGTTGAGATTGGGGTTCTTACAATCTATGGAAGACCTTAGAAATTATATTGATAAAAAAGTTGAAGAAGGTAGAGAAAAAGAATTGGATGGAGAATAATATAGACCCCAATATGGTTGAGACCATAGACCAAGTGTATGAATGTTATGAAGTAGAACATTCTATGGCGACTAATCGGTGGATTCATCCGATGTTTCAAAACGGAACGTATAGTAAGGACAATTCCTGTCAACCACCTAATCCGGGTGAACTTCTAACAAAAGAAGAATTCTATAATGAGATGAACACAAATAGTGAATTGTATAAAGAGTGGGGTAATGCCATCACAGCTCTTTATTTTTACATATCAAAACAAAATAAAAAAGATGAATAATGAGTGGATTATATGACTTAATAGATTTGGGAATTGCTCGGGGATTGGGTGTCTCAGTAGAAACTTACATTGATATAATTGAAAAATGTACCGAAGAAGAAGCGGAATTTATTATTAACACTATTTTTGATGAAGATGTTGAAAATTTAGGTAAAGCAAAAGAAATGTTTAACAAGTATTTGGATGAATAACTCGGAAGTGATTGACGACGAATTGTGGGACCATTACAGCGGATTACCAAATCCAATGTGGTATCAACATATTACAGAAATAGACGATGAAGAAGAAGATACAAGTGATGGCGATGATACTGAAGTTACTACTGAATAAAATAAAACGAAAAAGAAAAAGTATATGGGACTTATAGATAATCTTTATGCTGTGTATGAAAAATCACCAGCCCACGGGAGTAAAGAACATAATGTAATCTTGGCTCCTTTCAAAACTAAAGAAGAGGCAGAACAAAGCAGAATTAAATATGGTTATAACACCGATAATTATTACGTAGATATTTTGAAATATGAATAAATTAGACAAAACATACACAGACTTACTCCAAGATATCTTGGATAACGGGATAGAAAAGAAAGACAGAACCGGGACGGGGACAATATCAGTATTTGGAAGACAAATCAGACATAAAATGTCAGAAGGATTCCCATTACTTACAACCAAAAAGATGCCGTGGAAATCAATCGTCACAGAACTTCTTTGGTTCCTTCGAGGTGATACCAACATTAAGTATTTGGTTGATAATAATTGTCATATTTGGAATGGTGATGCTTATAAGAATTATTTATTTAATTCAGATTGGTTTCCAATTTCAAGTGTTAATGGTGGATTTATCGGAACTAAAACTGGTTCTGATGAAATTATGACACAAACAATTTTCATTAACAAAATCAAAACAGATGATGAGTTTGCTAATAAGTGGGGTGAGTTAGGTCCAATTTATGGTAAGCAATGGAGAAATTGGGGTGGTAAAGATATTCTAGTGCCGCATACAATTGAAAACTTTATAAGTAGTTACACAGTAAATGAAATATTTCGATTAAAAAATGGAATAGACCAAATCCAAAACCTAATCAACGACCTTAAAACAAACCCAGACTCAAGACGATTAATGGTTAATGCTTGGAATGTTGGAGAATTAGACCAAATGGTTCTTCCACCTTGTCATTATGGATTTCAAGTTTATACAAGAGAATTAAGTTACGACCAAAGATTTGAAATTTTCATTTTAAAAAATGAAAGAAAATTTGATTGGACTCCTGATAAAAGAATAACATCTGATGTTTTAGATGAATTAAACATACCAACCAGAGCAATCTCTTTAATGTGGAATCAACGTTCAGTAGATACATTCTTAGGTTTACCATTCAACATTGCTTCATATGGATTGTTATTGGTGATAATTGCAAAAGAAGTTAATATGGTTCCTGACCAGTTGATTGGAAATTTAGGGGATGTCCATTTATATTCAAATCATATTGATGCAGCTAAAGAACAAATTGGAAGAAAATATACTCACGAAGAAAGAACAGAATTGTTAAAACAAGCGATGGGTGAAGAAAATTATAATAAAGCGGTTGATGAATTAATGCCGTTTGGCGGTGGATTAAGCGAATATTATGATTCGTATAAAATTCCTTATACAACAAGAGAACCTTATGAGTTACCAAATATAACAATTAACCCCAATAACAAAATGAGAATTGGTGGTGGGATATTTACATATGATATAGGAGATTTTACGTTAGAGAACTATCAATCACATCCAACAATTAAAGCACCTTTAAGTAATTAAAAATGTTAATACATATTCAGATACGGGAATTGGAAAAAGAGTTTATAAATCCGGTTAAAAATGGGTTTGTGTCTCATCCGGCGATTGATTACCAAACAAATGCCATCCACGCACAATACGAAGGAAAAGATGTGATAATCTTTAACTTCAAAAAGTATGGATGGTTAAACGATAACAGATTTAACACCTACAACCTATCATTAGGTCCAGCAGGTATAACAATTGAAATATTATTATGATAGTTAACGAAAAGGTAGATGATAAAGGTAGAGTTGTTGAAAAGAAAATAACAGGTCCTTACTATAATTCCATTTGGAGTTTTATATATGACGATAAAAATCAAACCGTAACCCAAAAAAGAAGTGACTCACCTTTTTATAAAATTATTACGGATTTAATAAGTAAAACAAGTAAAATCGTTTGGAACGATGGTAAAGAAGAACAAATAATATGAAAACAGAAAAAGAAATTAGAGAAAAATACGAAGAAATGTTGAAACATACTGAAGATTTAGATGATATGGTTAAAAATCCAAGTAAATATGACAAGATTAATGTTGAAAACATTCAAACGCATATTAGAATAAGAGAAGAACAACATCAAATGAATGCGTTAATCAATTGGGTTTTAAATTAAGTTATGAAAATAAATAATAAATACAACATAGGAGACACTGTTTATGTTAGAACAGATGTAAATCAAATACCAAACATAGTAATTGCTATCACAATTTATAGTGATGATTACCACACATATAAAATAAATTCAATGGACAATTGTAGTGACTATCGTGACTATGAAATTTCAAGTGAAAAAAATTTAGTATTAAAAATTGAAAATTATTAAAAAACAAACAAATTATGGAAAACAAAAAATGGTCAAGGGAAGACGCGGAACAGAATAAGAATGAATTAATTGGGGAATTAAAAGAATTACCCATATCCGAAGATAATTTAGATTGGGTCACAAAAGAGCTTAATCAACTTATTGATGAGGAAGAAGTAAAACAAAAAACATAGAGTATTATGAAAAGTCCATTATCCGGAAAGGAAATGAAGTTAATGTCGGAACCATCCACATTAACATACAGAGAAAAAGAATATGATGTAACACATCACTTTTATTTATGTGAGTTAACAAACGAAACATTCACAACAACAGAATTGGATGAACAAAATTTAAGCGAATTATATAAACAAGTAGAAAATGAACGAAGCAACAGAATTTGAAATAATGAGGTCACTCCATACATTATGGATGAAAGGTTTGATAACTTGGGACCAAGTTGAAGAATTATTAATAGCAAGTATTCAATTAGAACTAACATTCTTAAATAAGGATAAATTTACAGCGGAAACATTAGATGGAAGAGCAAAATATAGAATCGGAGAATAATTACTTTAAAAAGAATAAAGTAAAAATTAAAAAAATTGTTAAGGAGTATGAGTCCGCCTCAAACAAAGAAGTTTGGGAAGGTGTAAGAGACAATTTTACTTTTGGATTCTTAGGTGCCACCTTAGTGGTTTTTATTGCAACACGAACAGATATTGCTGTTTTGGTGGGGTATATTGTATATTACTTCTATATGGGTAAAATTGTGAACCGTCCAAAATACGTAACTGACTTGGGTAAATTAATTGTGTTCCCGATACCTTCCGCTTTAGGGGCGTTCACAGGATACAAACTATGTTATGTTTTACTACAATTTATTAAATAAAAAAACCGACTGATGTCGGTTTTCTTGTTTAAACGATTTCAGTTCTATTAATTGGTTTTGGTTTTGGTGTATTACCAGCGATATATCCTTGAGTTACTGTACGTAATAAATCCTTAGTACCCCAAGGCGAATTTACAACAGCATCTGTTAATTTGGATAGTCCCACATCATTTTTAAACCCGTCTATAATACTTTGGTACCTACCATTTTTTAATGTTTTACAAGTTGCTTGTATTCCATCTTCAGGTGTTTTATAGTTTTTAACACCAGCAGAACTATTTTTAAGAATTGTTGCATTTGCCCATTTTTGAGTGGTATTAAAGGGGTTGTTTGATGACCCACCTCCTTCGGCTTGTCTCCAAGCATACATAAATAACATATTATTTTTTGTTGGTTTAGCCCCGATACATTCTAAAATACCCTTATAAATGTCATCATCAGATGTTATATTACTTGTAACAATATTGGTGTTTGGTTTAGACTCAGTTCCCTTACCCATATTATTTAATAAATTTTTAACATAGTTAATAATTTCCTCAAACCCAATTTGTTCATTAATATTGTGTAAAGATTTTATTTCATCTTTTTCTTCTTCAGTTATTATTAATTTTTTTGACATGTTTAATCTTTTATATATAAATACTTAGCAATTGTGATATATTTATAAAATATGAAAATTACAATTAAACATATTAATTCTGATATACCTAAAGATAATTTTAAATTTTTTAATAATTTCATTAGTTACTTGCAAACAGAATGCCCCTTGAAAAGAGACTTAACCATTATTTTTGTAGGTAAGAGAGACACAAATATGACTACAGGTCTTAGAAATGACAATAGTGAAATATTCGTCTTATCTAAAGGGAGAATGAATCGCGATATTTTAAGAACATTAACTCATGAGTGGATTCATGAATATCAACGAACAATTCTCAATAGAGATAGAGGTGGTGATATTGGTGGTAAAAATGAAGATGAGGCTAACGCAAAGTCCGGTTCAATAATTAAAAAATACGAAAAATCGCACCCGAAAGATGCTGATAAAATGTATGATTAAATAACAAAAAATTGTTAATATCTCATTAAGAGATACTAACAATTTCTAAATCAAAAATTAATTTTTTACCTGCTAATGGGTGATTAGCATCTAATGTAACAGTTTCTTCAGTTACAGATACCACCTTTACATTAACTGGTCCTTGTGGTCCCATACCTTGTAACATTTCTCCAGATTGTACTCCTTCAGGAACATTAGCTTTAGGTACTTCATTAATCATTTCAGGTCTTGGGTCACCATAAGCGTCCGCAGATTCAATCTCAACTGTTTTTTTCTCACCTTCACTCATGTCAATTAACCCAGCTTCAAATCCCGGAATTAATTGTCCCTGACCTAAAGTTACTTCAATCGGCTCACGACCTTCAGCTAATGACGTATCAAAAATAGACCCATCTTCTAATTTCCCTGTGTAGTGTACTTTTACTGTATCACCTGTTTGAATTTTTTTCATATTTTAAGTATTTTTAGAAAATATAAGTTTAAATTAAATAATAATCAAATGTAATTGACAAAAAAAATAAAAAAGACTATAATTATGGGTATAAATAACCCCTTAAACCCTTTATAATATCATGTCAAACGAAGAACACGTTGAGGAAATGTACTATTTCGCTCATATTTCAGGAGTATTCAAAGAATTCTCTAATGAAGTAACTAAAATTAGAAATAACGACTCAAAAAGAAATTTTTCTGAGGTCGTCCAAGACGTGTTTGATGAATTTGTGATAGAAGGGTTAATTCAATCTGACGTACACTTATTTATTTAAGGTCTATTGAATGGGTTAAGGTAATATTTTCCTGACAACCCATCCATCCCCAACTTTCCATCACTAGACATTCTAACCCTACAGGATATGTTTCAATACATATCTCAGGGTCGGTAGTTAATAACTTGCAATCAATGGTTAATGATTTATTATTTGTGGAATATTTGATATAATTAACAACAATAATACTATCAACCCCAAAAAGTAGGTCAATCTCTTTTTTCAAGAGTTTATTTAAGAAAAATTCAAACGCTTTCTTCATATGTGATAAATATAGTTTAATATTTGACATTTATCAAGAAACGCCTTATCATTAAGAAAAAAACTATGTATCTAAATGTAATTTTAACGATTTTCGTGATTCTGCAACTAACCATGATTATTTTGGGGTATAAATTTTGGAAAAAATATGGTAAACAACTGTTTAACACATATATGGAAATGAAAAAATCAATTCCAACTCAAATGTTTAACATTAATCCTACAGAGATAATGAATGGGTTGCCTGATATGAATAAAATGATGTCAGAGTTTCAAAATTTAAGTAAAATTATGAGAACTAAAAAATAATGGACGTATATAATATCTATCAGGAATTTGATTGGGTTAATAAAGTATTATTTTCCTCTAAAACAAAGGACCACATAGAAGGTTCTCTTAACTTATTTAATAATTTTATGAATAAATGGAGTTTTGAGATGAGTAAGGATTTAAAAATCACATTATTAAAGGATTTTAATAACAATTATAGTGAACATAGTGAAGATATTCAAAAAAATGGTGTTATATAGTGATTTATACGTATTTTTTTTAATTTACGTATATTTATAAGTTCTATCACTCACATCTGAGTGCCTACATATCTTACCCAAAAAAAAAAGGAGTTAGTTTTACTAATTCCTTTTTTTATTTTAAATAATTACTTATCTTTGTAGAAAATATTAAAAATGGAACCAGAAAAAGACATATTTGACCAATGGTCGGAAGAAAGAGAAAAAGAATCGTGGATTATGAGAAAATTACGATTTATACCGTTATGGTGGTATCACGATGGTCAATATTACCACAAATATATTAAAATGGGTGTAAAAAACTTAATTTATTGGTTCCCAATCATATGGAAAGACCGAAACTGGGACAGTCATTACATCTTTGATATAATGAAACATAAGTTATCAGGACAAGCTGACTATATTGGTCGTAGGGACATACATACTCGAGCTCAAGAAGATGCAAAAAGAATGAGATTGTGTGTAAAATTGATGGGGTTAGTTCAAGATGAGTTTTATTCAGGTGAATACACTGACTATCATAATACAAAACATTGGTTTGAACCCGTGCCGGGAAAAGAAGGTTATAGTTCTTGGGAATCACGATTATTGGAAGAGAATTTTGACGATTACTTCAAGAAATATCCACTAATCTACAAAAGGGTTTTAAATGGTGAAGGTATTTTTTCATTAGAAGACCACAATAACGTCAGTACCGATAAAAAACAAAGAATCGCTATGAATATCGGACATATCAACCACGACAGAGCAAGAAAATTGTTATTCAAAATAATGGAAAAAAACATCGAGAGATGGTGGGATTAATATGAGCACATTTGAAGAAGTTTGGAATAAAGTTGCAGAAGAACTCAGAGGTAATTTAACTGTTGATGAATATAAAGAGTTAATCACACTTGAATATGTTTTAACTTGGAATTATGATAAACCGGGTGATGAAGAACGACATAAAGAATTAAGTAATAAAAAAAATAAGTTATGTTAGAAGTATATGGATTAATGGCGTTTGTTGTTATTGGAGTATCCGCCCTTTGGGTTAAAGGTATTACCGATATGCACGAAAAACATCCCGATTATAAAGGTGATGATTTATTTGGAGATGGATTTGATTTTGACGATAAAAAAGAAGAAGAAGAATGAAAAATTATGTAGTAGGAATTTTAAGTTTGTTTGATAACGACTTACAATTATTTAAAGTTGAGGCTGAAGACAAATATGAGGCGTTAAAAAAAGGGATGGTTGAATCTAGCCCCGAAGAAGATAGACATTACGAAATTGAGTTTCAAAATAGTGATGTGTGTCCCCCAAATTTTGAATCATTAACCGGATATTACAGTGTCGGAGATATAATGACAAATGTTATAGAAATTTAGATTATGGAAGAAGAAAAATACATTATTGAAACTTTAGCAAATATTGGGGTAGAAAAAGAAAAGACACTTGAAATAATGCACGAATTATTATTTAATTCAAATACGTACGCCGGTAATCAAGATGAGATTAACACTATGTTAAAAAAAAAATTGGGAATTGATTTATACCTAACATTAACAGAGTATAAAAATTTAAACAAATGATATAGAAATTTAGAAATTATGAAAATAACATTAATAAGTGACACACACAACAAACACAAACAAATAACTGCCGACTTACCTGGTGGTGACTTACTAGTCCATAGTGGTGATATATCATCTATGGGTTACGAACACGAAATCAGAGAGTTCTGTAAATGGTTTAACGACATTAAAGGTTATACTCACAAGGTATTCGTAGCCGGAAATCACGATTGGGGTTTTCAAGATAATGTTGATAAGGTAAAAGAAATATTAGATTTCTACACCGGTATCACATATCTTCAAGATAGTGAATTCAAAATCCAAATTGGTGACGAAAGAGAAGTAAAAATCTACGGTAGTCCTTGGCAACCTGAATTTCACGGATGGGCGTTTAACTTACCTAAAAATGGTATGGGATTGGCGGGTAAATGGGAAGGAATCCCTGATGATACTGACATCTTACTTACTCACTGTCCGGCATTTGGAATATTAGACACCGTTGATGGTAGAAGATACGATAATTTGGGTTGTGAGTTATTGACTGAAAGATTAGAGAGATTGAATGTTAAACTTCATAATGTTGGTCACATCCACACCGGATATGGTTACGTTAGAAAAGGAGACACACACCACTTTAACACTGCGGTTTTAGATGAGAGATACATATATACTCAAAAACCATTAACCGTTGATTGGAATCCGGATACAAACGAAGTAGAGTTTGTGTAATAAAAAACCCCCTTAATTGGGGGTTTGTTTTTTAGAAATTTCCGTTGTCTACGTTTTCGTAACCTTCAATCGCAACACCTAATTTACTAGCTATGATAGTTAATAAAACTTCGTCGTTAGTTCCCCATGAAGATAATTCTTCTGAGGTTAATGTTAGGTTACTTTGATTTTGAGCTCGAAATGATGTAGGAACACCGTCAACTTTAGTAATAGCACCAAATTCAATTGAGAAATTTGTTTGAGTAGCTCCTGCTACATACGGTCTTGCAATTGCGGTCATATAATCTAAAGATATAGTTACCGAACTAAATGGTGTAATTTCTGAAATTTTTTCTGCTGATGGATTAATTTTTGCTAATAACATAATTTTTGTTTTTGTTTATAAATATAGTCTAATTCATTAATTGTTGAACTCGACTCATAATTTTATGCTGTTCAACCTGAAGTTTTTGAATTCTTTCTTTTTGTGGTTGATTTAAATCAATACTCTCACCTTTAATTGAGGAGATTTCATTAGCTAATCTATCATAATTATATGTTAGTTGGCTATACAATTGGGCTTTTTGTTCATCGTTCATACTATAAATATATTCTCAAATATTAAAATGTAAAGCTTATTGATTTTTTATCTTAATATAGTATATTTATTACCAATGAAGAGATATGAATTATACATGCCGAACAACTATATTACTTAAATGTAAGTCCCTATTTTATTTTAGGGACTTTTTTTTGCCCATACGTAAACAATAAAAATTAAATATTAAAACAATGAAAAACACAAAAACTTACCACGAACTGGTACAAAAATTAAGAACATTCTTCGTTAGTAAGAATTTTATTGAGGTCCCAACTCAATCAAGATTATCTATTTTAGCTGCTTGTGAAAACCCACATTCAGTAAAAACCTTTGAATATGGGGGTGAAATTTGGCCATTACCACAAACAGGACAAATGTGGTTAGAATTGGAATTATTGAAGAATCCTGAGTGGGATGGAGTGTTCTGTATTTCAACATCATATAGAGAAGAGAAAAATCCAATTCCGGGTCGTCACGAGTTAATCTTTCCAATGTTTGAATTTGAATCAAAGGGTGGTATGCTTCATTTACTTGTATTAGAACGTGAATTATTACAATATTTAGGTTTCTCAGAACCAGTTCCCGTAGATTACGAACAAGTTTGTAAAGAATATGGAGATGTTTCTATTTTAGAAGATGAACACGAATCAAGAATGTGGAAAGAAAAAAGTGAGGTTATATCATTACAAAACTTTCCAATTAGAACAAACCCATTTTGGAATATGAAACACGATTCAGACAACATCTTCAATAAGGTTGACGTAATCCTTTTTGGTCAAGAAACTATTGGTTCTGCTGAGAGAAGTTGTGATGTTGTTAAAATGAGAGAGATGTTCTACTCAATCGAAGGTGGTGGGTATTCTTCCAAGTTATTTGAGTTATTTGGAAAAGATAGAGTGGAAAAAGAATTGGAAGAATTCTTATCTTTGGACTTCTTTCCAAGATTTGGTGCTGGTATTGGTTTAACAAGATTGGCAAGAGCTTGGGATTTATTAAATAAGTAGTATTTATTAATATGAAGAAATTTTTATTGTTTTTTATTATTTGGATGGGTAGTAATTTAGCGGTACCTTTTTGGGTTATTGGTCATGTTCATCTAACGATGAATGTTTATGAAGATTTATATGAAATTATTGCGTCATTTGGTATGAATCTATTAGTTTTAATGGCGTTTTGGTTTGAATGGAAAAAACATAAAAAAGAAGATGAATAATTTTGAAATATTGTAAATATTGTTTAATTTTGTCCTATGAGTATAATAGTAAAAGATTTAGGTAAAAAGTGGGAACAAGTTTACGATGACCCAGATGAGATAATTATTTGGAGATATGACACATCAAAAAATAAGTTTGGTCCTTATGAGGTTGAAATTAAGTATAAAAAACCAATTGTTAAAAATAAAAAGGTTACAAGAAAGGTTACTCTAAAAAAGTAACCTTTTTTTTATGCACCAAAAACTAATAAACCCACAACACCAAAAACTAATAAACCCACAAATACGTAAAATTTGTTGAGTAGGTATTTATTGACATATAAACAATTGTAAAATTAGAGATTATGTTATTGAAAGTTGGGTCAAAAGGGGAAGATGTGAAAAAACTACAAACAAAATTAGGTACTGTGGTTGATGGTGATTTTGGTGTTGGTACCGAAAAATTAGTTAAAGAATGGCAAACTAAAAATGGATTAACGTCAGATGGGGTTATTGGTGATGAGACATGGGAAAAAATGTTTTTGGGTGAAGTTATTAAAGGAATCTTTAAATTAGAAAATTTAAAAGGTCATGTCCCTGATTCAGTAATTGCTCAGATTCCGGATACGGCAAAAAAATTCAATATTACAACACCATTAAGATTGGCTCACTTCTTATCCCAATGTGGTCACGAATCAGGAGGATTTAAATTGGTTTCCGAAAATGTTAACTATTCTGCGGATGGTCTTAAAAAGATATTCCCAAAATACTTTCCTGGTAACTTATCAGAATCTTACGCAAGAAACCCTGAAAAAATTGCGTCAAAAGTATATGGTGGTAGAATGGGTAATGGGGATGAATCAACAAAAGAGGGTTTCAAATTTAGAGGACGTGGATATATTCAATTAACTGGTAAAGACAACTATAAAAACTTCGCAAAATTCATCGGAGAAGATACTATCACAAACCCTGATTTGGTCGCTACAAAATATCCATTGGCGTCAGCGGCATTCTTCTTTGACTCAAATAAACTATGGTCTATTTGTGATAAAGGGGCGGATGATACCACAGTAACTGAGGTAACTAAAAGAGTAAACGGGGGAACTATTGGATTACCTGATAGACTCAAACACTTCAAAGAATATTATAACTTATTAAAATAATGGTATATTTATAATAAAAAACAATTAAAATGGATAAGAAATTAATTAACGAAGATATTGCCAATATGAAGTACCTTTTAGGGTATAAGGCGGGTAGAGTTATTTCAGAACAAGAACAACCAGAAATAGATGAATATTTTTATGGTGATACTGAAGATTTGGATAAAGGTTATAAATACGATGATGTTGATGAAACTAATCCGGACGATATTGAGGATGATGATTTTAGTGATTTTGACTTAAGTAAATTAGGTCTTGATGATGAAGATGAAATGGATGACTTTGATAGTGAAGATAATGAATATGAGGATAGATTACCACGTAGATTTAGATAATAAAAAACCCCCACTGTAAAGTAGGGGTTTATTTTTTTATGATAAGTCCTTCGACATATTGATTGCTGCTTGTAAAGCTTCTGGATTAGTCTCAATTACTTTAGTACCCCTTTTTGTATATGGTATAACATAAGCAATTCCTGATTCTGCCATCCATTTTTTATCGAAGTCATCACCTTCACTAAATGATTTATCATATTTTTGTTTCCAACCAGCCCATTCCCACTCTTCGTAATCTTCTTCTTTTGGTATATAAGATGGGTCAAATAATCTATCACCAATTTTAAATGTTTGACCACCTCTGTGGGTATATCCGTGATATCCGGTAATGAATTGTTGGTCGGGATACATATCATTATATTCAATAATTGTGGCAACTCCGTGAGGATAACTCTCGTTTACAACCATATTGTTTTTATAATACCACCAACCTCTATCAATATCTCCGATATATTTACCGTCTTTAGTTAAAAATGAATTAGGTAAACTATATTCGTTTTCATCTCCAAAAGTATGCTCACCAATAACACCTCCGGTGTATTTTTGGATTAAATAAACACATTCAGGATTAACGACCCATCCAGACAATGTTCTAACGGGAGTAATCCTTGAAACCAATTTTGTGAAGCCTAAATTCAAGTGAATTTTATTTAATTTTGATTTTCCGGTATATTCAGGGAACTTTTCAAATTTTAATTTAAGTTTTCCGATATAAGGTGTGGTATTTTTTATCATAATTTATACTTTTGTGTAATGATATGAAATTTTAAGGTATTTATCAATATGAAATTAATAATTACAGAATCTCAGATGAAAAAAATTAAAGAGGGTATCTTTTGGGATGAGGATAACTTAAATGCGTTAAAAGGTATTACGGGAACCAAACAACAAAAAGAAGTTTTTAATATTGAGGTAATAGAGCCATTTTCAATAACATTGACGGACTCAATTCAATATCATAGATTAGTTTATATATTAAGAACAAATGGCGTTAAATTTAAAGCTAAGGTTGATAAAATATGAAACTAATAATTACAGAAACGCAGTATAGAATACTTACCGAGCAATACTCAGAAGATGAGTTAAGGGTTAAATATGTTGATTCAGAGTTAATCCCTGAAAATCAGTTTAATGAAATTCTTAATAATATAAAAAAACCATTTTATGTCGGATGGTTGTTAAAAATGTTAAGTTCCGGTTTCATAAAATATGAGGACGCTTATAAATTTAAAAATTACTTTAATATTTTTGAAAAATTTAAACAACACTACCCTATTAAAGATTTAGGTCAAATTAAAACATTACAAGATGTTGATAAGTTTGAAAGAAAGTCAAAAGATATTTTAATAAAACAACAAGATAATGAACAAGGTGATATTTCTGATAAAAAAAACTTAGTTAGCACAAACGATATTCAAAAATTAGAGTCTGTTGGTATTAAATATTTGGGGATGGTCGATGGATTACAATCTTTTCAAGTTCCACCGGAAGTGAAGGATAGTAAAGAAGCTTGGAATGTGTATCGGGAGATTCTTGGTAAATGTTCGGGTAGAGATAAAGGGCAGATAGTATCAATTTGCACTATGGCGGGATTTGATAGTTTTAAAGAATATCTTAAAAACTCACCAGGTTCATCCTATTATGTTTTTTATAATTTAGGAGACCCAAAATCTCCTTACCAATTTCATTATGATTCTACTCAATTTATGGATAAAAATGATGACGACATTAGTGAAAGTGAATTATTTATTAATTTAACTAAATTTTTACTAAAAAAAGGGTTAAGTGAAAAGTTAATACCAATTTATTATAAAGAAAAATTAGGTTTAGAGATAACAGATGATGAAAAAAATACAATAAAAGGTATTAAATATGTTTTAACTGATATTGTTAATAACATAACATTAGATGATAAATTAGAGAAAGGACGTAAATGGTTTATATCAAATATTGATGAGTATAATAAAAAATTTTTAATTGGATTAGAAAATGACCTTATAATAATATTTGGGTCATTAGGAAAAATTTTTAGACCAAATAATATTAATTACTATCCTGGTATGGGTAAAATAAGTAATGAATTATTTATTAATATGATTAATAAAAAATTTCCAAAATTAAACCTTACATTGTCTGACTTTGTGACTATGCACGGTGAGGAAAGTAATTATAAATGGTGAAAATATGAAATTAATAATTACAGAATCTCAATATAAAAAATTAATTAACGAAAATACTCAATTGGAATACACCAGCGAATTTTTAGATGGTGTTACGGTTGTTGTGGTATTTGAGGAAGACCCATTATACGAACAAGTTAAAGGATACTTTGAAGAATATGGTTTTGGATTTATGGTTCCTGGTAAGAATTTAATCATTATTGATGGTGAGATATTGACGGGACAACCGGACGCTAAAAGTATATTGAAATTTATTGAAGCTCACGAGGTTACCCACGTATTATTAGGTCACGATGGACCAAGAGACGAGAAAGATGAACTGGAAGCCGATTTAGGAGCTTACCTATTATTACAAGATAAAGGTTATTATGAATCAGTTCGGACATTATTGGACCACTTCCAAGAGAGACACGGAGTAGAATTTGATGAGAGTATGTTGGACGACATAAAAGAAAGAATGTAATCAACCTGACACAATAACATACGAACCTGACTTTTTGTCAGGTTTTTTGTTTTGGCACAATTTTGATAATATGTGGGTTGTGCTTGACACAATAAAATTAAACACATATACTTTAACAAAACTTATTTAACTATGGGAAAAATTATTGGAATTGACTTAGGAACAACAAACTCGTGTGTCTCTGTAATGGAGGGGAACGAACCTGTTGTAATAGCAAATTCAGAAGGTAAAAGAACAACACCTTCAATCATCGGTTTCATCAACGAAGGAGAAAGAAAAGTTGGTGACCCGGCAAAAAGACAGGCGGTAACCAATCCGACTAAAACAATATCATCAATTAAACGATTTATGGGTTCCACCTATAACGAGAGTAAAAACGAAATTGGAAAAGTTCCTTACTCAGTTGTAAATGAAAACTCACAACCAAGAGTTCAAATTGATGATAGAAAATACTCACCACAAGAATTATCGGCAATCATCTTACAAAAGATGAAACAAACTGCTGAAGATTATTTGGGTGAATCAGTAACTGATGCGGTAATCACCGTTCCAGCTTACTTTAACGACGCCCAACGTCAGGCTACAAAAGAGGCGGGTGAAATTGCCGGATTAAATGTTCGTCGTATTATCAACGAACCAACCGCGGCGGCTCTTGCGTACGGTCTTGACAAAAAGGGTGATAGTAAAATTGTTGTGTTTGACTGCGGAGGGGGAACTCACGACGTGTCTATTCTTGACTTAGGTGGAGGTGTGTTTGAGGTATTATCTACCGATGGAGACACTCACTTAGGAGGGGACGACTTTGACAGAGTCATTATCGATTACTTGGTTGAAGAATTTAAGAACGATAATGGTGGTATAGACATCTCAAAAGACGCAATGGCATTACAAAGGTTAAGAGAAGGTGCTGAGAAAGCGAAGGTTGAATTATCTTCATCTCCTCAGACAGAAATCAACTTACCTTATTTAAGTGCTGATGCGACCGGACCAAAACACTTGGTTAAAACTTTATCAAGAGCTAAGTTTGAACAACTTGCTACTGATTTAATCAAAAGAACGATTGACCCTTGTAAAACGGCATTGAAAAACGCGAAACTTAAGATTTCCGATATTGATGAGGTTATCCTTGTTGGTGGAACAACAAGAATCCCAGCAATACAAGAGGCGGTTAAGAAGTTCTTTGGTAAAGAACCATCAAAAGGTGTTAATCCGGATGAAGTAGTTGCGTTAGGAGCGGCTATTCAAGGGGGTGTATTGGCTGGTGATGTGAAAGACGTGTTGTTATTAGACGTAACACCACTTTCATTAGGTATTGAAACGATGGGTGGGATTTTAACTCGACTTATTGAATCAAATACCACAATCCCAACCAAAAAGTCACAAGTTTTCTCAACGGCTGTTGATAATCAACCTTCTGTGGAGATTCACGTCTTACAAGGGGAGAGACCAATGGCGAAAGACAACAGAACGATGGGAAGATTCCATTTAGATGGTTTACCACCATCGATGAGAGGTGTTCCTCAGATTGAGGTTATCTTTGATATTGATGCGAATGGTATCATCAACGTATCTGCGGTTGACAAAGCAACAAACAAAACACAATCAATTAGAATTGAGGGTTCAACGGGACTATCTCAAGAAGACATTGAAAGAATGAAGGCTGAAGCTGAAGAAAATGCTGAAGCGGACAAAAAAGTTAAAGAAGATGTGGATACATTAAACTCTGCTGACAACCTGATATTCCAAACAGGTAAATCTTTAACGGATTTAGAGGATAAGATTTCTGAAGAACAAAAAACAGAAATAACAACTATTCTTGATACTTTGAAAGAATCTCATTCTAATAAAGATGTGGAAAATGTTAAAACGATTATGGAAGAACTTACTCAAAAGTTCCAAACCATCACACAGGAATTATACAATAGTGTAAATGAGAGTGAGACACCGGAATCAGATATAAACGCTTCAGATGTAGAGTTTGAAGAAGTTAAACCTGAATAACATTTTACAATAATGTTTTTTTAATCCCAATAATTTTTTTATTGGGATTTTTTGTTTATCTTTGTCCCATAAAACAATTGAATATGAAAGGTAAATTAGAAAAAATAGGTGATAAGTGGTTTGTAAGGTATGTGAGGTCTGAAGGTGGTGGTTCTTTTAGATTACCATTACATCCGAATTTTGTGGAAATGACGGATTTTGTTTATATTAAGAATGAGAGATTTTACGATGGTAATGAAATTGACTTTACCGAAGCATTAGTTAATCCTATGGGAAGAGATGTTGACCCAAATGATTTAGGACAAAACCATTCTCTTTGTAAATGGTATGCTAGACCCCATTTATTAGAAAGAGGTATTATAATTCCTCATAAAGAAGAACAAAAACAACATCTAATTGATATGATGAAGGGTGATGAAGAATTGGGGTTATATGAACAAATTGACCAAAATAACCCTGTCACAAAAGGTAGTACTGCTTTAGTTAAAGAAATTAAACTTGAGGATATCTTTAACGATGAGAAAAGAGAAGGAGCTAAAAGAGTAATTCATCAACATAAAGTTTTGAAAGGTTTGTATTTAATCAACCCTGCTCATTTGGAAATGACAAGTGATGGTTATGGTGAATTTCCGGATGGTTATAAATTAACTGATAAAGGTATTCAATATATTATTAAACAATTAAATAAAGAATAAAAAATATTTCATATGGAAGAAATTAACAACTATTGGTTTTGTGAGATTGGTCCACTACACGAGGGAGAAAGTATTGGTGATTGGCCGTTAAGGTCTATAGTAAGAGATAAATTTGAAGAATTAACCGGTAGGGATGCCCTAACCTGTTCTTCCGGTTGGGGATTACCATATGAAATTAAGGAGATAAATTCTTTAATTAGAATTTTACATATAACAGACCCTTCAGGGGAGAAGTTAAGAAAAATAAAAGACATATTGTATGAAAAAAAATAAAAAAAAATAAGAAATGGGTGATTATAACAAACCAAGAGTGTATAATTCAGAAATCTTAAAAGATATGATATCAAAAATTACACCGGAAGAGTTGGAATTGACTGAGATTGAAATGATGAATATGGTTTATGAAGACACCTACACCAATAAAGAAATTAGAACTTGGTGGTTAAACCAAACTGAAGAAAGAAGACGAAATATGGTTCGTGAATATTTCAAAGGTGGGAATAGTGAAAACATCAACACATTATATGGTATAATGCCGGAAGAAATGGAGGAAATGTATAACATTAATGTTGATGTTGTTATAATGGATTGGGAAGAAATCTTATTTGATTTTATAGATTTTTACCCGTGTATATTACCAAACGAATTATTTGAATGGTTAAAAGAAAATTACGAAATACCAAAGAAAAAAGAATAAAAATGAGTATAGTTGGAGTAATAGGTTTAGTGTTAATAATAGGTTCAATTGTGTCTATTATTTTAAAAGAAATTAAAAATGGAAAAAATTAAGGTCATATTTTTGGATATTGATGGGGTTCTTAATGTTTACTCCCACGACCACGATGAGTTTGGTAGTCAATTTATGCCACAATTCGTCAATAACCTTAAACGAGTTATTGAAGAAACCGGTGCCAAGATTGTAATATCATCCACTTGGAGATATGCGGGTCTTGATAGGATGAAAGAAATGTGGGAAAAGAGAAACTTACCTGGTGAGGTGATTGATATCACAGAGGATTGTACTTACTTATTTAATGAAGGTTTATTTGAATGGTTAGACCAAGTTGAGAGAGGTCACGAAGTTGAATATTGGTTAAATGAACATCCCGAAGTGGAAAAATATGTTATCTTTGACGACGATAATGATTTCTTACCAAATCAGAGAGGGAATTTTGTTAGAACCGCTAACAACATCAATCATCCGGATGCGTTGGATATCGGATATGGATTAACAAATGAATGTGCCAACAGAGCAATTAGAATATTAAAAGGATAATAGATGGAAAAGTTAGAAACAGAAACAGTTACAGAATATTTGGAACGAGTTGAAAACCAATTTAATTACCATTCCGGTAATATTGAAAACATCTTCAAAGAGATGAAAGAAAAGGGTATAAAAATTTGTAGTAATTGTGGTTGTTCCATCTACAAAGATAAAGAACATAAATGTTAAAAATAAGATGAAAACATACACAAAAGGAAACGTAATAGTTGAAGAGATTAAAGTTGGTGATATTCATTATGAATATGAGTTGGGGGTTGGTATTAAAAGTGAGGTAACAACATTACCGACATTAAACGAAACCGGTCAATACATTTGGGAAAGTAAGAATCTGAACACAGGTAGGGTTATCCGATATTTGGTCGACCCAAAATATTTACAGTATTCGGCAAATCTCTATGATTATGAAGCGTATAAAGTTAATACCTACATATAAGATGCAAAACACATTTACAATAGACGAGATTAGAAAGTATATCCTATCACAGGATAGCTTGGGTGATGTCCTATACAATTTAAGTGTCTCAAAAATACTTGAGGCGAATGAACCGGAAGAGGAAGAAGAAGATTGGGATGAATTAGATGATGATGAAATTATAAAATTTTACCAATAATGATAAATCCTGAATACTTACAAGAAGGGTGGGTTAAATTCAGTAGAGTTCCTTGTGTAGAGGGGTGTATTGATGTTTGGTATGGTGATTGTGCTCATAACCCGAATAGTGAAATTAAACCACATTGGAACTTAAACGGTTTCAGAACCTATGTCAGATTAAATGGTGAGGGTAAATGGTTTAGTAATGATTATAGAAGAGGTTTAAAGAGTTTTACTATGGAAATGGGTGAAGTTGCGACATCACAGGAAATTTGGGACGAAATAAGTAAATTTAACGAAGAAGAATAAAGAAATGAAACAATCAGATTTAAAAGTAGGGGACAAAGTTACTTATGTTCCGGAACATATTGGAGATAGAATTGAAAATGGTGTAGTAAAAGAAATTCCTGAACATACCACAACATCTGTAAGAGTAGTTTATAATTGTGCGGGAAATTGGGATGATTACCAAAACTACACATCAGCACTTACTGACTTAACAGATTTACAAATTGGGTGGAAATAAGTAAATTATGAAAGGGATTATAAAAGTTAGAAGTTTTGATTCATTAAAGAAATTGAATTACAAACGAGCAAAAGGGAAACGTATAAGTGTTTCATCCTTAAATAGTTCAACCGACCGGGCAATTGTAACCTTAGAGAAATTGGGTCTTTTAACCCCCGAGTTATTGTGGGATTTAGTTGAAAGAAGAAAATATCTCTATATTGAGGAAAGAAAGTTGGAATGGGTTATGCGGGCAAGAGAAAAAAAGTTACCTTTATTCCCGGACGATGTAAATAATTATGTTAATATGTTATCAAACACACGTTTAGCGATATTACGGGTTCCGTATGAAGTAAGTATAATTGATAAGTATAAAACTTATATAAATAAAAGAGAAATAGATGGAAACTAAAAAAATATTGTTTTTGGATAATGATGGGGTAATCTGTCTTTCCAATAATTGGGGTGGACGAGCTAAAAAATGGAAGAAGTATAAAAAACTTAATCCGGAAGCTCTCAACGATTCGGAGGCGCCCCTTGATGTTAGATTTGACGATTTTGATAAGAAAGCCGTTAAGGTATTAAATGAGGTGTTAGAACAAACCGGAGCTGAAATCGTTGTATCCTCTGATTGGAGATTATTTGCGACATTAGAAGAACTTGGTGAATATTTTTTATCAAAAGGAATCTTAAAAGCTCCAATCGCATTCACCAAACGATACATCGGTTGTGATAAACCTGATGAGTTTGAATGGGTTAGAAGAACAATGTACGAACAACAAAGATGTATCGAAGTTAGACAATATCTAACTGACCATCCTGAAATCACACATTGGGCTTGTATTGATGATTTGGAGTTAGGTGAAAAAGATTCTAACGGATTTTATGAGCAAAAGTGGGGATTATCCAACTTCGTTCACACACCAAGAGAAAGTGAAGGAATAAAACAAGCGGGTGTTAAAGAAAAATTATTACAATACCTGAATGACTGATATTTATCAGTATGATTCAATACTTTACCGAAATCCTTAAAACATTTTCAACAGCCCAACGTATTTGGGCTTTGATTATTTTATGTATATCCGTCTTTTTTATAACATTTGGTTCAGATATTATCGACGCATTAAAACCGGACCCAATACAACAGAATTTGGTGATTCAGAGACAAAAAAAAGAAATTATATCTCTGAATACCCAAATGGATACTTTAACTCTTAGAATTGATAATTTGACTCAGGAAGTGATTGATGGACAATCCGAATGTTCTCATAAAAGGATTCAAAGAGAGAAAGAAATAATTGCTCAGATTGATGAATTACAAAATATGTTAAGAGGTAGTCGCCCACACCAAATGGTGATACGTAACAACGGTAATGGTTCATCATCAAACCCTAAAAATGATAGTATTGTTAGAGTTAAAAATATACCAATTCAAATTGATAATACAGATATTGTTATTTCGGCTTTATCTAACTTAAAGAATAAAATTAGAAATAAAAAATGAAAATAACTGTAACTGAAGAACAATTTAATAAATTAAGAATTGTTAAAAAATCTGATTTAGACGATTCCGGGACTTGGTCTGCGGATGTATTAACACATAAAAGTGAGGGTAAAAATATATACACTTATAGTAATGGTGTTTTTACAAAAAGAGAAAAGAAACCATTAGAAAGAGGTGTTGCTCGTCACGGGGGTAGTAGAACGGAAGTTTTTTATCTATCTGATGAACAAGCGGAACAGGCAAATGATTTAATTAGACAATCTCGTGATTTAGAACAACAAGCTAAAGAATTACGTCAACAAGCCAAAGATATTATCCAACAAGAATTTCATTTACCACAAAAACGATAAATAAAAAACCCCCTTATACAGGAGGGTTTTCATTTGATTCATCTTTTTTTTCCTTTTGGATTTGATTAATAATATAACCAGCGATTGCGAATTCTAATGTTGCCCACATAACAACATCGGACATCGATAATGTCTCATATTTCTTAAATAAAAAGAAAATTAAACCTATTTGTCCAACAGAAAAAGCCACGCCCGATTCAACTCTTTTTTTTGAAAAATAAGAATCCGAATTACTATATTGTTTTCCAATTTCAGAAATGAACCATTTAATGTTATCCCACCCAAAAAAATATTTGTTACTTTTCATAATAATGTTTTATAATAAATATTTACTTTTATAAATTAAAAAAGGGGATAGTAGCGAACTTCCCCTTTATTTTGTTACCATCACTGATAACGGTCCTAAATGTCCCCAATGACGGGGTGTATTATTTCTCCTTAACTAAAACCAAACATCTTTTCAGATATTCTTTTGCTCTTGGAGATGGGTCTTTGTGAGCTAACACTTTTTCAATGTCTTTAACTAAATCTTCACCGTGTTCATTTTCTTTATAAAGTTCAATTACTTTATCCATCGCTTTTAAACATCCATTGTTTGTTTCGTCGTGAAAATTTTTATTTCTAAATTTATTTAGGTGATTCATTAAATTATATGACAAATGTTCACCATTATCTTTAATGTTTGAATGTAAACGTAATGTTCTTAACATATCTAATGTGTCAACCATTCCGTTAATACCACCATCACGTTTTAAAACACCTGATGTATAATCACTAAAATTGTCGGAAGGACCAACAAGTTCATCTAATGGCATTATGTTTCCAGAAACACATCTTTGTTTTTCTTCTCTATTATCTTTCGCTCCGGATTCAGATTGTTCCAACAAATGTTTTCTAACTGATTTGCGAAGTTCGGTCTCGTTTATTTGTATTTTTTTCATAACTGAAATGTTTTTATACTATAAATATAGGGATATCTATAATTCTTCATTCTTTAATTCTATTATTTTTCGTTTGACTAACTCTAAAGTTGAGTAGGCAACTAGTTGTGAGATTTCAAAATCATCGTCTGAGAATTTATTTTGTTCATCCTCAACCCATTCTAATAATTTTTCGTAACAAGACATATTGTATTTTTTTATAAATATATAAAAAATAAAGATAAAAAAAACATTAATCGATTATTAAAGTATTTATAAATATGTTAACAGAAAAACAACTAAATAGAATTAATGAACTATTATCAACCCGGACATTTAAGTTTAAAGGTCAAATAATTAATGATTTACCGGAATCAATGATTTCGGATATTGATTATAAATTCAAAATTGATGGTTATAGAAAAATGACTAGCGTTGGTGAGGAATATGATTACGCCTTATTAAATGTTGTTATTATAGGTCTTAATGATAATTTAAGTCGATTATTATTTACACCTGAAGACAATGAACAAGGTAAAATGATTGCTAGAAGTTTTGAAAATAGATTATACAAATTCTATTCAAATTTAAATTTGGAGATGACCAATTTTTTAAGTATCTTTGATAGTAATATTAGAACAACAATTGATAGTTTAACATTTGACGTGAAAAAACCTGAAAACATAACAGAATCAAGAATGAGTAGATTAGCCGTTAGAACAACAGTAAAAGATATTGTGAATGTTTTAAAAAATGGAAAACGCGGTAGTTTTATGTTACCAAACCCTGAAGATGGTCGTAATTACTCATTCACAAATCTCCCTTTTGGATTTTCAATTGATTTAACAATCAAAATTAACAATAAATTAGAGGGGTATAAAATGACAGGAACTTTTGTTCCGGATGAAGATGTAATTGAGGTTTTAATAATTTTTAATCCAAAAACATTAAAAAGAAATTTTTATAATATAATAGGTGAATTAAACGATATTATGGCTCATGAATTGGAACATGGTTTCCAATATTTTAAAGGAGAACGTAAACGTAAAAAAGAACCAGAAGAACCATTTAAATATTACACTCAACCACATGAAATAACAGCTCAAAGAGTTGGTTTTAGAAGAGTTGCCAAGTTAAGAAAATTACCATTTAATGATGTTGTTAGAGATTGGTATGAAACACATAAAGATATCCATAAATTGACTGAAGATGAAATGGAAAAAGTAATTCAAATCATTGTCAATGGTCAATAGTGGTGAAATAAAAGGTCTTATATCATATCTAACTAAATTAACACACACTGTGGACGCATTTAGATTTAGATTTGTTAATATTGAAGTTGATAAAACAACTAGAGGTGGTGAATCTTACCCTGAAATCCAATATGATTTAGAAATTACACCAAAACAATCAGATATCCCTTATTTGTGGGATTTTTTTAATTGTAAATCAAAACACATCGTACAAGATGGATGTGAAATGGTTGGTCTTAATTGGTCGAATGTTTTTACTAAAGTTAATGACATTTATTATGATGGGGAGAAAATTGGTAAATATGGTGGGTATATCCCTAAATGGTTTAATGAAAAAATTACTAAAGACATAGACCGATTAGGTTCAAAACAAACAGGACTTAACTTTTTTTGTGGTGGTGAAAGAAAAACATTAACCTTGAATGTTAGTTATGAAGTTTCTGATGTCTATATAGATGATGGAATAACAACTGATATTTCAGTTTATTGTAATCAAGTGTTAGTTGATAATGAACCTTTAGAAAACATAACTCAAGACCTTGCGGAAACTATTGTTGGGTATATGAGTGAAGACGATAACCTTAGAGTCCCGTTAGATGGTATTGTTTGGGGTGAAATTACCAAATATATGAATTTAGAAGATTGTGAGATATGGACACATACTTACACATATCTTAGAAATATTGGTGATATTGAGGTTGACGATTTTAATTATATAAATCAATCAACATTTTCAAGTAAATTATGTGATTTTATTTCGGGAGATTAACCTTTGAATCTTTTAATTAATTTAGTTACTAAATCTCTAACAACAATACCTGACAGATTTACAACTCCACTACCAATAACCCTTACCGCAATTTCTTTTGCGTCAGAAGTATTTATTTGACCACTTTTAACCATTGTAAAGATGGTAAGTAGAACCGGAACAATAAATGCGTAGGATATCATTTTTGAAATCTTAAAAAATGTCACATTTAGACTTTCAAGAAAATTAAATAAAGTATCTTTTAATTCTTTCGATTTATCTAACCCAACTTTAAAAACATCGGACAATCCTTCTTCTTTTATCTTCGTAAGAATTTTCTCAATATCTTTTTTGTTATCTAAATAATGAACAGCGATAATACCAGTTAAGATTAAACTTAAATTAATATCTGATATCTCAGGGTATTTACCTTGAATAAATTCACCAATTGGTGAGATAAAACCCCCAATACTTGCTCCCCATGTTATTAGGAAATCAAAATTAAGACCGTAATTTTCTTTTACCTCATTTAAGACTTTGGTCGAATATTCATAACCCTCTTGAATGGATTTAGTTAAATTGTCAATTGTAGATTCTTTAAGAATCATCTTTTTTTGACTTTCATTTATTATTAATGTGGTTTTCATACAACAATAAATACTTTAATTATATTTATTGTTAAATAAATTTATTAAATATGATTAATCCAGAGTTAAAAAAAGGTGATAGAATAATTTTATTACACATGTCAGAAGAAAATTCTGTACCTGATGGAACTCTTGGTACAGTATATAGTGTTGATAAAATATTTGGTGATATTCAATATGGTGTTGAATGGGATAATGGTAGTAAACTAGCGTTATTGTCTGATACGGATATGTGGGATAAAGAAGAGAGATTTAAATCCAAAAAAAGAATCACTGAAGATAGAGATAAATTTATAATGAACAATATTGAATTGTTCAAATATTTCAACATTAAATTTTTAAAAAAATACCTTTTAATGGTTAGAGAATCTGGTATTACCAATATGATGGGAGCATCCCCATATCTTTATATTGGTCGAGAAAGAATCCAACACGAATTCAAATACAAAGACATACATAATGAAGAAGCCTTTGAAGAAGTGTTAGACCACGCTAACCAATCACAAGCAGAAATGATTAACGGGGTTATAAACTATTTAAATGATAAGGGGATTGAAGAGGATATGTCAAGTATTAATAAATACCTACAAAGGTTTGCAACCAAGATTGTTCAAACATATACCCTTTTATAATACATAAACATATTTATATACAAAACAAATTATTATGAAAAATTTATTTAATGATATTTCTCAAGATGAAAAAAATAGGATTTTAGAAATGCACTCCGTTAAAAAGAATATTATTTCTGAACAGGGTGTATTAAGACCTACACCAACACCAATTGATGGTAAAACAGTAAATCTTTATAAAGATAAAGGTGAAACACAATTATTAGGGACTTTTAAAATTCTTAAACCGGTTAAAGAAGGTAACACAATAAAAATCGTAATAGATAATGAAGGTAGAACTGGAGGAGCTTCTAGAGTTTTAGAATTTCAATGTGGTACATCGGAACCAATTGTAATTTTAAAAGGTAAAAATCCTCAAAACTTTAAAGAAAGAGAACTTAAACCTCTCACATTATTTAATTTAAAATTTTTAAAAGCATTAGAAAAACAATATTGTACAGTTAGTCGTGGTGGGAAATTTGTTCCAAAAGCGGACTTCGCAATGAATAATCAACCAACAGATACCACAACAGGTATTGCGTAACACAAAACAAATATATGAACGCATATTTTTTTAAAATGACAAACGAGGAAAAAAATAACATCCTTGACCAACATAAGGAAGTTTATGATGGATACTTAACAAGTTATATCCAACCATCAAACGAACAACCATTATATGTACAAGACTTCGCTAACGATAAAGAAGGTCTTACAGTTAATAATAAAGGTGAGGTAACAACTTATAGAAACATGAACATCAATGAGATGAAACATGATAATAAAAGTACTGGTTTATTTTCCGATGAAGAAGAAGATTATAATGAAGTTGTTGAATATATTTCACCAGGTTCACAATTTGTTCCGGACGAAAGTTTTGAAGAAGTTGAAGAACAACTTGATATGATTGGTGATGGTGAAGATGACTTAACTAATGGTACTGTTGATTTTGACGATGAATTTGAAATGTATGAAGATGATGATTTTGAAATGAATCTTGATGATTTAATGGATTTAGGCGATGAAGAAAATGAAATTGAGGAAGAGGAAAAAGAGAACATTTTAGATAAAATTAATGAATCTTTAGATATGTTCAAAAGATTTAAAAAATATAACTAATTTAGAACTTTCAAAAAAGTTGTGATATTTCTTTGTAATAAACAATGTTAAATTAAACAATAATGGAAATTAAAGAATTAGTGTCTTATTACATAAATGAAACATCTCATACTTTAGATGTGACATTCAGAATCTTAAGTGATAATGAAGATGAAATAAGAACAGACCAAATAATACTTGATGAGATAGAAACATTTGGATATAATATCTCAAATAAAATTGATGAAAGTTTTTTTGATGAAGACGATGATGAGTTTGATGAGGTATACGATGATTTTGATGAAGATTTTTTAGATGAAGATGAGATTATATCTTTTTTAAATGAATATTATTTAATCTATCCAAAAAAATTACCAGACACTCAATTATTTTAAAACAAAAACCCACCAATAGGTGGGTTTTTTATTAAGGACCGACTCGGGTTAAATGTAATGTTATATTAGAGTTAGGTCCATATGGTCCGTCAGCCCATTGTCCGGTAGTTCTAAGAGTTAAACTCTCCATCCCGTCATCAATAATCTTAAACATTCTTTTCGACCCGTTATTCAACTCAAATTCAATATGTCCTAAATCGGTGTTATACCAATTATTATAAACTTGATAAAAATATTGATATTGCCACAATACTTGACCATTGTTTAACCCAACAGGACTAAATGATATGACACTATAATCAAAGTGCCATCGTGTTGCTCCAATAACTATAATATCCATTGGAAATGATTCAGCATTGCTAATAAAAGTGTCTCCTGGTTGATAAACAACTAATTGTTGAGTTCCTGATGTATTTTCCGTTGATGTACGGGTGATTCTATCTACAATGTATTCACCACTTAAACTTAAAGTTTTTGGTTGGTCATAGACTTCACAGGATACTAATGTTAGTAATAATACTAAATTTAAAATTATTTTTTTCATATATTATGGTTTTATTTTACAAAGATACAATTTTTTTCAAAACAAAAAATATTTATCAACATATGAGAACAGATATTGACCACATAATTAGTTTAATGAAACGATACACAACAAGTAATTCAAACGAAGAACTTGGTGAACAAGAAGAAACCCCTGATGCCGCACCCGCAGCTGCCGGTGGTGGTGGAACTGCAACAAATACTGGTAGAAAATGGGAGACCGGATTAACTAGAGGTCCTGCAAATATGTTAGGTGTTGCCGGTGAAAAGTGGGGGACAGGACTTACAAGAGGTCATGCGAATCCTGTTCCTTAAATTATTTATCCCTATTTTCTGTTTCTGAAATAACCTTCGCCCAATTCTTGGCGTATTTTTTATAGTCAATCAAATTTACTATAACATCTTTTTTTTCCTCTATAATAGATTCACATTTATTACTTAAATCAATATAATCCGTATAACCGATTAGAATTTGTTCTTCAGAATATGAAGTATTATCTGACATATAATAAATCCCTGTACCACAAATATTTTCAAATTCTGTAATTTTTTTAGGTGTGTTTGTACCTCTAACACAAACTAATTCATTTATTTTATATCTCATATCCTTATATTTTGGTCAAAGATAATTTTTATTTTTTTATAAACCAAACTATTTATAAAAAAACATTTTATGGACAATAAATTAAATGAGGGTGAATTACTTGTTAATAGAGTTAAACTATTGATGGGGTATGATATGTCCAAAACTTTAAATGAAAATACTCAATATATATTTGAACAACCTGATAGTAGATTTGAAAATCCTCAAACAAAAGAAATATTAGCAAGAGGGGAACAACAAATTTTACAACGAAGTGCTGAAGAAAAATCTAAAAAATACCCTAATTGGTGTAAATATCCCGATAAAGCATTAGGAATCCCTAAAAATCCTGAAGGGGTTGAAGGTGAAGACGCTATTCTTGTCGACAAAGAAACCGGAAAAAGGTTTTGTTATTACCCTTCACCTTCAAATCAAAAAATGGGTGACATTAATAGTGTCCCAATACCGGAAGATAGTAAAATTTATTTTTGGGATATAGAAGGAATTAGTGACACTGTTAATAAATTTGTTAAAAAACACCCTAAAGAAGATAAAAAACTATTAATTAGTAATCTTAGTAAAGTATTTCCGATAGGTTCTGTAAGGCAATTCTCCATTGGTGATGAAGTTTATATTGGTTATGTAATTAAAACAGAAGGAACTAATCTTTGGAGATTTGGTTATTATAGAAATTTAAAAACAAAAGAACCTTATACTCCACCTGAATGGGTTGATAAACGTAGTGATTATCAAAGGTTTGTTGACGACTATGGTTTTGCAATTCAAATAGCTGCTGCATTAGGAACGGCAATTGCCGGTATGTTAACGGGTGGTGCCGCATGGGTTTTATATGCGGAAATAGCACTTGAAGCTGGTTTAGGTGCGGCGGTTGGTTTTAGAGAGCTTGAAAAAGGTGAAAATGTTTCAGCGGCATTATCATTTATTACAGGGGCTTTACCAATGTTAAAACTTTCAAAAATGTTTAGAGGAATACCTGAAGGGGTTTTCACTGAATTATCTGAAAAATTATCAAAAGCAGGATTGACTAAATCAAGTAATGTTGAAGATTATGTTAAATTTTATAATGGTTTATCTGAATCTGAACAATTAGTTATGTCAAAATTATTAACTCAAGATGAAGTAACAAAAAATTTATTATTAAAAGAATTGAAAACTGCGGTTTCGGATGATTTACCTAAAATTATAATAAAAGAACTTAAGAATATGGTTAAATCTAAACCTGAATTATTAAAAAGTATTTCTTTTTTTAATAAACTTTGGGCTAGAGAATTAAGTACAAATGCGTTTTTTATTTTATTGGGTATTTTGGTAAATGCTGCGTGGGGAGATGTTCTTAATTCAGAAGATTTAGAAAAATTAAAAGGTGTTTATATAAATATTCCTGAAGAACTTCAAAAAGAAATGGCGTTTAATTTATTGTCTAATGACGCGGAAGTATTAAAAAAATTACCACAGACCGAATCAGTTAAAAAAATTGAAACATTTACAAAATTAAATAAAAAAGGAAAATCTTGGGGAAAATATTATAACACAGTAATGAAAGATAGTATTCAAGAAGCGGGAGGTGTTTATACCGAATTACCGGAGGATGAGAATAAAGCGGTGGATAATAAAAAAGGTAGTCTTGAGGATGAAAAAAAATTAAGAAAAGAAGGATTTATTCCTGAATCAGAATTAAAAAATGAAAATACGGTTTATGATTATACTCAAGTAAATGGGGTTAATTGGTTTAAGATTAAAAGATAATGTATTTATATTAAAATAATAAGTTATGAATAAAAAAATTATATATGAGATTTATCGTCAACAACAACTTATGGGTGTTGATGCAAAAATATTAAAAGAAAATAAGTATGTTGAAATAGGTAGTGATTTAATAAAAAGTTTTTTTAATAAAAGTCAAAAGGTAATTGATAATGTCGTTGATGAGGTAATGGTTGATTCAATTAGAGTTAACAAAGGAGTGTTAAGAAAAATTATGGATGTATTAGATAACACATCATTATATGATACTTTAAGTAAAGCAGAAAAAGAAATATTTGGTCAAATAGTTAGTCAAAATCAAGGTATTGTTGACGATATTTACGAACTATTAATGAGTGAAGCTATGTTATCAACAAATAAAAGTGAAAAAGGTTTAATAGAATTTATCTCAAATCAAGCAAAAGGTAATAAAAAAATCGGAGATGTGTTAACAGACCTTAATGGAGAAGAAGATGTATTTTTAAATGAAGTTTTAATTCAAAAAATTGCTCAAAAAATTAGAGACCTTAAACAAGATAAATTTGTTACCGAAGTCGTGTCTGATTTAGGTGAAGAAGGCATTGGAATAAGTTCAGTTCTGTATAGAGAATCATTAAAAGATTTATCTCCAAAAACACTTAAATGGTGGGAAAATATATTATCTAGTGATAAAACTCTTATTGACTTTACTCGTGCGGCATTAGATAATTATGTGAATAAAGCTAGATTATGGAAAATAGGTGATGAAAAATTTGCTCAAGATTTATTTAATAAATTTGATGAAGCTTTATCACAATCAATTGACCAACTTAAACGAGGTGAGGCTATTGATGATAATTTGTTTCGTAATATTAGAACTAACATGGATGTTCTAATTCAAAAATATAAAACAGGACAAGAGGCTTTTTATTCTACAATGGAAAAATATTTAAAAAAGAGATACCCTAATAATAGTACTGAAGTTAGTGAAGTTTTAACTCAAGTTAAAAGTCATAATCCTTTTGAATCAGGAAGATGGGGTTCTCTTACTTATTTTTTGGATAATACTTCATCGGCAAACGCGTTAAAAGATTTGGCTAGTTCAGTAATGCCTAAATTTATGAAAAATAAAATTCCAGTTTTATTAGAAAGAACGGTTAGTTTATTAACTGTGGGAGCACCAAAAAGTATTGATGAATGGGCGTCATATTTTAAACGAGGAGTACCAGGATTAAAAGACTTGGTTCGAGATTTATGGGTTGCTACACACGTAGGGTTACCCGCAACCATCCTTACTTTTCAAACATTATTTCAATGGTTTAATATTTTTGGTTATGGAAATGACACTGATACTAAAAATATTTTTGAGTTATATTGGAAAAATTTTGTTGAAAGATATAATAATTGGAAAAAAACTGACACTTATTTTGATGTTCATTTACCTTTTCCAGATGACTTCCCAATAACTAGAATAGATTTAAATCCGGCTCATTTACTAGGTTTAGACATTTATGATTGGATGAATTCTAAATTTGATGTTAAAGCGGGTGAAGGTATTTTAAATAAAGGTAAAAAAGAATTTATTGAGGCGTTGTCTAAATTAACAGATGAGGAGTTATCTAAATTGAAATGTTATGATAAAACTAAATCAAGAGAAGAAAATATTAATATTATTTTTAATTGTATGCAAACCGATGTTAAAGTTGAGGTTGAAAAGACAACGGAAGAAGCGAAAAAGAAATCTGAAGAAGTAATTGATGATACAACGGATGCTGGTTTAAAAGGATTATTTAATCTTAAAATGAAAGAATATGGTTTTACCGTTAAAAAAGAATATGATGGAGTTTCAGCTCAAACAAATGAAATTGATTCTAGTACTGGATTTGATACTTGGTATTGGGATAAGGATGGTAAAAAATTTATTCCTTACTCTAAAGGTAATTAATATTTTATTGATATTTATGTAATATGAAAAGAAATTCCCTTATATTAGAACAACCTGACAATAGTGGTGATTGGACTGCAGTTCCACCACCCTTAATTGGTAAGATAGATAAGTCTAAATATGATGTTAGTAGTGATGGTAAATGGTATAAACCTAAAATTACAACACCAACACCAGCTCCTCCAACGCCATCTCCACCGACACCTGCACCTCCGACACCTGCACCTCCAACTCCGGACCCAATTCCAAACGTTTCTGATATTGAAAGAATATTTTGGGAAAAGGTTACGGACGCAGCTCTTCTTGAGAAATTGAAAGATGCCGGTAAAAAAGTATGGAAAGAAGGTAATGTATGGTATCGTGATATTAGAGACCGTTTATCTAATTGGTGGGAAGACATGACAACTTTACCTGATTGGGTAAAAGATAACCCTTGCATTAACGAGATAGGTAATATTAATAGAAGTGATAGTGATGATAAAGTTGTTGTTAAAACTCAAGATGGTGAAGATAATTTATATTTTTATAAAGACGGAAAATTTGTTTATGAAAATGAAGTTAAAGCTATATTAAATGGAAAATGGAAATGTGTTTCAGGTAAATTATATATAAAAACAGAAGATGGTTATGAATATACCAAACAATTTGGGTGGGATAATACCGGAAAAAGTAATTTAGGTTCATTATCATCCTCAAGTACATCAACTAGTGATAAAAAAATATATACAACACCAGGAGACCCTTATCAATATAGATTATCAAATGACTGTGAATGGGAAACAAAAGGTAAATCAATTACTGATTGGAAATCATTAAAAAATCTTCCTAACGCAATTAGAGACTTGGATAAAAGATTCCCTAATGCTAAAAAAGAATGTGGTCAATCAACACCGGTGATTCCACCACCAGCACCATCAACAACAGAATCTTCTAAACCTACTTGGACAAATGATTATTCTTGTTTTAACGGTTTTGGAAAGAATATACCTACAACACAAACTAATAAAATATCTTTTAAATCAACAAGTGGTAAAGATTCGTTGAATTTTTATAAAAATTTAAAATTTATCTATGAGTTTGAAGATGGAACTATTTTAAATGGGACTTGGAAATGTGATGGTAATCAAATGGTAATTAATACCGAAGATGGTGGTCAATATACATCATCTAAAGGGTGGAGTAAAGTTACTCAAATAAAACAAGACGATTTAGACCCTAATGTGGGTGACGATATTGAACTTTAAAAAAAAAATATATGAAAAATAATATAAATAATTTAATTTCTGAAGAGCTACAAAAAGCGGCTCTTTTATTTAATTACGACCCTAAAAAGACTTTATCTGAAAACATTGTTGAACAAACTGTTGGTGATAAAAAATTTAATTTCACATCTAATACAGGTTCGGCTCAAGACGCTGGTATTAAGTATACCCCAACATCTCCGGCTGATATGTTGAAAAACGCACAAGCGGCTGTAGCAGGAACAACACCACCGGCAGCAGGAACAACTACAGCAGCAGGGACTACATCAGCAGGAACAACACCACCGGCAGCAGGAACAACTACAGCAGCAGGGACTACAGCATCAGGGACTACACCACCGGCAGCAGGAACAACGCCACCGGCAGCAGGAACGACACCACCAACATCGGTTTTAATTACTAAAAATGATAAATCTTATGATTACAAATTAGAAAACGGAAAATATTATTTTAAAGGTAAGTCGGGTGGTAAATTCGCAACTAAATATCCAAATTGGGTTGAAGCTAAAGCTCAAAAAGGTATTGATTCTATAAAAGCGTTGTTTGATAAAAATCCGAAGGGTGATACACCGGTAGAACCAACAACACCACAAAACTCAACTCCACCGACAGATAATGCTGAAAAATATAAAGAATTTTTTGCTCAAAAACTTAAAGACGCACAAAATCTACCTAAAACATTACCTGGTGTTCAAGGAGGTGAAACTCCTAAACAACAAAATGATGGAATAACAGATTCTAATACACAGGTACAAGGACAAATTCAAAGTACCATATCAGACGATGAAGAAGTATAAAAAACAACCAATTATGAAAAATACAATAAAAGAACAATTACAGGCTAGACCAGTTCAAACTAACGAACAATTATTATTCCAAAACGCCTTTAAATCGGGTTGTTTTCCTAAATGGTTAAAGAATGGTAAGCCAGGAAAATTAAATAATCAAGATATTTGGTATGGTCAAAATAGTAAAGGTGAGAATGTTGTATTCTTTGCTGATATGACTGTGCAGAATATGGTGACTAAAAATAAAAAAAAATGGGCATGTGACGCATTATCATATTCAACAAGTCCTTTATTAACATCATTTAATATTGACCCAAAATTGGATGAGGTGACTTTATTAAAAACATTGGATAATGTAACAGCTAACTTACAAACTTATGTTGATAAAGAAGCTGTGTCAAACATTTTTAAACAATGGAATGAATTGTTATCTAAGGATTATCCAAAGGCTAAATTATTAACCAATATTGAAGATAAAGTGTTACCGGATAGCGATGTTTTAACAACACAATTTACTCAAGTACCGGCTTTGGATAGAGATAAAGGTTGGAAAAACATAATTCTTTATTTACCAAAAGGTAAAACTAAAGATTTACAAGCGGGAGCTGCCGGAGGTATCAAATTAGATGCTGAAGGTTGTAGAACAATATTAGGTCAATATCTTGGAGCAGCATTACAATATAATGCGAGAGTTGAAACAACACCAATCCCTCAATTAAGAGAGTTTAAACAACAATTAGTTAAATGTGATGGTTCAGGACAGTTTGATAGTTTTGATGGTTTTAGAGAAGATGAAACTGCTGAAGTTAAGAGTAAATTGTCTCCTTACGGATTCTTAAATAAAAAAATTGATAAAAGACAAGTATTTAGAATTTTAGCGGGTAAAACCAAATATCTTAAAGCACCTAGTCCATACATTATTGGTCTTAACGAATCTACTGATTTAAAAATTAAATCTTTAATTAAGGAAAATTTAACAAAAGTTAAAACTGAAAAATTAAGAACATATTCTGCGGAATCTAAAATTGTTAAAGGTAGAACGTCTATTATAGTAGAGACTTTATATTTAAAAACCAAACCTCAACAAAAAAGATTGTTTAACGATATATTGACAGAATCTATTTATTTAAATTCTCAAAATTTTAGTAAACATATTATCCAAGAACAATTTTTTGAAACGTTAAAAGGGTTTTTTGACAAGGGTGATTACGATTCAATTTTTGACACATTTAAAGAATATATGGGTGAATGGTTAGTTTCTAAATTAACACCATTACACTCTGATGGATGGATGAGTAAATTAATAATTAATTCACTTGATGATATTAAAGTTAGTGATATTGAAAAATTACTTGATTGTAGTTATTTGACAAAAACAATTTCAAAATCAATTGTTGATGGAAGTGCTGGGAAATTAAAAAAAGATGCTGATTTGAATGGTGGTCTATACGATATGGTAAGAGACAACATTTTTGATTATGTAAACGATAATGACTTTTTAAATAAACTTGAAAGTAATATCACAAAAATATTATGTCCATTATTAAATGGGTTATCTGATAAGTTAGATAACGCTCATGATGAAATTAGAGATAAAGCAATGTCTAATTAAAGTACCTTCGGAGTAGAATCCGAATGGGATTAACCAACTAAAAGAAAGGGGAAAATTCCAAATCTAGCAAAAAGATGTCGAGAGACATCTTTTTGTTTTTTAATTATGTACGAATAATACTTTATCAATTTTAAAAATACTTGGTGATAATTTAATTATATCACTAAAGTAAATCCAATCGGCGTTAAATGCGACAGAATTAAAACCTACTTTTTTAGCTAACTCACTTTTAATAACAACATTACCCATATCAACTTTGGAACTAATTAATTGACTATTCATTAATCCGTAAGTCGAATTATTACTATTAAATGGTGTTTTATGTGAATGAATTAAATCAAAGTATATTAAATCTTCCGTTCTTTTACTAATCTCATCAACCATTGTTGGCATATAATAATTATCTCCATTAGTTAGTAAGACATATTCATTCTTAATAACGTTTTCTAACGACCATTTACGTAATAAATGTCCGTAATATTCAGTTCTTACAGGATGCTCAATAAATTCAATTTTATCTGAATTTAAATAACCTTCATTTCTAAGTTCGTTATGTAATGTTGGATTTGGACCGTCATGAATAATCACTAATCTCCAATTATTACTTGTTTGAGATTTAATTGAATTAATGAAACATTTTAATATTTCATTTTGTCCGTATGTTACAGCAATTATATCAACCATTTTTTAGGGTGTTTAATTTTAGGGTTTAAAAATTTATTTATGTAGATTGATGAACCAATGGATATTGGGGATATTTGAGTATCAGTTTTCCATGAAGAATAAACTTGAGATAATTGGTCTCTAGCGCTAAAATTTTTAACTTCATCCCACCAAATATTATTAAATTCGTTAACTTTTTCATTATTTTTTCTAATGGTGAAACCACTATCGAATAGATTGTAATTGTGAGGAAAACCTTCCATTCTATATTTTTTCATTTGAGTATTAACAATGTCCGGATAGTCTAATCCTTGAGATTTAACTTCTTCAGATTCTGAATATAAGCACTGTCTTACATCATGTTTATAACACATAATATCATTGTTAAAAAACTTAATTTCATTTAATAATTCTTCGGCATTAGAAAATCTTGGAACATAACAATGGTCAATCCAAATACTTATGTCGTGAGTTGGTAAAATTAAATGAGGGTTTAGTTTAATATATCTAGCTTTTCGTCTGTTATCTAAATTATTATCAATAAAATCAACATGATTAACTTCCCACACATCTGATTTAAAATATTTATTATCGGTAAATAAAATGTATCTAATGTTTGGGTCGTATACGGTTGGTGTTTTTAGTTCATCGTACCCACCAGTACTCACACTATAAACAATTATTTTTGGTGTTTTATTTGTAAAAGTTTCCATTATTTTTTAGTTATCGGTATAGTAATTATCAATTATATTTATTTTTTCTTTAATCATTTGTGTTAAAGTTAACTCGAGGTCTCTAAATTCTTTAGAATTTCTAAATTCCCCCCATTGATTTCTCCATTTAGGTATACCCCAATTCATAGTTCCGGTTGGATTTCTATTTGGAGATACGTGAATACCGTGAACAGGTCTATATGAATTATCTATTAAAAAATTAGGATGACGTTTTTTAACTAATTCATATAAAAATACTTCATCATGTTGTAATAAACCTGTTTGGCATAAATTATCATAATTTGGTAATGGATAATAATTATCGTATGGTGTAAAATGTAACCCACTCAATCTACGATGAGGATGGGATTCGTCTTTGACTGGTCTCACAATATTTGAATATGGTAAACCTGTTCTTATCATATCATTAATATGAATATCGGATAATTCTTTTTGAAGACAAATAATGTCTATATCGGAAATATAGACATATTCACTTTTAGTTTTTGGGGTGGTAAAAAATCTAATCGTATTTGGTATTGCATTATATTTTTTACTATTAACATTAATAGGTCCAAAATCTATTAGGTGAATGCTAAATTTATTTGGGTAAAAATTATTAAGTACCTGTAAACTTTTTAATATTTCAGGTTTTAACATTGTATCAACACCTATTTCAACAAAACAATTTTCGTTATAATATAGATGGGATAATATAAAAAGAGGTATAAATTCTTTGTATATCCCATTACATGCGGTAAAAAAATTAGTTCTAATCATTGTTTATTATTTTTGTTTTATGTTGTCTTATATAGTCAAATCCTTTATCCGCCCATTGAGCTCTACCTAATGGGTTTTTTAAAAAATGTTTAATTAATGTTGGTATGTAATCATAATTTGTTATTGCGATATGATTACTTAAGTAATCGTATTTTTTGTCATCATTTTTTTCCATAATAACAAAAACTTTATTGGATAATAAAGGTGTGAGTCTAATCCAATCAAGTTCTTGTGAACTATCGTGTGTACTGATTAATAATACAATTTTACTTTTATTTATTAATTTCCATAAATCAGTACCAGCAACCGGAGGTGATGTATGAAGAATAACTTTATTTGGTACATTTATTTTATCTAAGAGTTCTTTTCTTCTTGGGCTTAAAACTCCGTAGAAAAGAACGTCAATTTCTTTAGATTCTTCACAATCAACCCTATAGTTATTGGAATAACGTATTTCAAAATTCTTAGAGTAATCTAAAACTTTAATTGCGTTATCACACATTATTTTATATTCCGGATATCTATTGAAAGTTCTTTCAGGTGGTTCTGTTTGAATAACAATATAATCACCTTTAATTGATTTATAAAATCCTGATAAAAATGAAGTGAAAAATAATACCCATACACCTGTTTCATTTGGATTTGATGTGTGTCTACAAGGTTCTTCTAAAACCTCCTCAACCATTTTTGAAATTGAATTAAAATAACCCCCTTGTTTATGAATTAAATACATTATAGTAAGTGTTGTCTATTTTCTTTTATACCACCACGATACCAATGTTGTACATATATCCCTTTCATTAACCCGACTAATCCACCGGAAATTCTAATTTTTCTATGAATGTCGTTATCTATAGTTAACATTTTATCTTCTTTAAAACCACCAACTTTTTCCCATATGGATTTTTTTATAACAATTAAAACACCACTTAATTCCATATTATGTGTAACATCCATAACTTGATTACCATATAATTCCCAAAGAGAATCTCCAAAATTCCTATGGTATTCTTGGTCATTTGTTTTAATATCGACATTAGGAGCAATTTGATATTGACAATTAACTCTATTTGTTGTACAAGTGAATAATGAATATTCAGGATTAGTTTGAATAACTTCTTCAATCCGTTTCCCAAAAAAATGAGAGGTATGAACAGCATCACCATCTAAAAAACAAACCCAATCATCAGTTTTGACCATTGACATTAATTCATTATATGATTTACCAATATTTTTATCAGAATTCCAGGGTATCATATGAAAAACCCTTCCTTTAGGTTTAATAAATGTATTCTCAATCATTTTATTTTGTTTTTATTATTAAAATAAGACATTAGGTCTATTTATAAATATTGAACCTTTCTTTTTATGAAACTAGTTATTGTATCCACATTTTGGAATTCCGAAGAATACGTCGCAGACTGTATTAAATCTATAAAAAATCAATATTATAGCGAATTTGTCGTATATATGATTGATGATATGTCAACTGATAATTCTTACGATGTTGCTCTTGAAGCCATCGATGGGGATGAACGATTTATCTTAATAAAAAATATTGAGAAAAAATATAAAACCAAAAATTTTATTGATGTTATTAATAATAATCCAAATATAGATTGGGATGATGTTATTATTGAAATTGATGGTGATGACCAATTAAGTGATAATTTTGTTTTAGGATTAATTACTAAAATATATACAAATGAAAATATATGGATTTGTGGTTCAAAATGGATGGATAAAGACGGTGTTGTAGGGAATTATGGTAAATTTAATGCTGATAAAGCAAGAATTAAATCGTGGAATTTCTCACACATGAGAACCTATCGAGCATTTTTATTTAGAATGATTAAAGATGAAGATTTAAAATTTGAGGGAGAATATTTTAAAGCGGGTTGTGATATTGGTGCAGGAATACCAATGTTAGAAATGGCGGGAAATTCTCATTTCTATTATTTGGACCAAGTAACGTATATCTACACATGGCATGAAAATCAATCATATTCAAATACAAACTCATTTGGGGATAAAACTCTACAAAGTAAAATTGCTGGATATGTTTACAAATTACCTAAATATGAAAATATTACAATAGTAAATGAAGATGGGATTACTTATACTCCTAATTATGGTAAACCAAAAGAAAGTCAATTATTATTGGATAAATTAACTAGTAAAAAAATAACATTATCTAAAAAACCTGTAATAGTTGATTCAAGGATAATTAATCCTCCTAACAGTGTAGTTGATAAAACAAAAAATATTAATTTAATTAATAGTTTGATGAATAAAAATGAACCCACAGATAATGTTGATTATAATGTTATTAACCAAGTTTTACAAACCAAAGGAATTTTTATACCATCTAAAAAAGACGAAAAACCTCTTAGAGAACTAGTACCAAACTATAGAAATCAATTAACAGAACTTAAAAAAGACTCGATGGTTAACCAAAGAAAACAAATTGAAGAGTCTTTTAATGTTAAAAGAAAAAAAGGTGGGTTTTATTTTTGATAATTAAATTATTTGTATTACTTTTGTCCTATGAAAACATTTGATGATTTAGTATTTAAACCCCACTCAATGGGTAATGGAGCTGTTCAAGCAAAATTAGATTTAGGAAATGATATTGAAGTTTCCGTTGTTGGGGGAAAACATTTATATGGAAATGGAACGACTTCCTTTGAAGTTGCTGCGTTTTATAAAACTCTTGATAAATTTGTGCCAATGCCCGATGGTAATGATGTTTCAGGATGGAATTCAAAAGAAGAAGTAACCGAATTAATTAATTATTTAGAAAATTTATAAATTATGCCAGATTTTAGTACAGAAATTGATATTGAGCCTTACGAATATATATCGGCGTGTTCAAAAAGAGATATTGACGATTTAATTGAAAGCCTTATTGAGGATGGTCATTTAGATTCATTCAATGGGAGAGTTAAACCAAAAAAAGAAGGGGCGACAGTAATGGAGTTAGAGTGGGATGAATTAATGATGAAAATTAGAAATTCTAAGCATTTACTATCCAATGAGGACGAAAGTAGAATAATTGAGATTGCGAACAAATTGATATAATAAAAAAAATAAAAAAATATTTGACTTTTGATAAACTTTTCGTAAGTTTGTAATAGTTATAAAGAACAAGGTAGAAATACCACAAAAAAAAGAAAAATGAAAAATAGTAATAAACATATGAATGTCTCGATTTGGAACCAACAGTTTAGTAATTGTTCGTATCCGCGTATTTCGCATACAAGTTCAGATGATTTATTCGATGATTTAACTACAATATAGATAAAGTTAAACATAAAATATAACCAAAATCCTGAACTCAAAAAGTTCAGGATTTTTTTTTGGTTAAAAGTTTGGAAGTTAGAAAAAAAGGATTACCTTTGTCCCATCAAAATAAAGGAATTAGTTATTTGAAATATTGGTAAGAAAAATGGAGGAGTGGACAGTTGGTTGTCGAGCGGTCTTGAAAACCGTCGCTCGTAATGGGTTGCAGGTTCGAATCCTGTCTCCTCCGCGGGTTAGTTAAATAGTTTAATCCACACCCAAAAAAGAATGTCCGGAGCAGTCCGGGGCGAACGTAATTGTGGTAACCGTTCATTAACTAAAAAATATTTTGTCCCTTCGTATAACGGTTAGTACACGTAGTTTTGGTCTACGCGGAAGTGGTTCGATTCCATTAGGGATAACAAGGGTTCGGTGGAAACCCAAGAATAGGTGATGAGCCTATGTCCACCACAACTGCCGAGTGGTCCGGGACCAAAGACGGCTCATATCTGACTTTAGAATGGCTCAACACCATTACTCGGTACAGAATGATGATAAAGGTGTCTCACTACCTCATCAACTATTGCAATAGTAAAGTGGGACTCAGCCTCGTTGGCGTAATGGGAGCGTATTTGTTTTACATACAAATGGCGGTGGTTCGATTCCACCACGAGGTACTAATATTGGTTCACACTATACCACATAGGAAAGGAAGTGTAATTGGGTAGTAAAAGTCGTTCGGATACGGCAACTTGACTGTAAATCAAGTCTTAACTGGAGTGGTTCGAGTCCACTACTGCCCACTATGATAATGGGTTTCTCTATATTGGATGTCGACAATTCAATATGGGTTCAAGAAATCATCACCCCCCTGAAAAGGGAATGTGCCGAGGGCCTCGTAAAACTACGATTAAGCACTTAAGAATGGAGCGAGACGGGTACTCCATCATTATTATAATTGGGGATTAAGCTAATCTAGTGAAAGCATTGGTCTGAAGAATCAAGGAGACCGGAGCGTAACCGGTAGTCCCCACAAACAAGGAAACAACCCCCGAGTTGGTAAGCGCTTATCCGGACTCAAGAGAAGTAAAGTTATCAGATGGGTGCGTAACGCCTTGGACTACTATTATTGAATGATACGAGCCTGCAAAGTTCGAAAGGAGTCAGGTAGTAGTCAAAATTGGACTTGTAGCTCAGAGGAAGAGCGTTCGCCTGTTAAGCGAAGGGTCGGGATATCGTGATTCCCCAAGTCCGCGGAGTCCTGATACAACAGGAAACCCCCACTCCCATATGGCAGCCGGTCCGTTAAGCCGGTGAAGTGGGGTAAAATTGCTCTTGTAGTAGAATGGTTAGCACACATTCCTGATAAGAATGAAAAGAAGGTTCAATTCCTTCCAAGAGTACAAAACCTTAAATGTGGTATCCGATACTGACAGCTCCTACTTAAGAAGGGGTGATGGGTGTGAAAGCGGATTGAAAAGGGTACATCTCAAACCCACATTGATAGGTTTAAATATGGTGGCTATAGTGTAACGGTTAACACGATAGATTGTGGTTCTGTAAATGGGAGTTCGATTCTCCTTAGTCACCCTAAATTATGTGTTATGGATGAGAATGAAAAAATTGAAGAATTAGAGGGTCTAATTGTAGATTTAAAATTTGATTTAAAGAAATCCAAAGACAAAGAGATGGTTTACTTGGACATTTTATCCAACATTGATAATTCGTTAAAAGTGTTGTTCAAGAGGGAACAAGAAAATGAGAGATTTAATCTTGGTGATGATGTTAATTACCGAGAATGTATTGAGAATCTAAAGTCGGCGTTGGACGAATATAAACGAGTTTATAAATTACGGTTATGAAAAAGGTATTGGATAATCTTTGAGGTCTGCTAAACAACAGACTCAAGATTATGAGTGTAAACACAAACAGAATGAAACTGAACAAGGCGACTTGTTCAAAAGATTACAGATTGATTTGGTTAAAGTTTGAATACCCATCTTATTGGGATGAGGGTGTTTATTACAGAAAAGGTCAGTTCTCTCACAAATACAGAGAACATAAAACTTGGAAGTATAACCGAATGACTCAGTGGAAGTAAAAATTGAGTATCTTTGTAAATTAAAGTCACCCTTGTGCAAATTGGTGAAACGGTCAATTAAATATAATATGTCTATAGTACTAATACTTTAATTTACATAAAGATACTATCAGTAATGGTAAATGTGTTGTTCCCGGTGAGAGGGGAATATGAAATACGAGGTAGGTTATATCATCCTACACAACACAGAGGAGTTCTCAACCTCAAATTGTCTCCATCGTTCAATTGGATAGGACTTATCTTTACGGCAGATACGATAGGGGTTCGAATCCTCTTGGGGACACAAAAAAATCGTTAGATGCCAACATATGTAAATATGGCAACGTCAAAAGTGAAAGAGCTATTCACTGTAGGTTAAGCGATGTCCTACGAATTGGAGAGTAAAACAATCAGGGTATTGTCACCGCCTGCTAAGCGAGTGGTTCTGTAAAAGGGATGGATTTCGAGTATTCTGCTCTCCGCAGAAAATTAAAGATTATGGAAGAAAAAGAGAAAGAAAAATTTTGGTATGAAGCAGGGTTTTTCATAACTAAAAAAGGAATTAAAGTTACTCTTTATTTAGAGGTAAAATAGATATTATGAAAAAAATTGAAATAAAAGAAATTACCGATAAATTAGATGCGATAGGAGTCAATTACACGGTAAATAACAATCCAACACCCGAACAACTTGAAAAACTAAGAAAAGGTGTTGAATCAAGAGATTTAAGAATTCAACAAATGGTAGAGGATTATCACTCAGGTAAGTATGATGAGTTAATTAAATCATTATAAAATAATTAGTTCCCCCGTTTGTTCCGTCAAGGGGTATAAAGAGACATCAATCAACGGAACCCCAAATGGAGTCCTTGCCTTAGTAGGATAAAGATGTTATAAACTCAACTAATTAAATTCTAGATGTGGGAAAGTTGGTTAATCCGGTACACTTGGAATGTACAGACCGCTGGTTCGAGTCCAGTCATTTAGACGAGGGAGATTGTTACTAATTTATAGAACCCTAACAGTATGGGGGAAGCGTAGAATTAGAAAATTCGGGATATTGGGGAGTCCGGTTACCCCGCCTGCTTTGGGAGCAGGAGAACTCGCAGGTTCGAATCCTGCTATCCCGACAATTTAGGTGGTTAGCTCAATTGGTTGGAGTCCTTCGCTGATACCGAAGAGGTTATGAGTTCGAGTCTCATACCACCTACAAATGTGGCTCACTGATTTTGATTATTAAGCTCAAATTACTTATATTTTGAGCCAAATGATAGAGTAAAATGAGCCCAATCACCCCCAAAGCTTTAAGGTGAAGCACGATACTTTTAATATCGGGAAGTTGGTTCGATACCACCTGGGGGTACAAAAAAATGTTTAATTAAAAATTAATAGTCGTGAGTAGTTACCAAAAAACTTTGGTTTTGGATTCAAGTTTTATGGCGAGGAGTATTATTTCCACAGAGAGGGCTTTCGTCATTTCTTATAAGGGTAATGCTGACGTTATAAATGAACATCCGGAATCATTCAAATTAGTGAATCCTGAATTGGATATCAAAAAACCATCAATTATCCGGGTCTACAAATATGTGAATCAGATAATTCAAAAAGTTCCTTTAAGTAGAGAGAATGTTTATCGTAGAGATAATTTTGAGTGTGTGTATTGTGGGGACAATAATAGAAAGTCGTTAACATTAGACCACGTAGTGCCCCAATCTAAGGGTGGTAAAGACAGTTGGGACAACTTGGTTACCGCTTGTAGAAGATGTAACGGTGAGAAGTCCAATTTAACATTGGAAGAGTATGGTAAAGAAATTCCACAACCAAGACGACCACACTATTTGATGTTGATGAAACAGGTTCACCACGAAATTCCAAAAGAATGGGAACCATATTTGTTTTTCTAAAAAAAACTCGTATTATTATATAAACTAAAAAATATGAGTATTTCAAACGTACAAAAAACTAAATATTATGAAAGGGGTCTTATTTTACCTAAGTGTGTAAACATTGGGTGCGATAATGATGTTGCGGTTAGAAGTTGGACAAATTGGTCTTTTAAGACTGAATGTTCAAGATGTCAAACAGATAGAAAAAAAGGGGTAATTAGAGAAGGTATTGTCATTCATAAGAAAAAATATTGTGAAAATATTGATGGTCAATTAGGATTTAAATGTCCGGTCCCAACCATTGAAGATTGGGTTGGATTTGAAATTGGTTGTTTAGATTTAGACCATTTAGATGGTGACCACAATAATAATGATACTGAAAATGTTAAAACATTTTGTAAATTATGTCATAATAGAAAGAGCATCGACAGCGGTGATTGTTCTAATAAAAAAGATTCCGCAAGAAATTTTAACCTATAATGGAATTAAAAATAATAAATGAAGATTGTTTATCTGGATTAAAAAAAATTGAAGAACCTTGTGTTGATTTAACTTGGACTTCTCCACCCTATTATAATGCTAAGTCATATAGTGAATGGCCAACATATGAAGATTACTTGGAATTTTTAAAAAATGTTTTTTTAGAAATTTTCAGAATAACTAAGGATGGTCGTATGTGTGTGGTAAATTTATCTCCGGTTATTGTGGCTCGAGAATCAAGGTCTCACGAAAGTAAACGTTTGGCAATCCCATTCCACTTTTTCGCAATAATGGAAAAAATGGGTTGGAAATATATTGATGATATTGTTTGGGTTAAACCTGAAGGTGCTGCAATTAATAGAAATGGCGGGTTCTTCCAACATAGAAAACCTGTGGCGTATAAACCAAATTTAGTATCGGAAACAATATTAGTATTTCAAAAACCGGCTAACTTTTTAATAGATAAGATTGTTAGGTCGTATGATAAAGAAACTTTGGAGAAATCATTGGTTAATGAAGAATATGAACGAAGTAATGTTTGGTTAATTAATCCGGAGACTAAATCAAAACATTTGGCACCATATCCTGAAAAATTATCAGACAATATTGTAAAATATTATTCTTTTTATGGTGATTTAGTGTTAGACCCATTTTTAGGTTCAGGAACAACATTAGTTTCGTGTAAGAAATTGGGGAGAAAAGGTCTTGGTTATGAAATACACGATGAATATGTTAAAATGTCTGAAAAAAGATTAGAAAAAGTTTTTTCAGTTCAAACCAAATTATTTTAAAATTTAATTGTATCTTTGTCAAAATTAAAAAAGAGGAGATATGAATAAGTTAAAAATAATGTTTAGGGAGAATTGGAAATCAATAATGTTTTCGTATTCATTGTTTATGATTAATGCGATATTAATGGTTATGTATCCAAAAGTTTTGGGTAATGCGATTGACCATTTGATAGTTAAAGATTATTCATACATATGGTATTTGGTTTCTACGTTTGCTGCGATTATGTTCTTTGGATATATTAGTAGAATTTACGACACTAAAGTGTTCTCCGGAATTTATAGAAGATTTGCTTCTATTGAAACTTGTAAACAACTTGATAGTGATGTTGAGACTACCAAAATCAATGGAAGATTAACCTTAATGCACTACATCGTTCAGTTTTTTGAGAGAGATATGTTGTTAGTAATACAAACAATCATTGGTTTGGTTGGTGCTATCTACTTCTTGTCAATGGTAAGTTTACCGATTGTTGGGTTCTTGATTATCACAACAATTTTAATCTTGGGAGCGACAGCATATTATTCACCAAAGATAGCAGATATTACGAGTCAATATAATGATTTGTCTGAAGAACAAACTGATGTGATTGGTACGAGAAAAATCTCAGCAATTAACAATTTGTTAAAAAGAGGTCAGTCCTTATCTCTTAAAATGTCAAGTATTGATGCTAAGTTCTCAATTTGGATTCAAGGAATTGTTTATGGAAGTGTAACCGCATTGTTAACTTACTATGTAATGTATAATAAGGTGAGTGTGGGAAGTGTATTTTCAACTTATAGATATATGTTCGACTTTTGTAATGCTCTTCTTGGGTTACCAACAATTTTAACATCATATATCAATATTAAAGATGTTATTAAAAGATTAGAAACAGAAAATTAAAGATTATCACTTGGTGTAAGTGGGAATGAATACCACCTTGGGTTAGCATAGTAACTGAGATAGAATCTCTTAATTTGTTACTGAATACGGGTTCGAATCCCGTAGTGATAATTTTAAAATAGAAAACCTACGGTACTCATAGAATGATATGGACACAATTCCTGTTCTTTAGGTCGTAGGTTAATTGGTCTTGATGGTCGTGGCGACCGGTTAGTCTGCAAAACTAACAGAGTGGGTTCGATTCCCACCGAGACCTCAAATAACATAATTGTTTAACCACGAAAATGGGCTTGAACAACCGAATGGAAGACGCGTTTCTTACTAGGGAGTAAAATAGAAAATTAGATTCGGAGGCATCCGGGTTGTGTGAAAAAGTAGGGGGGTTACCCGGCGGGGAACCAAGAAGAATTATGTTATTAAATGCAGGTCACAGACAAGGCGTCGGTCAGGTCTCCAAAACCTCGATGGGTAGGTTCGATTCCTACGGTCTGCGCAGAAGACGGAGAGTGAGTCAAGGGTAATTCCGTTATGGTTATCCCTAGAGGGTCTCTCCCGAAGAAATATGGATTTTGAAGCACAATTGGACGTGCGACCGGCGTAAGGCCGGGAGGATATAGGTTCGAATCCTATCAATATCCCAAATTAAAAAGTTTAACAACCGGGGTGTCCATACTCTAAAAAATTAATGGACTAGACGTGTTGATAGGGGTGACCTCCCAATAGTAGCACCATAGAAATATGGTAAAGGATAGATAAGGACTAGTACGCCGGTGACGAACACGACGAATTCCGGATTTCCCATTGTTGCCCGCTACGACCCAAGGGCGGGGTTGTTAAACTTTTTTTTATATATTTATCAATATGAAAAACTTTAAATTTTTAATGGATAAACTCAAGGATTATAATTTAAACTCTGAGGATTATGCTGTTTTTGGTTCGGCACCATTAGTGATAACCGGTATGGTTGATGATGTTAACGATTTAGATGTTATTATACGACCATCAAAATGGGGATTCAATGATAAAGGAGAATATAGAACCAAAGATATTGAGTTCTTCGATAATTGGCCCAAATATGATATTGATGATTTAATTGATAATCATTCATTCCTATATAACGGAATTAGATTTATAAATCCAAAAAAAGTTCTCGAATATAAAAAATTACTTAAAAGAGATAAAGATAAAGATATTTGGGATTATTAAAAATAATAATTATAAAAAAAGGGTTAGAATTATCTAACCCTTTTTATTGTTTATTACACTACTGGTTTTTTGGCAACAATTGACCAAATTACACCAACTAATGTTAATACCGCACCCGATAGTTCAGTGTACAATCCGTCAGAAATGTAACCTTGAGCAATTACAATACCACCAACGGCAGTGAATACATGGCGAATAACACCAAAAATTTGTTCTTTATTCATATTAAAGTTTTTAACGTTTATTATCTATAAATAGTTTTAAAATCATCGTTATTAAAAAAATAAATAAAAAAAGACTTGACACTTTTATAAAAAGTCGTATATTTATTAGAAATTACAATAACACAACAAATGCAAACTTTAAACATATTACTTACGATAGCGGGAACTGAGGGTAGAGATACAACTTGGAAGTCGATGGTATGATATATATTTAAGTAAAAAAAATATTCAAAAATCCATCTTCAAAAAAGGTGGATTTTTTTTTGGTTTATAGTTGTCGGAATGAAATAAAAGATTATCTTTGTACCGAATTAAAAAACAAGATATGGACGATATAAGAGAAGAGTTGGTTATGGATTACTCACCAATATTAGGAGTAACCTACGGATTAAAAAATGTTTTAATCGAAGAAGAAAAAAAAGAAGAATAAAATTTGGTAGAATGAAATAAAGTATTATCTTTGTACCATCAAAAAGAAACAAGTTAATTGAAATATTGATAATGTAAAAATGACATCTCCCAAGGGAGAAAGTCCTGGTCCGGATAGAACCTCATCTATCCAAAATTCGCTGCCATCATCTAACGGTCAGGATATATGGTTTTCATCCATAAAATCGGAGTTCGATTCTCCGTGGCAGTACTTTAAACATTTTTGTACTTTTACTATATATTGAGATATTTATAGTAAAAGAACAAAATGGCGAGAAAAAAACCACATATACATTACATTTATAAAACAACTTGTAATGTTACAAATAGATTTTATATCGGAATGCACAGTACCACTAATTTAGAAGATGGTTATTTGGGTAGTGGAAAACGATTAAGATATTCTATTAGAAAATACGGTAAAGAAAACCACACAAAAGAAATTTTGGAGTTTTTACTAACAAGAGAAGAGTTAGTTATTCGAGAGTTAAAAATTGTTGATAAGATTTTAATCTCCGATAAATTATGTATGAATCTTAAAGAAGGTGGTTCAGGTGGATTTACAAAAAAAGATTGGGAAAAGGGTCAAATAGCGTCTAGTATTCTTATGAAAGAAAGATGGAAAGACCCGGAATATCGAGATAAAATGATTCGTGTAAGACAAGAAGGAGTAAAAAAACTACATAAAGAGGGGAAGATTAAGTATGATAATTTTAAAGGGAAAAAACATAGCCCCGAATCTATTGAGAAAATGAAAGAATCTCGAAAAGGACAAGGTAATGGGGAAAATAATTCTCAGTATGGGACTTGTTGGATAACAAATGAAATTGAGAATAAAAAAATATTTAAAGGAGATTTAATTCCGGAAGGATGGAGATTGGGAAGGAAAATAAATAATGGGGGTATCGTATAAAAGCAATTACAGTGGTTTTGCAAATCACAGAACACGGAGCGTTACCGTGTACCTCCACAAAAATAAAATAAAAAAAGATTTGGTAGTTTAAATTGTTCTACCTATCTTTGTTGAGAATAAAAACAAGGTCTATTAGTGAAGAAGCATCATCCAACACTGTCACTGTTGAGTAGACGGAGCGTTACCGTCATAGACCGCAAAACTCAAGATTAATTACCTTGGGAATGGATGATTCGAAGCATCCGATTGATTATAGTGTAATGGTGCACACCATCCTCCAAAACAGGGTTCGAGTCCCTGGAACGTGGGCTTCTCAGGGGAAGGGAGATTAAGGTTCAAATCCTTATTAGTCAGCAAAATAAATAATACATCGCGAGGGGGGGGTATAGTATCCCATCGGTCTCATAAGCCGAACAAAGCAGGAGCGTTACCTGCCCTACGCTACTAATTTAATAACTAAATCCGTATGGCTACAGTAGCAAAAAGGTCAAGACAACAAAGAGTTCTTGAAATGTTGGAGAAACAATTAAAAAATGGTGTAAAAACCGAAAAAGGTACTATGGATACCAAGATTCCATTAACTGATTCTGATGTGAAGAGAATCAACAAAGAGATTGACACTCTTAAAACAAAAGTGTAACAAAATAGATGATTAATTTCATCTAACTGCGAGTGAAGTGTTTCGGTAGCATCTCTGACTTCCAATCAGATGGGCCGGTTTCGACTACCGGTACTCGCACAAAAATACAACACGACGAAAATAGGTTAACCAGCACCTGTTATCACGACACCTATAGTATTCAGAAAGTACGTATTATCTGTTTTGCGGTGAGAAGGGAATAAGTCCGGATTAGCTATCCACCTGATGAAAACCTTAAGTCGGATTGTGGTGTTGCTCCACAGCAGTGTTTTATTTTAAATTTTATATTCTGTTTGACGTTAGACAGTATGGTGCCCTCGATATCTCGGAAACACAAGTGGGGAAGGAAGTTACTCACCACATACAGAAAACATAGATTCGTATGTCTAACGAAAGGTTAAGTGAAAAGGTCGGCATTCGTTCCAACGTTGCGACAGACTATAATAGGGGAGTGAAGGGGTTTGGGCCTTCACACTTAATTACCAATCTATGTCGGTAACAGAATAAATTGGCTCCATCGTTCAACGGATAGGACATTTCTCTTCTAAGGAAATTATCGGGGTTCGAATCCCTGTGGAGTCACATCAATTGCCTTGGTGGTGGAACGGTAGACACGCTTGTCTTAGGAACAAGATTTTGAGGGTTCGATTCCCTCCTGAGGTACAATACATTATCATAACTCGGTGTGATACACCGCCAACTACCTCCTTAAACAACGTGGGAACTGCGGTTCTCCCAATGTGGCCGAAGTGATGATGTTATAAGAAACAGAGAAAAATCTGGACAGCGAAAGCAGGATAGACCTTGGGCAGTTTCTTTTAGTAGTTTAAGAGACAGAGTTGACTTCTACTTAAAAAAAATACTCTGCGACAGGCTTCCTACGCACGAATGGTGGTGTACCGGATTTGTAACCCGGAATAGAGTCAGTTCGATTCTGACAGGAAGCTCAAAATGAACGGGTGGTAAATGGTAAAGCGTCTCGGCCAGGAGGTCGGGAGATGAGGTTCGATTCCTCGAAGTAAACGGAAATTTATGAGTATGGTACTATTGTAGGTTCGAATCCTACTCTGTTCACAAAATCGACTATAAGAGGATTGGTATGTAGGAACAACATACAAGTAGTTGACATCTCGGAAAGACGAGAAAATAGTCAGGTGGCGGAATTGGTGTACGCAGTGGTGTGTTAAATGTGGGAATAGACATAATCCCTAATCCTTGTGAAAGGACTAACCGCTTGTCTTTTATTACAGGTTCGACCCCTGTTCTGACTACAAATTATAAAGGAAGTGTCAAACGCTCTTTAGACACACTTGACAACTAGGGATGGAGTTCGAATCTCCTGACACAAATTAGGGCTTGTGAATAACAGACGGGATAAGAGTAGTTGTTATAATATAGTCAGGTTGGATACAAGGTCGGTTCGAGTCCGATGGAAGGTCACGGATGACGGGTAGCACCCTGTAGAGAGGTTCGATTCCTCTCCTGACTACAATTGAGATAGAGATACTCAATAGATTTGGCATCGTTTCTTAAACAAAGATGTAGCTGACGCCTCAAACGGTTTTACAGAGGGGGTCTTTGGGAAAAGGGAGCGTACTAACTCACCTCCAAGTAATAGTTGACTTTTATGTGCGGGTAAGACCGTCTCGACTTTTGAATAGGAAAACAGAAAAAATCTACCCCAAATTAATCTCATTGGGGGAACACATCCCCGTGGTGAAACGGTAAACACCTCTTCCTTAAAAGGAGACGCTTAGGCTTACGAGTTCAACTCTCGTCGGGGATACTAATATTTATTAATATGAAAAACAACCAACCCAACTCCACATAGTTTTAGCTATTAGCTAAAATTTATGACTCAGAAATTGAGAATTTGGAGAGTAGTTCCCGTTAATAACGGTGTTCAGGCTCCCACTTTTTTCGTAGAAACTACGGAAGAAGGACGTGAGAAGGCAGAGGAATCTGCGATTAAACAAGCACGAATTAAATCGGGCTTAGGAAAGTTCAAACAGTGGAACTTTAGATTGGAGAAACTCTCTGTGAGGGTTGATAAATTTGGTAGGTATGTGAAACACCACCAATAAGTTGACATATGTTTGTGGGTTCATTAAAAACCCATTTTAGTCCTATTAGCTCAGTCCGGTCAGTAGCAGTTCGCTCATAACGAAAAGGTCACAGGTTCGAATCCTGTATAGGACACAGCGGATATTTGAGTGTAAGCAAGTACAATATCTATCGTTAGACCCTTACAGGTGATGAACGGTGGTCTTAGGGTCATTCCTAAGTGTAGATACCAGTTAACTCTACATAAAACCTTCAAGGAAACTTGGGGGTTTTTTATTTACAATAAAATAAAGTATCCTTATATTTATAAATGAAACCTTGTTGCTGAGGTTCGCGTGTTCACAGAGACATTTGAGTTGGAATTAATACCAACGAAGCGAAGTTCAATAAACATAAAAAATAAAATAAGGAAATTATGTATTACCAAACAAAAACAGGTACGCCTTGTGCGTATATTACAAAAGACAAAAAACGTCTTAAACAAGTTGGACAAAATGTCTATCTTAAAAACGGGGAAGAATTCGAACTAGAATTATTTAACCCATCATCAACCACAGTATTAGCGAAAATTAAACTTGACGGAAGTTATATCTCCGGAGGAGGAATTGTACTTAAACCGGGACAAAGAGTATTTCTTGAGAGATACCTTGACGACGCTCGTAAATTTAAGTTTGAAACTTATGAGGTTGACGGAACATCAAATGAAGTATTGGATGCCATCGCCGGAAATGGGGATGTTGTTATTGACTTCTTTGATGAATATAAACAACCGGTGTGGAATAACCCAATAACTTATGTTGGGGGTTCATTTGGTGGACCAATCCATACTTATAACTCAAACTCTTTTAATATTAATGGTAATGGTACAACAACAACCACAAATGGTAATTTATCATTTACATCATCAAGTAATACTGCGGGTGTTAATTTTAATACTACATCAATAAGTAATACTTTTGCAGGACCAAACAAAAGAGAGATTTTAGGTCCAAACAATAGAGGTGTTTTAAGAAGTTTGAAAAAATCTAAACCTAATTCTCGTAGTGAGGTTACTATGGATATGTTGTCTATGGATTCATTAGAAACCGGTAGAGTTGAAAAAGGTGGTTCATCTGACCAATCATTTCAAACGGTGAATAAAACTTTTAACCATTACGCTTGTTCAACATCAATATGGAAGATTCTTCCTGTATCACAACAAGTTTTTGAAAAACAGGACTTAAAAGTGTATTGTACTAATTGTGGTAAAAAAAGAAAAAAAGATTCTGATAAGTTTTGTTCTTCTTGTGGGAACAAATTCTAAATAATAAATAAATAACAAGGTTTCAAAATATAATCCATCATTTTTTTAGTGATGGATTTTTTTATATGAAAAAATTGTGTATCTTTGTATCAAAATATTGAAATATGAAAAGAATTTTTATTGATATGGATGGTGTATTGGTTGATTTAGGGGGAGAATTTGATAAATGGTTCGATGAACATCCAAATTTAGTTCACAAATACAAACATAGTCCTGACCATATTCCGGGTATCTTTAGAGACCCTAAACCATATGATGGGGCAATTGAGGCAATCAATAAGTTGGTTGATAGTGGGAAATATGAATTATTGATTGCCACTGCGGCGCCTTGGGGAAACCCTTATGCGTCTACGGATAAAAGGTATTGGATTGAGAAATATTTTGGTAAGTTATTTCATAAAAAAATGGTAATTACTCATCGAAAAGATTTATTACTTGGTGATTATTTAATTGATGATAGAACGGCAAACGGTGCCGGAGAGTTCACCGGTGAATTAATTCATTTTGGGTGGAATTATGAGAAAAAAGTTTGGAATGAATACCCTGATTGGGATAGTGTATTAAAAAAATTATTATAAAATGGAAAATAATGTAAAACCACCTTATCGTATCTATTTAGATGACGTAAGAACTCCAACCGGAGATAATTGGATAGTTGTAAGAAATTACGATGAATTTGTTAGTAAAGTTAATGAGATTGGATTGGAGAATATTGATATAATTTCGTTGGACCACGATTTGGGGGATACAGCAATGAAGGAGTATTTCAACAATGTTTCGCCAAATTATACTTTGGATTACAACAATATTGATGAGAAAACCGGATATGATGCCTCTAAGTTCTTGGTTGCGTTGTTTCACAATACAAATGAAGGTAGATTCAATATGAGTAGAAGTGAAAGAAAGGCTGACAAATTTGTATTTCCAATTGTATATGTTCATTCTGCAAACCCAATCGGAAGTGCGAACATAATGGGATATTTGAACAATTTTTATATGAACGAGGGTCAAGCACAAACTTGTGTGAGAGTCCAAATACCACACGTATAATGGGTCCGGAAGGTGAAAAAATAGTTGAGAGAGCATATAAACTTCATTTGGATGAAAGTGGTGAAATTATTACTTTTGATGACTTTTTTAATAAAGTAGTTTCTGATGAAGAATTTGGTAAGTATTTTGACACTTTATTTGATAGAGCAAAAAAATTAATAATCAAAGAACGTATAAAATGATAAAAATAGATAAAGAAAGAAAAGTTTGGATTATATCCGATACCCACTTTGGACATAAGAATATATGTCGTGGAGTAACTGCGTGGAGATTACCTGATGGGAGTATTCCAATATCTCAAACAAGAGATTTTGACTCAATTGGTGAGATGAATGAAATGATAGTGAATAACATTAATAGTGTTGTTGGACAAGATGATGTTTTGATTCACTTAGGAGATTGGAGTTTTGGTGGGTTTGAGAATGTAAAAATTTTTAGAGACAGAATTGTGTGTAAAGAGATTCATCTTATATTAGGTAATCACGACCACCACATTGAGAACAACCGAGAGGATTGTCAAGAATTGTTTGCGAGTGTTAATCATTACACAAAATTGATGTATAAGTTTGAGACATTGGTTTTAATACACTTCCCTATTGATTCTTGGGATGGATTAAACAAAGGACACATCCACTTACACGGACACTGTCATTTACCTCAAACAAAAATTTTTGGTAAAGGTCGTAGAATGGATGTAGGGATGGATGGTAGTTTGTTCTTTTCACCATACGATTTAAGTAACGTAATTAAGATTGTTAAGGAAAGAGAGATTCGTTCAAATATGGATGGGGACCACCACATAGATGAAGTAATAACTGAAGACGGAAAAAAAAGAAAATAATATGTTAAACACAAGAGTTGAGGATAATCATTTTAATGAAGATGATTCATTTATATCGTCACGAATAATAATTGAGGTCCCGTTATCTCACGAAATGATACAAGATTGTTATTCGTATGCGCCAATGGATGCACCGGCAGAAATAAAAAGAATGTTGATGGAATGTCTTGGGGATACGATTGATGAAATTATTTTAGGTAAAAGACCTGATAATGTTGATGAACAGTGGTTAAGAAGAAAATTAATAGAAGTGAAAGTAATATGAGAATTAAACAAACAAAAAAAGATTTATTTGTGTGTTCCTGTCATAACACGGAACATCAAATGGTTGTCCTATATGATGAGGACGATATTGATGGTGTAAGATTTCCAATGGTTTATGTTCATACTCATTTGGTTAAACGACCATTTTGGCAAAGAGTTGGTTATGGATTAAAATATATTTTTGGACATCAGTCAAGATACGGAGCATTTGATGAGTTTATCATCAATCCGGATGATGTTGGTGGGATTGAGAAGATTGTTAAATATTTAAAAGAATGTGAAATATGAAAGAGTTATTTTTATTAAGAGGATTACCAGGAAGTGGTAAATCTACGTTGGCGGAATCATTAGGTGGTCAACATATGGAAGCGGATAAATACTTTACCTACGAAGGTAAGTACGAATTTGACGTTACTAAATTAAAAGACGCTCACGATTGGTGTCAAAACGCTGTAAAAGTTTTTATGGAAAATAAAGGCAAACGAGTTGTGGTATCAAACACATTTACTCAAGAATGGGAAATGAAACCATACTTTGACTTGGCTGAAAAACACGGATATAGAGTTTATTCTTTAATTTGTGAAAACAGACACGAAGGTGTTAATGAACACGGGGTTCCGGAAGATAAATTGAAATTAATGAAAAATCGTTTTGAGGTAAAACTTTAATTTAATATCTTTGACCCACAAAATTAGTTAATTATGGAAAATATCTTTAAAGTTGCCAAATACGAAAAAACGGAGACCGGATTCAATCATAATGGGTATGACGAATATGTTATTACTTATGGTAAAGCGAGAAAGGTTCATTTACTTAGATTGATTATCAACGGACAATACACAGACCATACAATAAACCTAATTGATGGAAATAGTGGTTATAAGAAAACTATTCTCACAGCTATTAGTGATTATAAAAACGGTAGATTAAAAGGTGACCCGACTCAGATTGTAAAGAAAACAATAACCTTTAGTGAGATAGTTCAAATTTACAGTAAACCGATTGTAAGTAATGTTAAAAATTATTTATTGGGGATTAACAAAGAAGAAAGAAGAGAGACATTAACAAAATTTGAATTGATATGAGTGGGGGGACTTTTATTTGATTCTAATATATTTATAAATAAAGTTTAAAATATGATTGGAGTTTATAAAATAACAAGTCCAAAAGGTCTTGTATATATCGGTTCATCAAAAGATGTTGATACTCGTTGGAAGTGGTATAAAAAATTAAGATGTAATAGTCAAACTAAATTATATAACTCGTTAGTAAAATATGGTGTTGATAATCACATTTTTGAAGTTATTGAAGAATGTGATATTGAAATTCTTTTAGAACGGGAGTTATTTTATGGTACATTTTATGAATGTTTAGATAATAAAATAGGTTTAAATTGTCGTTTACCTAAATCAATGGAAGGTTATGTGTATATGTCACAAGACACAAAAGATAAGATAGGCTCCTCAAACAAAAGTGTTAACGTTGGTAAAATTCACGGACATTATGAGTCATCCTTAAAAAAGTTAACACCGGAACAAGTTCGAGAGATAAAATTGTTGTTAATTGAAAATAAATTAACTCAAAAAGAAATTAGTGATTTATATTCTGTAAGTAGGAGAACAATTGGTTTGATTTTGATTGAGAAAAGATATAAAACTATTGCAACAGATTTAGATTTGTCTTTAAGAAAAAAACAATATGTTAAGTTAGAGGAATGTGATTATAATGAGATAAAAAAATTGAACAAAGAGGGGGTAAGTCAAACAAAAATTGCTCAAATGTATGGTGTTAACCAATCACATATTAGTAAAATTATAAATAACGAAAATTATATTAAAACTATGAATATAAATAAAGATGGGAGAGTGAGTCATTAGTGGTGGGCATTTCGATTATAACCAATATAAGATTGGTTACATCGCAGACCAAATAGATGAGGTTATTGTGAAGAATGGTTTAGAAAAAACACCGGAAGAACTTAAAGAACATTGGATTGACCCTGATTGGTATAAAAAATACCCTGAGGACTTATTCCATTACAAATATCCGGATGAGGTTATTGAGAAGATGAAAGATGCAGTTAAAGCTCTTAAAATTGCTCAAGAATACGCTCAACGAGTGGATTGGTTGTTATCAGGTGATGATGGTGAAGAATCATTCTTAAGTAGATTAGAAGAGAATTTAAAAAAAATAGAATAAAATGATAGAAAAACTAAACAAATATTACGAAGACGGATTACTTTACAAACAAGTACATCCATACCTCCCATTAACTATATGGAACTATAGCGAAAAAGTCCAGTATGAAAATTTGTGGGACGAAACTCTTTTGATGTGTAGAGGTTTAGTTACCGACCACACCGGAGATATCGTAGCAAAACCTTTTGATAAATTCTTCAACATAGAGGAAGGAAAATTTGAACCAACTGAAAACTTTGAGGTGTATGAAAAAATGGATGGCTCACTTTTAATAGTTTTTTGGTACGAAGGACAATGGATATTAGCGACTCGTGGGTCATTTGGTTCAGACCAAGCAATTAAGGGTAGAGAATTACTTAAAAAATACAACACCGATATAATGTTCAGACATCTGACTTTTTGTTTTGAAATTTTATTTCCTCAGAATCGCGTGGTAGTAGATTACGGTGATTATGAAGGGTTAGTCCTATTGGGAACCTTTGATAAGAATGGTAAAGAATATGATGTGGAAATGTGGAGAGAATACGGGTTTGATGTGGTTAAAAAATACGATGGTATAAACGACTACAAACAACTCAAAGAAATGGTTAAAAACGACCAAGAAGGGTTTGTGGTGAAGTTCTCCAATGGGGATAGAGTTAAAGTTAAAGGTGTTGAGTATCTTCGTCTTCACAAAATTATGACCAATGTTACCACAACCGGAGTTTGGGAGTATTTGAAAAATGGTGAGGATGTTATGGAAATATTAAAAGATGTTCCAGACGAATTTTACAATAAAATTAAATCTTATGTTAGAGATTTAAGATATAGTCATTTCCAAATATCTGAGGATGCTGGTAAAAAGTTTGATGGTATGATGTATGGTAAATATAACGATAAAGAACCCATAGAAGATAGAAAAGAGTTTGCTGAGTGGGTATTCACTCAACCTAAACATATGTCAGGGATTCTGTTTAGAATGTTTGATAAGAAAAATTACTCTGAAATCATATGGAATCTAATAAGACCGGAATTTAAAAAGTTGTAAAAAAGTGGGAGTAATATCCCACTTTTTTTGTTTTTTTACTATTTATAAGTTATAAAATATTAAGTTAAAATTATGAGTGTATCTATAATAGTGGCGTTTATCACGGGGGTATTGGGACCTCTCCTATTATTATTCATTAAGAATAAATTGGATAAAAAAACTGAAAAGCCTGATATGGTGTTGGAAACACTAAAAGTTAGTGAACTTGTGATGACAAAATTGGAACATATTAAAGACGAATTTAAATCAGATAGAGTTTGGATAACACAATTCCATAATGGGGGTAACTTTTATCCAACAGGAAAATCTATAGCAAAATTCAGTATTATGTATGAAGTTGTTGGTCCGGGAATAACATCAGTTCAATCAAATTTTCATAATATTCCAGTTAATTTATTCAGCCGTTCAATAAATCAGTTATTAGAAACCGATGTGATTGAAATTTCCGATTATAAAGATGAAACTATTGCGACTTTTGGTTTAAAATATATTGCTGAAGATACTGGTTGTAAATCCGGATATTTATTTGCAATAAAAACTATTGAAGGTAAATTCATCGGGACATTAGGGTTAGATTATACAAAAAGAAAATCTAAATTGGACATTGAATCAATAAATCATTTACTACAACATTCGGCATCAATAGGAGGTGTTTTAATGACACATTTACAACAATAATATGAAAAAATTAATACAATTATTAGAAGCAAATATTAAACTAAATTCATCAGGATGTTCTTATATAAGCGTGGATTCTGATATTGGATTAGATTTAGTAAACGACGCATTATTAAAAGATATTTGTACCGCATCTAAAAACGCTAATGTTAACGTGAATATAACATCTGCGGTGTCTGACCATAGTGAAACAACAGATTCAGGAGCTGTTAGTAGACACTCAACCGGAAGTGCTGTAGATATAAGTAAAGTTAATGGTGTTGCCGTTAAAGACCCATCTAACAAAAGAAATGTTGATAGTTTTGTAATTCAGTTAGAACAACTTGGATATAAAAGAAATAGTGAAGGTGGTAATACAAAATCTGTTTTATGGCAAATGGATGACCATTATAACCATGTACATGTTTCAAATAAAGAACAAATCGCTCCAGCGGCTGATGGTTCAACAACAACAACAACAACAATCCCACCTGGTGGTGATGCCGATAGTACTGCTAGTGATATTATGAACTCACAAATCGGAGCAGCATTTGGGACGGCTTTAGGATTAAAAGAACATAGAGTAAATAAAGAAATAGGTAAAATTAGAAACTTACTTAAATAAAATAACCCCTCCGTTAAGAGGGGTTTTTTGTTTTACTTCACTTGAGTAGTATCTACTTGAGTGGTATCAACTGATGTGGAATCTACTTGTGTTGAATCATCAACAACTTCAGTTGCTTCGTCTTGTTTCACTTCGTGTTTACAAGATGTTAAAGATAACGTTGCAATAACTGCAAGGGCTAAAAATACTTTTTTCATAATAATTTGTTTTAAATAATGTTTAATTTCGTTAAATAAATAGGTTAACAAATCCGTAATATCAAGTTTTATGCCAAATTAATTTACGTAATCGTTATCGTAAAAAATTTTTTTGAAAAAAATTAAAATAATATTTGGAGATGTCGATTTAATGCTTATCTTTGTACCGGATTTAAAAATATAAAATTATGAGTAATTGGCAAACTAATACTGAAAAAAAGGAGTTTATTTTAGAACTAAAAACGATAGAATCCACTTTTAAATGGGGTTCATTAGATTGGGGGAAAATAAATAGAAAAAAATCGGACGAATTATCAGTTATTTTAGACATTATCAAAAGACAATGTAGAAATGGTTTACTTGAATTAAAAGATGGTTGTGAAAAAACTGATTTAATTTATGAAAAATAATTTGGTGGATTAAAAATAAGTATTATCTTTGTACCGAATTTAAAACTAATTATTATGACAAAATTATCAAAACACACATTATCTTTATTAAGTCTATTGGTTATAATTGGATTTGTGGTTGTTGGATTAACTATTAAAACAAACGGTATTTGGTTTGGATATTTACTAATTTCAATTGGTTCAAATGCTTTTGGAACCTTACTACATAAAGAAAATCACGGATAAATTATGACTAAAGAGAAATTATATAGAAGTGTTAACGGGGAGTATTTATATTTATTCAATTGGATAGGTGGAGGATTTAATGACGTGTGGGCACCAAGTAAAAGAGAGGCTTACGCTAAAGTGGTGAGAGAACACAAAGAACACGAAAAAAAATACCCAACTCACGTTAAGTTGAGACCGGATTATAAGACAATGAGAAAATGTACTTATTCTCAGTATCAAGAACAAAACCGAATGGGTTGGATGATGAGTATGTAAAAACTACTTGAGTAAGTGGGAGTGGTCAATCAACAACCCAAAGAAGTTTCAGGTAAATCAATATGACAACGGGATGGCCGAGCCCATATAGGTAAGTAGGAGATTTTAACAGTTTTGGTGGATTGACATAGTTTTTTGTTAAAATTATAAAAAAGGTGACATTAGTCACCTTTTTTTATGAATCTGTTATTATAAGAACATAATGGTTGAAAGTTACTATAATGATTTAATTTAAGTATTTCTTCTTCAGATGTTGCCTTTGAGGATGGAGTTATATGGTCTAAATCCCAAGTTTTATTTGGTTGATAAATACCATCTTTTGGGTTACCATAATTTTCCCAACTCATCCAAGATTCCCATAATAATTCAATATGTTTCTTAAAATCATCAAAAGAACACCCTAAAATATTAGTAGTTTTACTTAATTTTTTACCACCATTTCGTTTTAACGAAACAGTTATGTTATTGGAAATCCTAAAACGTAGTTTAACTAAAGGATTTTCATTTATCCTAATTTGTTTATAAATATTTTTTTTCTTCTTTAATATTTCACGATTTTCTTCACGATACTTTTTATTATACACACTTTTTTTTAATTTTCTTAAATTTTCTTTTTTAATAGATTCTTCTAAATTTATAATGGGTATTTTTTTAATATATTTATAACAAAGTTTTACACAACTTTTACATTGACAGTTTTTACCACTCTTCTCTTTTTTATTATTATGAAAATCACATAATAGTTTTTCAACTTTACATTTAGAACATATTTTATTCTCCATTCTTGAAATATTTAATAATTAATTCTTCAATAAATAATGATTTATTATTTGTAATTTTGTTTATTTTATTGATAAGTTCTTTAGATATTGTTATACCTAATTTACCTTTTTTATCGTCTTCTTTTAATTTAGGTCTACCCATTATAATGTTATTTATATATAAATATCCGGAAAAATATTAAAAGACGGATTTTTATCAGATTTTTATAAAATAAATTTGGTAAATTAAAATAAAGTATTATCTTTGTACCATAATAAAATAGTTAGGAGACCATTGGTTGGTATCACCTCCCCAAGGTTGAGTAACGGTAAGGCCGACTCTTTATGGCAAAGACGGAACAGGTTCGAATCCTGTCCTGACTACAAAACTAATGGGAAGTGGGATTGATAGTATCCATCTTCTAAGGAGTTGTCCCCTTGTGGGAGTGTACGGACAAAAAGTCAACATCCAGGGAAATCGTTATTGGGTGTCACACGTAGGTGGTAACGAACCTCGTATCTTGGTGTAACAACACACCATTAGTTTTTAAATAGTCAGGTGGCGGAACAAGGGTAGCACTGATAAAGCTAATTCCTGATGGTAGACGCTCACAGGTTGGTATTGTAAAAGAGGAATTGACCTCCATCTCCACGATTTTAGTGGTTATACCTTACAGGTTCGAATCCTGTCCTGACTACAAATCGACGATGTCAACTACCTGTAGTATCTACAGGGGCTATGAATAAACATAGAGACTTATTTAGGTAAGTTAAGGAATAAATGAGTTACAGTTCGGATTTGAACCTTAAAAAAGGTATTGCTTTAATGATATGAAGATTCAGAATGACCTAGGTTGTTTAGATACCTGAACCATACAAAGAAGTCTTATCGTGTGATGATATTTTTGAGCTAAGGCTGAAATTTTTTGATTCACAATTTAGTCAGGTAGCACATTGGAGATGCACGGTAAGGAAACCCCTTATGTGGACACACAGGTTCGAATCCTGTTCTGACTACTAAAATTAAATTATATGGCAACATTAGAAACACAATACAAAAACTTTATGTCGGATAATCCGGATTCAAAGTTTACCCATATTGAATGGTTAGAGTGGTACGGTAACCAACTTATTAGTGAATTAAAAAAAATTGATGAAAATTCAAAAAAAGATTTGGTAGATTAAAAAATAGTATTATCTTTGTACTCTAATTAAAAAAGAAACAAATTATGGAAATAGTATTAATACAATTCGGATTGACGGTTATAAATCTATACGGTGCAAAAATTCAAAAAGAAAAAGGTAGAAATCCCGCATTCAGTTATTTTGTTGCCGGAATGTGTTTTGGTTTAGGTATTACAAAATTGTTAGAATTATTTTTAAAATAATTTGATATATTAAAATAAAAGTATTATCTTTGTAGAAGAAATAAAGTTCTTAAAATTATTGAAAAAATAGGTGGACGTTGTGTCGAGGATTCAAATCCCTCCGGTCTTAACCCCGTAGCTCAGATGGTAGAGCATACGTCCACTAAAATATATGGTATTATAGCTCAGTGGAGATTTATCTCCTTTGGTAGAGCAGGAGTAACGAAAGACTCTGTGCCGGTGGTTCGAGCCCATCTGATACCACAAAAGTAAACCATAATTTGGTGGGGGATGGAACTACGAATTTATTTGTAGTAAAGTTTCGTCGGGTGAGAGACCCGGATGGATAGAAGGTAGACAAGTAATCCTATACACGCCCACAGATTCCTTCTCAAGGGTTTACAAATTTTATTCTGTGATAAGATAGCAGATAGACCTATTACAGCAGAACCCCATAGGGAGTCAGAAATGACGAGCAATATGGAGTCCCTATCAGATTACAGTTGAGGAGGTACTCAAAGATAACCGTGAGGTTAACAAGAAATAAACGATGGTTTGGGTAGAACGGATGTTAAAGGCGAGTTTTAGGTAGTACAGAATGGGTGACCTACGAATGAGTAAATCTTAAGGTCTTATCACAGATTAAAAAAAAATAAAAAAAAATTACAAAAGTGTTTGACAAATGAAAAAAATCACTTACCTTTGTAAAACAAATGAGGGAAACCTCAAGACGTTCTTAGAAATTTTAGATTATCCTTTACCCACTTCGGTGGAGTAAAAAACGATAATGGGTGGTATATCATCCTTAAATAAACCGGGAAACCGGGCTAAAGTGAATCTGTTGTGTTAACAGGTTTGCGGTCTCAGAAATGGGACTCGAGTATACAAGTCACATACCATCTGACCTTCAGTATTGAGGGCAACGCTTTAGAGAAAGTGGTTAGGTGACCGGGAGATGTGGGTCTTTCGGTTGAGGGGGGAACTCCAATAGGAATAAGTGATAGGAATCAAGTAAGAAGTTAGGTTATCCAACTTAATTATTACGGGTTCCAATATGAGAGAAATCTTAAAGTCGAAAGACAAGATAAGTAACAGGTGGTGCTGTCATTATCCTTATCAAACATCTACCAAGATTTTGATTCGAAGAATTCTTAAAATATGAGAGTGGGGACGCTCTACCGAGTAGGTTGGTATTTCTTCGTCCAAAAGATGATGAAGCCTAAGACAGACCTCTACTTGGACACATCCACAACACAATAACTATTTTCAATATGGTGAAAAACTAAACAGAAAAAAGCAAAAGTGTCTGTCAGGTATCATTGACAAGTTGCCTACATAGTAACGAGCTGTTCGTTGCACAGGATGACCGCAAGTCTGAATGTATTCTCGCCAAAAACCTCTACGGAGTCGAATCCGGAGTTAGCTCGCAAGGTTAAAGAGAGTTGAATAATGAGAGAGTAAATGATATCTTAAGGAGTGATTGGTCTAACCAATCGGCAATGAGGATTACCATTCAAAAGATGGTGGAAAAGAAGGGAAACAATAATCCTTCCGAAGATTCTCAATAAGACGAGTATTCTCATCGTATTAAGCCAAAAAGGTGTTACATTAATTTGTGACACCTTTTTTTGTTTATAATAGTTTATTTGATTTTTTTAGATTGTCTTCTGCCCATAGTGGTTGGAGATTAGTATAATGACATAACTTATAAAGTTCATTTTCATTTTTTGCTGAAGATAACGGAATTATATGGTCAATATGCCACCCATACTTTCCATAGTTATTCCAAGACATTCCTTCTGTAAATTGAGTTTCCAAGTAATGAGATAATTCAATAGGGTTCAATCCAACAACTTTAAAAGTTTTATTTTTTTTCAATATATTATTTTTTTTAATATACTCGGACATTCTTTTTCTAACTGAACACGAAACTAAAAATATTGGGTTTGTTAATTTTTTTAGTTTTATTTTTTCATTAAGAATATTTTTATTTTGTAGATACCATTCTTTTTGATATTTCTTTAATTCTTCATCATTTTCTTCTTTATATTTTTTATGATAATGATAAACGTGTTCTGAATTAGAATTTTTCCAATTTTTATTATATTTTAATAAATGTTCTCGATTCTTTAATCTCCATTCTTTAGCACAACTTTTACATTCACTTCGCAGACCATCTTTGGAATCTTTTCGTTTCCCAAACTCGCAAACCTCTTTTTCTTCTTTACACTTACTACAAACTTTTTTTTCCATAATGTTCTTTCAATAGTGTTTCAATCAGGCGAGATTTGTTAATCATCTCATCTTCCATTTTTTGGTATATTACCGGGTCAACACAGATTCCAAATTTTACTTTTTTATCTTCTTCTTTTTTTCTTGGGTTCATAATATCTCTTTATTATAAATATCTCAAAAAGTATAAAAAGTCATAATTATTAGAAAAAAAATCATTATCTTTGTCGTATGAAAAAATCAATTAACATAGTCAATAAGAAAGCCAAGTTTGAGTATTCATTCCTACAGACACTAATCGTGGGAATCAAACTAGTTGGTTCAGAGGTAAAGTCCATCCGTCAGGGAAAGGTCTCCATATCTGAGGGGTTTTGTTACTTCAACAATGGTGAGTTGTTTATAAAGGGAATGAATATCTCTGATTATGGGTTCGGGTCCTTTCACGAGACCGTAAAGGATAGAAAACTATTACTTAAACGAAAAGAACTTAATAAATTGGAGAACGAACTAATCAACGGAACCACCATCGTTCCTTATCGTGTATTCATAAATGATACCGGGTTAGTTAAGATGGAGATTGCTCTTGCCAAAGGAAAGAAGACATACGATAAACGAGACAGTATTAAATCTCGGGACATTGAAAGAGATATGAAAAGAGACTTGAAATAGTCTCTTTTTTTATTATAATTTACTTATGAATTTATTAATACCGACCAAAATAGAGATTAAACCCTCTCCAGGAAAAGGAATGGGGGTATTTGCAATTGATGTCATTGAAAAAGATGAGTTGATTGAAGAATGTCATTTAGTGACTTTACCAACAAAAAAATGGGAACAATCAAGATTACTTGATGATTATAGATTTTGTTATCCTCAAGGACCAAATTGGACTGAATATGTGATACCATTAGGGTATGGATGTATATATAATCATTCAGATACTAATAACGCAATGTGGAGAAATCACCCAACTAAACGAGCATTTCAATTTTACTCTTTACAAACAATCCAACCCGGTGAAGAAATATGTACTTCATATGGTGATGGTTATTTGTGGGGAGGAGTTAAACAATAAATTATCAGTTCAATAATAAACAAATAAAAAAAAAGAAATTATGGTAGATTTAACATCGTTCATTATGGGTATAGTTTTGGTTCTCGGGGTACTGGGAGTTGGAGTTGTGGTTATGATGTACATTCAGATTAAAAGATTAAAAAATAAATGTTCCCAATTGGAACAAGTACAAGGACACATCTTCACAGAAATAAATAGAACAGGTGATGACCTACATCGTCGTATAGATGGTGAGATTAAACGAACCGACGAATTGTATGCTGAGACCAATAGATATATAAATGCTAGAGCTGAGGATACAAACAAAGGTCTTGATGAGGTATATAGAACTATTGATTCAAGATTAGATAAATTAGTAACTAAATTAAATCCGGTAACAAAGGATTTATTACAAGATTAAAAAATAAACATTTGAACTGATAACAAAAAAACCCATCGTATGATGGGTTTTTCTTTTTGTGGAAGTGCGGAGACTCGAACTCCGGTGTTACTTGTATTACCTATTAAGGACTACACGTTTAGGATATTGTTTAAGCTAACAATCCAAAATTTCACAATTCCCTTATTTTTAGAGTGGTTCGGTTTACTGAGAACTAATCCTCCACTTGTACCTTTTCGGATAGGTACCACACCTTTTTAAGGACTCCTGTTGCTGGGTTATATGTCCACCGACCCCAATGTGTGTTTGCTTACGCTACGTTCACAAGCTCATCTTGACGTACAAGACCTACTAGAGCCATTTTGTTTAAAACGTTTCCGTCTAAATTGTTGTACCCATAGATTTAAGTGATAGAGAACATCTCACTACGTGCCCCGAATAACTATTACGAATAGTCAATTCCGTGTCACTCCCATATTTTGATACCACAAAGATAATACATTTTTGGATAAATCCAAATAAAATTATATTTATTATTAAAATAAATATCAATGCCTGATACGAAGGACTTTAACGGAACAAAAAACATACTATTAGATAATGAAGATTGGATGGTCGTAGACCCATTGGATTACGATTCCTTTGTATATTACGCTCCGGAAAACTATAAATCTGAGTGGAATAAGTATAGAGAGGGGGACACTTACTTTATTATAGATAAAGATAAGGAGCCAATCCAAACATCAGTTATTCATAAAACACAAGATAATAAAATAGAATATTATGGTAGTGAAGTTCGTAGACATAGAGAAATGAATCGTCATGAATTTGAGTCAGATTTACCGGATGAGGTTAAATCAGTTATTGATAATATTGTTGGACAATCAGATGTGTACAAATTATTGTTAGCGGTTAAAAACGGTGAAAAAGTGACTACTAATCAAATGGAAAGGGCTGATAGTCTTATTTGGAAATTTATATATAACGAAAAAAATCCAAATAAAAGTATGGTTAAACTTTCTTTTGATGAAATGGAAGATTACTTAAAATTATTTGAACTTGATGAATACGATATTTCGTTTGCGGAATCAGTCTATTCTGATTATGGGATGTTTGATTTTGTTGATTACGACCACGCATCGAATGAATGGGATGAAGGTTATTTAATACATTCTTTTTCCGACGAAAATCTTATTAAATTTAAACAAATACTAAAACTTATTAGTCCAGGTGTGGCTAATTTGGAAAATGATGAAGTAAAATCGGCGGCATCAAAAACGGTTGAAAGTATGTTTCCGAACGAAATCGATTATATACTTAGTGATTGGGTTAATGAAGAAAATGCTTGTAAAAATAAAGGGGCTGAAAAATGGATAGAAGGAGATGTTTGTGATTATTTTTCAAATTATGGATTAATTAGACAAAATTGTTTTAGAGAATATTATACCACAGTAGGTATATTATTATCAATATATAATAGTGTTGGGGATAAAACATTAAGTTTATATGATTTACTTAAAGATATTGGACACAGAGATAGTAATATTGGTGGATGGGACGAAAATAGATGGGAGATATATTGTGAAGACTTTGATGAGGTATATTATAATAATGTCGTTGAAAAACAATTAGATAAAATATTTGAAAAAATAGAGGATTCTGATGAGTTTGCCGATATTCATGGATATTCAGAATTATATAACCGAATTGCTCAAAATTATAAAATGAATAATAGATATAAAACTAAATCAGGTAGAGAGTTTTTTATTAGAAAAATTGACCCGGCAACAAATAAAATAATTGTTCAAGTTTTTAAAAAAGATGGTGGTATGGAAGATAGAAGTTACACTGAAGAAGAATTTAATAATTTTTTAGTTTCTCCTGAATTATTTGAAGGATTTATTAGAATAAATTAATGTTATCTTTAAATTTTTAATTATTTTCCCTATATTTGCGTTATGGAAAAAGATTATGAATTATTAAAACAAGTCTTGTCGGTCCCGACAAAAACTTATCAAGAAGACCTTATGGTAGAATTTCTAATCAATTGGTTAGAACAAAATGGGATTCCCTTCAATGTGGACGAACATAAAAATATTTACGCTGTTAAACAAACGGACGAATTTATTGATTACTTTCCTTGTGTTATTGCACATACAGATACTGTTCACTCTTTAGACAATATTATTATTCGTGAGGAAATATTACCAAATGAACAAAAAATACCTAAACCATCGTTAAAGGCTTATAATCATTTCGGACACCCAACTGGTATTGGGGGAGACGATAAATGTGGAGTTTTTGCTTGTTTGGAACTATTGAAAGAATTACCAAATTTAAAAGCCGCTTTCTTTGTATCAGAAGAAACCGGATGTCATGGGTCCAAAAAAGCCGACCCAAATTTCTTTTTAAATGTTGGATACGGTATTCAGTTTGACGCTCCGGGAAATGTTATGGTAAGCGAATATTGTATGGGGACACAACTGTTTGAAAGAGGTGGTGAATTCTTTAATATTTGTGATGTTGCATTGAATGAAGGATTTAATGGGAGACATGATTATCAATCACATCCATATACTGATGTTTACGCATTAAAGAATATCTTTGATTTCTCCTGTATCAATTTTGCGATAGGTTATTACAACTATCACACCCCAAATGAGTATGTTGTTGTTGAAGATGTTTATAGTGGAATAGAGACAGGTAAAAAGATGATTGAGGGGTTGGGATATAAAAAGTACCCGTTTAAAGTTGACAGTAAGTATTTTAAATCATTTTAATAAAAAAAAGAGGACTATATGTCCTCTTTTTTCTTTCTTGTCTTTTTAACAACTTCCGGTTTAACTACCACTTCTTTCTCTACGGATATAAGGGTGTATGGAACACCCTCCACCATATTTCCTTTGATAATTTCTTCGGACACAAAATCCTCAATTTTATCTTGGATTGCTCTTTTGATTGGTCTAGCCCCGTAGGTCTCATCAAATCCAACTTCAGAGATTAGGTCTAAAATGGTATCATCAAATGTAATATCGTATTTCAAACCAACTAATCTTTTAGATAGTTTGTCTAATTCCAATTTCACAATTTTCTTAACATCATCTTTAATTAGGGTGTTAAAGATAACAACCTCATCAATTCTGTTTAAGAATTCCGGTGTGAAGAATTTCTTAAGTTCTTTTTTAAGAACATCACGTTTGTATTCTTCATCAGCATAAGTGCTTGTTCCGGTTTTAAAACCAACTCCTGAACCAAAATCTTGTAATTTTTTAGCTCCAACATTAGAGGTCATAATGATGACACAATTTTTGAAGTTAATCTTTCTCCCCATACCATCGGTAAGGTGACCGTCGTCTAATACTTGAAGAAGTGTTGAGAAGATATCTTTGTTAGCTTTCTCAATCTCATCAAATAGAATTACAGAATAAGGTTTGTTTTTCACTTGTTCGGTTAATTGTCCCCCTTCATCGTATCCAACGTATCCCGGAGGTGCTCCAATTAATCTTGAGATGGTGTGTTTTTCTTGGTATTCAGACATATCCACACGAATCATATTATCTTCACTACCAAACATTTGTTTTGCTAGTTGTTTCGCCAAGTATGTTTTACCAACACCTGTTGAACCTAAGAAGATAAATGAACCGATTGGTTTGTTCGGGTCCTTAATACCAATTCTGTTTCTACGGATTGACTTAGCAATCTTTGAAACGGCTTCAGATTGTCCAATAACTTTATCAGATAGGTTTGCCTCCATCTCAGATAATAGTTTGGTCTCATCAGCATTTAATTTGGTTACCGGAATTTTGGTCATGTTAGACACAACCTCATAAACTAAATCTAATGTGATTTCTTTTTTGTGAGTAAGAAGTTCTTCTTCAAACTTTTTCTTTTCAGTCTCAAGTTTGGTTAAGATACGTTTTTCTTTATCACGTAAGTTCGCAGCTTCTTCATATCGTTGTTGTTTTACAACATCAATCTTTTCTTGTTTGATATCAGACGCTTGTTGTTTCAATTTCTCAATTGAATCCGGCATCTTAATATCAACTTGACTTCTTGCTCCCACTTCATCAATGATATCAAAACCTTTATCCGGGAATTCTCTGTCAGTGATATAACGGTCAGCCAAATCAACACATACAGACAATACTTCATCCGTATAAGTTACCTTATGGAAGTTCTCGTATTTGTCTTTTACGTTTTTAAGGATTTCCAAAGTTTCTTCTTTGGTTGCTGAATCCACAACAACTTTTTGAAAACGTCTTTCTAACGCTCCGTCTTTCTCAAAGTTTTTTCGATATTCGTCTAAGGTTGTTGCTCCAACACATTGAATCTCACCACGAGCAAGTGCTGGTTTAAAGATGTTAGACGCATCCATTGAACCTGATGAATTTCCTGCACCAACTATTGTGTGGATTTCGTCAATGAATACGATAATGTTAGGTTCGTTTTGAAGTTCTTCAATGATAACTTTCATTCTTTCCTCAAATTGTCCACGATATTTGGTTCCGGCAACAATTGATGTCATATCTAATGATACGATACGTTTGTCCATTAAGTTTCTTGGACATTCCCCATTATAAATCATAATGGCAAGACCTTCAACGATTGCTGTTTTACCACAACCAGGTTCACCAATAATGATTGGGTTATTTTTCTTTCTACGTGAAAGAATCTGAGCAATTCTAGTGATTTCCCTTTCTCTACCAATTACCGGGTCAAGTTTTCCTTGTTCGGCTAATTTAATAAGGTCTCTACTAAAATTGTCTAATACAGGTGTTGATGAATCAGTCTTAACTGATTTATTATTTCCACCGTTACTTCCACCATCCATAGGTTCTGTCATAATTTATTGTTTTAATTAAGTATAAGTATTAAATTCATTTTCTCAAATGATTCCACAAAAGTAATGTAAAATATTGAGTGTACAAAACAAATTTGAATTATATTTATAAACATGACACATAAAAAACATTGGATGAAGTATATTGATACATTAGGTGTTGATAATGAACTAATTGATACTTACTACAATTTACGTAAGGCATTCCAACGAGAGGGGTGGAGCGATGATGATTTAAAAAGTCCCCCATATTACCCAACCGATATTATGGGTAATTTCCAAAAATTTTCAAGGTCGAAAGATAGAATATTTTCTGAAATAAGAAGTTTTTTCGGTGATGTTGACCTTAATGAGTTTAATGATTATCTTATGGATAAACTAAAAATAATCGACTTAAAAACACCTTTAGGAAATGGCAGTAAAAAGAGAAATAATAAACGGGACTAAAATCATTAATGAGATTGAGTCAACAAACATCGTAAGAACTGAGTACGATACATCAACTAAAAAAATGATTGCGGAATTTAAAAATGGGACGAAATATGAATATGAAGATGTACCTCATAATGTTTATACCAAATTTAGATTAGCTGATTCTCAAGGGAAATACTTTACTACAGATATATCTAAAAAATTCAAATACAAAAAAGTTTAACAATTATACATTTTTAAGTATTTATTGATAATGAGTAACTTAAAAAGTATATTGTCTAGCTTTCATCTACAAGATGAGTTAAACCCTAAAATTTGGAAATCATCCGATGAGATGTCCCCAAAGGTTAGGGAACGTTTGTTGCAAATAGCTTACGAATTTATTGATTTCATTGGTGTTGATATGATTGTTGACGATGTTGTTATGACCGGGTCTTTATCTAATTATAATTGGTCACAGTATTCCGATGTTGATTTACATATTCTTGTAGACTTTAAACAATTTTCTGAAAAAGAATTACCTTTATATGAGGAATTGTTTCGATTAAAAAAAACATTATTTAACGATAAACATAATATTACAATTTTTGGTTATGATGTTGAATTATATGTTCAAAACACAACTGAACCTCACACTAGTAGTGGTGAGTACTCAGTGTTATTGAATGAATGGATAACCAAACCAAAAAAAGAAGATGTTGAAATTGATACAACATTAATCAAAAATAAGTCCCAAGAATGGATGAAAATGATTGACGATGTTATTACCGATGCGGAAGATGAATCTTCATTAGAAAGTTCAAATAATATTATTAATAAATTTAAAGATAAACTTAAAAAATATAGAACTAGAGGTCTTGAAGATGGGGGTGAGTATTCAAACGAAAATTTGGTATTTAAAACATTAAGAAGAAATGGTTATATACAAAAATTGTTTGACTTTCAAACAAACTACACCGACAAAACCCTTTCTTTAAAAGAAAGGTGTTTATTTAAAAAATAAAAATTATGGGAAAAAAAATTATTAGACTAACTGAGTCTGAATTTTATAAAATTGTTAAAAGAGTTATGAGTGAACAAAATAGTTCTGATGATAACTCTTATTATAGTATTGGAGCGACTGGAATTAATATTAAAATAATCGATGGGGAATTATATGAAGTATCTGTAGATGAAGATGGGGAAGTTAAACCGACTCAACCATTAAATGGTAATTTATACGATTTTAAATATAATGTTAAAACTCAAGAAGTTGTAGATGAAAATTTTAGAACTAATATTGAACTTACCACAGAAAATTGGCAAGGAATTGTAAATTCTAATGCGGCACCTATTCAAACTAAAAATCTTGATTTTGCGTTTATAGCTGTAGTACCTCAAGATGCCCCTTCTAAAAAATCACCTATTGGTGTTCCAATAGTTTATGGTGCGAGTATTCAAGAATTTCCGGGGGATTATTTTAAAAATAACTCTAGATATCAAGAATCAAAAGATGGTATAATCTCAGCTAAAACATATTATAGAAGTCGAGGAAAAGCATATCTTATAAATTTCTATCCTGGTCAATACAATACATCATTTAATTCAAATAAACCGGAAGAAGTACCGGTAGACAAACCATTTGAATTAAACATAACAAGCCCTTTTAATTTTGATAGTGTTGAACTAACAAATGAGGCTCAAAAAGAATTTAATGATTTTGTACAATCTATTAAATCAAATTATTCTAATGTTCAAGGAGATGTTGAGGTAATTTGTTCATCATCTATAGATGGAAACCCTGAAGGTAAAGTTGCATCAGGTCAAAAAAGAAAAGATTATGATATGGATTTATCTAAAAAAAGAGCTCAGAAAATTGCAACAACTCTTAAATCTAGTTTACCAGGAATTAAGTTAAATTTTATTCCTAAAGGTATTGGTGAAACAGACCAATTCGCACCCGGTAAAAAATTCCCGGAGGTAACAAATCAAAATGAAACCGCACCTAATCGAAGATTAATAATTAAACTTCCAACAATAATGAAATAAAAAAAAGGGTCTTTAACGAGACCCCTTTTTTTTTAAAATATTTTGATGTTAATTATTTTTTCACCATTATCATTATCAAAACAGAAAATCATAACATATTTGTTTAATTTTGGTTTTAGACTTTGACGAAAATATTCTTTCATTGAAATAGTGTTAGTCTTCTTATCTAATTTATACACATAACATTCGTATGAGTAATTAGTGTGTAAATCTTTATTTAAGTTAAATTGTTTAAAGAATTGTACCGTATCTAATTTGGTAATATTTAAATCAAACTTGGTAATTAATTGTTTAACCGATACAGAATCTTTTTTCCATAAATCAGTTAATTCATAAAAACTACCCGCCCTTTTTATTTGGGAGAAGGATAAATTTGAGATAAAAATAAAAAGGATGATGGTGATTAGTTTTTTCATATCAGTAAATGTTTTAATGTTTGATACAAAAATAACATTTTTTTTTTAATTCCCAACTATTTATAGATAAATAATTTAAAAAAGTTTTTACTAAACCATAAAAATATACCAGAATCTTAACATTCTTAATTCTGAATATATTTATAAATAAAATAATTTTATAAAAAATTAACAAATGGGAAATAATTTAAGACCGATTGGTAGCGAAAAATTACAAGGTATGGAGAAGATTCAACGTATCATGGAAATCGCAAAATATAATGAAAACAAACCTACACCGATAAATGAGAGTACTTCAGTTGATTATACTAAAACATTAGCTGATGGTAGAAATTATCAAATTATCAAAGAAAAAAATGGTTATGTTATTAAAAGAAGTTTAACAGAATCTGCTGGTGAAGTAGATTATTTAGAGCCAATGAAAAATAGAAAATATTATTCTTCTTATTCTCAAGCTTTTAAAAGACTTAATTTAATCGCAAAAGAAGTTAATGTTAACGAAGGTCAAGAAACCAATGTTAATTTATTTTACGAAAACGACGCAACAAAATATATCTTAAAAATGAAAGGTGGGGAAACTGATGAACAATCTGCACCGGCTCCGGCACCTGCTCCTGCTCCGGCACCTGCTCCAGCTCCGGCACCTGCTCCGGCACCTGCTCCAGCTCCGGCACCTGAAGATGAATTTGATATTGATGACGAAGAAGAAATTGATTTAGGTGACGATGAAATGGAACCTGAAGATGATGAAATTGTTACTTTAAAAGTAATCCAAAAACTAACAGGTAAATTGGCTCAAAAATTAAGAGCCTTTGAAGATGCTCAAGAAGACGAACCAATGACATCTAAAGATGTTAAATACGTTATAAACTCAATCTTATCAGCGTTAGATTTAGAATCTTTAGATGAAGAAGATAAAGAGGAAATCATGAATAAATTTGAAGAAGATGAAGCTAATGAATTTGGTCAAGAAGATGATATGGATGGTGAAGATTTTACCGATGATACTGAAGTTGAAGATATCCAAGCAGATATGGATGTAGAACCTGAAATGGCTGAAGGGTTTATGGATAATGACTTTGAACTTGATTTTGAAGAAGATGAATTACCTTCTCACCCAAGACATAGAAGATTAAATCCTCACACAATGAAAGACGACCACGCAAATCATTTAGAAGATATGTTTGAAGGTATGTTTACAGAATCAAAAGTTGATGAAGTATTAAGAGGTTATTTTAAAATTGACCAAAAAGAAAAACAATTATTAGAAAATAAAACACAAAAAACTAATTTGATTAAAGAAGAAAGAAAAAATAAAATTTCTAAAATCAAACAAATTTCTGAAAGTATTTCTCAAGAAGTCGCTTCTACTAAATTAGTAATAAAATATCCAAACGCAAAATTAGTTGGTAAAACAAATAAAAATAATTTGGTATTTGAAATGAATAATAAACAACTTAGAGTAAACACTAAAGGTGAAGTACTATGAGTTATTTAATATATGTTAATGAATTAGGTCCAAACTATAAAGGAGATAACATATATGAATTTATTTTCTCAGATAGTTCGGAAAACATTTGGGGGGAAAACTGGGACTCAAAACCGTCCAATAGATATCCTCTCCCACCTGATTTAGAACACATAAAAAAAGTAGGAGTTTTGAAGAATGATATGGTAACCATGTCAGTAATTCAAAACTCTGATTATTTTTCAATGATTGATTCTATGGATGGTATAATAGCCTTAGGGTATGAAAATGAAAGTGATGATGTTGATTTTGATAGACAAACTAGACTAGTTTTCTCGTTTGGAGAAACAGAAGAATCAGTAAAAAATAAATTATATGAACGAGATATCGTTTTAGAATTTGAAAAAAAAGTTGTATATGAACACTAATCAAAAAAAATTAAAACTTATTAAAGAAGGATTTAAAGCCTCAACACTACAATATTTATCAGAAAAACAAGTTAATTCATTGTTTACTCGTTTATTGGAAAGTAAGAAAGAACCTAAAGAAGTTCAAACAGTTACATCAACTAAAGTTATTGCGACACCGGATGAAATTAAAAAAGGTGTATCTACTCAAGGAAAGACGATGGCTAAAATGTTACCTGATGGTAAAGTAGAATTTACTGAAGATAGTAATGTAGATAATAATGATATTGATAAAGGTGAGGTAAGTCAATCTCCTGTACAGGTTCAAGGACCTGATGGTATGGATGATGATTCTGACAGTCAACTTCAAGAAAAATTTGAATCTAAAAGTCAACAAAAATATTTTTTTGCAAGATGTAACGATAAATCTCAATCTAAAAAAGTTAGAGATAAATGGTGTAGAATGGCTGATGAATTTGCCCAAAACACTAAATTTAACAAATTACCTGAAAAGAAAAAAGAAACAAAAGAAGATTTTAACTTTAAAGATTATGATAAGAAATTAGAGGCAGCTGTCTCCGGAGGATTTAAAAAAAATTTGACAAAAATATCTCCAAGTGTTACTATTGGTGAAAACAAAATAGAAAAACACATCATGAGATTAGTTGAAAAACATATAACACCTAAAATGTCTAAACAAGATTTTTTAAAATTAATTGAAGGAGATACTAAAACTGCTCCCGCAAAACCAAAAGTTAGTCCTGGTGTTAAACCAAAACACCCATTTCAACCGGACCCTAATAAAAAAGGAGCTCCTAAAGCAAAAAAACATGAAATGGATGAGGACACTAAAACAGCACCAGCAAAACCAAAAGTTAGCCCTGGTGTTAAACCAAAACATCCTTTTGCTCCGGACCCTAGTAAACAAGGTGCTCCTAAGGCAATAAAAAAAGAATTACCAAGTTTTTTAAAATTTAATCAATTAGGGTTAAAAACAAAATAATTATGAGCGTAAATTTAGAAATGGAAAAAATATTAAAAATCAAAAGTGATTTAGATAGGAAATTGATTAATGAAGGATTGACTAATAGTCAACAAACTAGATTAACAAAAATTAATCGTCTTTTAAATGAGGCTCCTGTTGGTTATGAAGGACCTGAAAGAATGGAACCGGGTATTGAAAGACAAATTACTCAAAGAAAAACCCCATACGCCGAACACCCTGCATTACCACAAGATGGTGATAACGACTTTGTTGAATTAATTTCTTCTCAACGATTTAAAGACTCCGTTGATAAAGTAAGAAGGTTTTTAGGTGATACTACACCAATTCAAGGAAATAACCCTATGATGGGTTTAATGAGTTCTGTTATGCGTAGTTTACAACAAATTAAACAAGTTGAAGGTCAACATAAAGAATATCTTGAAAATTTAGCGGTTAATTTAGTTAAAAAAGAATTAGGTATTCCTGAAGGACAATTACAATTTGATGTTGAATTAGTTAGTGGTTCTATGGGAGCCTCTGAGGGAATGCAAAATAAAGCTGAAGAACCGGATGAAGAAGACGTAGAAGAAGCATTTAAAGAAAGTGAAGAACACCAAGAAGAAATAGAAGACTTTATGGATTCTATGGAAAAATTTAATTTAGAAAAAGCGAAAAGAAGAATGATTAATTCATTAGTTCAAGGAGCGGCATTTAAAGGTGGTCATATGTATACATTAGTTAGTGATGAAATAAATAGATTGAATCCTGAGCTACTAAATTTATATGGTGTAACACAATCATTAATGGAACACTTATATTGGTTATATCCTGATATGGAAGGAATGGCAGGTGGTGGTAGTGGTCAAATGGGACAATCTGAAGCAGACCCTGAAACTGACCCACCAACAATTAAAGCAAAAGCTTTTACCTTTCCATTATTAGTTCACGAAATTGTAAAAGGTATTTACTCATTATATGGTGACCAAGGCTTACCGAACGACCCTGTTCAAAGAAGTATGGTTGTTGGTGCTGAAGATACATTACCAGCTGAAATATGGGATTCAAGGTTAGGACCAATATTTTGGGAAAAATTTAGAAATGTTTGGCCTGACAAATTATATGAAGAGGACCAAAGACATCTTCAACAATATTTATTTATGAAATTGTCTCAATTAGAAGCAAAAGATTTTATAACATTAGCGAAAGCTATTATGGCAGATAAACCGGAAGCTAAAAAGATGATTGATAGAATGGTTAATGAGATTGTAGAAATCCTTAAAAAACATGAGTACGAATCAAAAATGTCTGATGAAGATAGTGATGATGATGACTATAATGATGATTTTGATGATTTAGACGATATTGACTTATCATCTCTTGGATTCTAATAACCAAGTTGACTTATGTCAAATTTAACTAAAGAACAAGTATTAATAGAATACGTAAAATGTAGTAGAGATGTTGAGTACGCACTCAAAACGTATTTAGAAACATACGATAATACAGTTAAAAAATATGTTCCATTGGAACTTTTTCCTGACCAATTATCCTTACTCCAAGATTACGAAGAATACAATGAAAACATTGCATTGAAGTATAGACAAGCCGGAGTATCAACAGTTACTGCGGCTTGGATGTCACGAAAACTTGTATTCGCAAGAAAAGAAACCCCTGAAAAAATTCTAATTATCGCCAATAAATTAGACACCTCATTAGAGATGGCTAATAAAATAAAAGCGTTTGTTGGTCAATGGCCTTCTTGGACAGGTGTTGACTTTGACAAAACAAAAAATTCTCAAAAACATTATAAATTAACAAATGGGTGTGAGGTTAAAGCCGTTGCGACATCTAAGGATGCCTTACGTGGATTTACACCAACCATACTTATATTTGATGAGGCAGCCTTTATTGAGGCTGATAGTGACTTTTGGGCTGCCTGTATGGCTTCTCTATCTACGGGTGGTAAAGTAATTGTTGTCTCCACACCTAATGGTTATGACGCGATTTATTATGAGATATATGACCAAGCATTACGTAATATGAATGATTTCAAAATTACAGAAATGTTTTGGTATCGTGACCCACGTTATACTAAAGATTTATATTTAGTTAAAACTGAGGATGTTATTCATTATTTATTAAATAAAGAAGATTACAAACCGGACGACATTATTGATTGGGCTAAAATACCATATGAGGATAGAAATTACAAAGAATTAAGAATTATTATGGATGCCGGTTTTAAACCTTGTTCTTCTTGGTTTGAGGCGATGGTTAAAAAATTAAAATACGATAAACGTAAAGTATCTCAGGAGTTAGAATGTAACTTTTTAGGTTCGGGTGATAACGTATTTGATTCTATTATGATGAATAAGATTCGTGAAAACATGATTTTAGAACCAATAAGTAAAAGAATGGGTAACGCTCTTTGGATTTGGAAAGACCCTATTGTTGGACATAAATATATCATGGGTGTTGACGTTTCTCGTGGAGATTCAGAAGATTTTAGTTCTTTTCAAATTGTTGATTTTGACACTATGGAACAAGTTGCTGAATATGTTGGAAAATTACCCCCCGATACGATGGCGGAAATTTGTCACAAATGGGCAACATTATATTCTTGTTTTGTCGTTATTGATATTACAGGTGGAATGGGAGTATCGACAGCGAGAAAGTTACAGGAAATGAATTTCAAAGATTTATACATTGATGGTGTTGATTCCGCGAACAAATGGAAGTACGACCCAAAAGCTGCTGAAAAAATACCTGGTATTAACTTTAACAATAAGAGGGTACAAATTATAGCGTCTTATGAAGAAGTTATGAGACACGGGTTCAGGATATATAGTTCAAGACTATATAACGAAATGAATACATTTATCTATATGAATGGTCGACCTGACCATCAAAAGGGTCATCACGACGATTTAATTATGTCGATTGCTATGGCGACATATGTTGCAGAATCTTCATTCAGTAAATTAACAAAAGTGACTGAACATACCAAAGCGATGATTGATTCTTGGTCGATTAGTAATAATGATAATGTTAGAGAAGCCATATCGTTTAACCCTGTAATTCCTAACACCAATGAAAGAGTTGGTCAATTCAGTAATGGTAATATAAGTAAAGACGATTATCTAAAATACGGCTGGTTATTTGGGAATAGATAATATTTATCAAATAAACATAAATGGGTACCACCGATAGAAAGACCTCATCATTAAATAATAGTATAACCTTTGACGCAAATGCAGATTTGTACTCGAATGGTTTACTTAATACTGGTGTTGGTAAATCAGGTGGATTTGAGAATAGGAAAAAATCAGGTAATGCTATCGCTGGTTCGACAATGGTTGTTCCGGGACAAAACATTTTAAGTTATAGAGTTGAGTCAATTTTTAAACCTAGTGGTGGCGGACTTAATTTTGCGTCAGAATCTATTATCTATACCGCATTGAACAAAAGTACCACAAAAGGTGGTAGTTTTGAAAATAGAAAAAAATCTGGAAATATTTTTGCAGGTTCTAGAATGGTTGTACCGGGTCAAGACATTTTAAGTGTTAAAGTATTTGCACCGGAATTCAAAAAACCTAAAACAATTGATGTGTTTAGTGGAGCTCTTCCTCCAACACCTACTCCTGAACCAACACCGACACCAACACCGACACCACCACCAACAAGTACTCCAACGCCTACACCAACACCTACTATGACTCCGTCACCAATTGTTGAAATTTGTTACTTGGCAACTGAGGATTATATTAGAATTACTGCGGAAAATGATGACAATTTAATTGTTGAATGTCACCCATTCCCTATACCAACACCACCAGCAAATTATCCTATGCCAACCCCCACACCAACCATCCCATGATAATAATTGATTAATCTCAACTATTTATTAAAATAAAAAAATATTTAAATTTTTCATATGGAAAACAATCAAAATAATGATTTAACAGTTTGGCAAAGATTATCCAAAGCATTTGGACCGAACTCGTTATTGAACCAAGATTATCCCGTATATAAGTTAGATAAGAAGGAATTATTAAAAACCACATCTAAAGCCGAATACGAGAGAGAAAAATTACAGGCACAACAAACTTATTACTTAGCCAACCAATGGACTAAAATTGAGAGTAACTTATATACCCAAGCGGTATATTATGAACCAACTCGTTTAGCGTCATTTTATGATTATGAATCTATGGAGTACACTCCTGAAATTTCTGCGGCATTAGATATCTATGGTGAGGAATCAACAACTGTTGACCAAAATGGTTATATGTTACAAATTTATTCTGAATCAAAAAGAATAAAAAGTATCTTAACGGATTTATTTAACAATGTTTTAGATTTAAATACTAACTTACCTATGTGGACAAGAAACACTTGTAAATATGGGGATAATTTTGTGTATCTAAAATTGGATGCTGAAAAAGGTATTGTTGGATGTATGCAATTACCAAACATTGAAATTGAACGTTTGGAACGTGGTATGGCTGCGAAGGCGGCAAATGTTGATGAACCACTTGAAAATAGGGGTTTACGTTTCAAATGGAAAGTTAAAGACATGGAGTTTAATTCATGGGAGATAGCTCACTTTAGATTACTAGGTGATGATAGAAAACTTCCTTATGGTACTTCTATGTTAGAGAAAGCAAGACGTATATGGAAACAATTATTATTGTCTGAAGATGCGATGTTAATTTATAGAACATCAAGAGCACCTGAAAGACGTGTTTTTAAAGTTTATGTTGGTAACATGGATGATAAAGATGTTGAACCGTATGTACAACGTGTTGCTAATAAATTTAAAAGAAGTCAAGTTGTGGATTCTCAAACAGGTAATGTTGATATGAGATTCAATCAAATGGCTGTTGACCAAGATTACTTTATTCCTGTTCGTGACCCTGCGGCACCAAACCCAATTGATACATTACCGGGAGCACAAAACTTAGCTGAGATTGCGGATATTGAATACATCCAAAAGAAATTGTTAACCGCTCTTCGTGTACCTAAAGCATTCTTAGGTTTTGAAGAAGTTACTGGTGATGGTAAAAATCTATCATTAATGGATATTCGTTTCGCAAGAACAATTAATAGAATACAAAAATCGATGATTGCAGAATTAAACAAAATCGCAATTATTCATTTATTTTTATTAGGGTTTGAGGATGAATTATCAAACTTTACATTGGCATTAACTAACCCATCTTCACAAGCCGATTTATTAAAAATCGATATTTGGAAAGAGAAAATTTTATTGTATAAAGACGCAGTGGCTGCTATCGAAGGTATTGCTCCGGTATCGGTAACATGGGCTAAAAAACATGTGTTAGGATTCTCTGATGAAGAAATTAAATTAGATTTACAACAACAACGTATTGAAAAAGCCGTTGGTGCTGAGTTAACTAATACCGCAACAATTATCACTCATACAGGAGTATTTGATACTATTGATAAATTATACGCAAGTAAATCCGGAACAACCGCTGTTGGTGGAGCTGTTCCTGCACCACCACCTGCTGGTGGAGGAGGTGCCTTAGGTGGTCTTGAGTCTGAATTAGGTGGAGCACCTGAACCGGGTGGAGCACCTGAACCGGGTGGAGCGCCTGAAGCTGGTGGTGAAGCAGAATTAACACCTGAATCAAAAACACGGGAGAATATGAACATTTTATTGGAAAGCCGTAGTTTAACTGAAGATGATTCGTATATTGATTTATCTCGAGCAAGAAATTCTTTAGGTGATATCGAGAAAGAATTGGATAAAATCTTAAATGATTGATATTTATAATTAAAAAGAAAATGACAAAGTTTGGAATATTAAAATCGAAGATAGAAAACGTATTACTTGAATCGTATAAAAACGATACATTTAAAGACGAATTAAAAACATTTAAAAAACTTGTATTAGAAAATAAAAATGTTAGTAAAATTTTCTACATGTATGATGAATTAAACACTAGAAAAGGTTTGAATGATTCATATTCAAGAGAATACATCCATGAATGTATTACTCTATATGAAAATGCTGTTAATAAAATTTTACCGGCAGATTTAAAAAAATTAAATACATGGGTTAAAAATACGAAATCAAATAATTCATATGAAAACATTGACAACCTATTTTCAACAGATGTTTTAACTATTGAATCAAGACTTAAAAGTAAAAATTTAATTTTAGAAAATTTAAAAAAAATACCGGTTATACAAACTAAAGGTATTGAACTTCCATTATCAACTATGGTTAGTGTTGCAAACAAAACCATTAAAAATTATATTGATGGTTTAAGTGAGTCTGATAAAAAAGAAATTGTTAAATTGTTGTCTGAAGATGATAAAGAATTATCAATTAAATTTAACACTCTTAAAGAAAGTGTGGTTGATAAATTAAATGCAATGAAAGAGTCATCTGAAGATAATTCAGTGAAAGGTAGGATTGATGAAACACTTACAAAAGTGATATCTGAGAAATACGACAAGTTGACTTATTTTAAACTTAAAAGTTTAAAAGAAAATCTTTAATTATTATCCGAATAATATTTTAATTGAACGTGTTTAGCTTTTGCTAACACGTTTCTTTTTTTTACGGAAGGTTTAATAAATTCTTTTCTTTTATTAAGTTCAGAGCTTTGACGTGTCTTAATAACTTTACTTTTATAGAGTTTTAACGCTTTCTCTATTGATGTATTTTTATCTAATTTAATTATTAACATATTATACATATATTCCAAATTAACAAAAAATTTGACCTAACACCTATTTTTACCTATCTTTTTTAAAAATAAAAGGAAAAATATGAAAATTAATGAAAAAGGGGAAAACCTCTCAACTAAACGGTTTTAAAACTGCAAAAGTTGTTTATGGAACAGTTGATTCTGTCAACTTAAAATCACTTTACTTAAATATACAAACATGGGTCGAACCATTCTATGATTGTGATAATTGGAATCGAACAGTTTTAAACCTAAGTAGGGGAGTAAAACACTCAGTTTATGACTCTTTAAATAATAAAATTTTTGATACAAAATTTATCGTTGATTTAGATTTAAGGTCAAGCGGTTTAAATTTGGGGAAAAAATCATTTATGAATATTGAAATTAACTTTTTTATTATTGAGGAAAACTTCGATTTTAAATCAAAACAAATTAAAGATTCATTAATTAAAATAACAAATCAAATCTTTAATGATAACTTTTATAAAAATAATTATTTTAACTTTTATCTAACTAAAAAAATCAAATCCGTTGAATATCCGTCACAAACCGAAAATGTTTAATATTTATTATTAAAACATTTAAAATGAGTTTAAAAATATTACAACCGAATGAATCAGGAAAAGGTATATTAGTTGAATACGATGCGGGTTATATTAACCCAAAGGATAATCGTAACGAAACTTTAATTAGAGAATCTAGCGAGATGTTGGACCACTCAAAACCATTTGAATTTTATGCCGTATTACAAAAATATGACACCCCAAATAGAAATGGTAGATTATACCCTGAACGTATATTAAAAAGAGAATCTGAGAATTATAAAAAAATGATTAAAAAGGGTACTGCTCTATCAGAGTTAAATCACCCGGAATCATCACTAATTGATTTAGATAGAGTTTCTCATGCAATCACTGAAGTATGGTGGGAAGGTAACGTCTTAATGGGAAAGATTAAATTATTGACATCACCGGGTTACCATGAAAGAGGTATCTGTTCAACTAAAGGAGATTTAGCTGCAAATTACTTAAGACAAGGAGTTACTTTAGGTATATCATCAAGGGGTGTTGGGTCACTTAAAAAAATTGGTGACCAAAACGAAGTACAAGATGATTTTGAATTAATTTGTTTTGACTTAGTGTCTTCACCTTCAACACCGGGAGCATACCTATTTTTAAATAAAGAGGATAAAAGTTTGTATGATGAAAACTTAGATGAAGAGAAAAGAATGAGTGTTGAAAGACATGTTGGTAATTCAGGTAATAAATCACTTGACTTAATGAAAAAATTAAACGATTATTTAGGTCATTAAACTAAATAAAAAAAATTATGGACGAGAAGTATTTCATTGCAAAAATTACCTTAGACTCAGTTGATGAGGCATCAGGAAAGATTAAAAAATTAAGAGAAGAAAAATTAGTTAGTGGTTATAACCCAACTGATGTAGAAGCGAAAGTTACGAAAGTTTTTGAGCATTATACAATGGAATGGAGAATCACAGCAATTGTTGAAAGCAAAATTGATGAAGTGATAGAATAAGAATTTATATTCAATAATTAATAAAGGAGACAGAAATGTCTCCTTTTTTTATGCTTTTATTTTTTTGGTAATATTTATAGTTATAAAAAAACTCAACACCAAATTATTAAAAATAATGATTTTTTAATAATGGGAGATATTTATATATTAAAATAACTTAAACACAAATGGCAAAAGAAAAATCTTTAGTTGAAGAAGCTATCATCCAAATGAAAAATTTGGAAGAAGCGGTAGCTGAAAATGCAAAAGGAATACTTGCTTCGACAATGTCGCAAGAAATCAAAGAACTAGTAAAAGAATCTCTTACAGAACAAGAAGAAGAAGAGATTGACACTGAAGTTGACATGGATGACATGGATATGGATACAGACATGGATGACATGGATGTTGATGTAGATATGGAAGACGACATGGATACTGATAATGTAGATATGGATGATGACGAAGAAACCATAGACCTTACTGACGTAGATGACGATGAAGAAATCTTACGTGTATTTCAATTAATGGGACCTGAGGATAATATTGTAGTTACTAAAGATGATTCTGGTAACATCAGTTTAAAAGACAACGAGAACAATAAAGAATACATGATTGTTGGTGAGAGCGAAGATGAAGAAATGTTTGAACAATTTAACGACGAAGACGAAGACGAAGACGAATTCGAATTTGAAGACGAAGATGAAGACGATGATTCTGAAGGTATCGAAGATATCATATCTAGAGTATTTGATAATGACGACGAAGATTCAGAAATGGGTGAAGCGTTTGGAGGAAACAAACACGATTTTAAAAGACGTAATGGTCATAAAATTGGAGATGTTGATGGACACTTCAAAGATTTTGAATCAGAATTTGACGAAGAAGAAGATATGGACGATGAAGAAATCGTTTATGAAATTTCTTTTGATGACGAAGACGACACAGAGTTAGATGAACAAGATGATATGGACATGGATGATGATACAGTAGTAGAATCTAAAATGACTGTAAAACCTAAAGGAACCGGATTAGGGAATCCTAGTAAATTTAAATATGATACTAAACCTAATCAAAATGGTGGTTTCAAAACTGTAAAAAAATCTGCTAATGTAACTATGGGTACAGGAAAAGCAAAATTTGATTACAAAGATGGTGAAAATCTTGAAGGTAAAATGAAAACTGTTAAAAAAACAGAAACAAAAGAGCAAGTTGCTAACACAACTAAAAAAGCTGAAACAAAAGAGGCTTCTCGCACATTAGGTAATGGAAGTAATTTCAGAAAAGGTGGTTTGCCAAAACCAAGAGCACACTCATCTTTTAATACCGCAATTAAAGAGAATACTAATACAACTGAGTTAACAGTTCTTAGAGAAAAAAATGAAGAATACAGAAAAGCTCTTAACGTATTTAGAAATAAATTGAATGAGGTTGCAGTGTTTAATTCAAACTTAGCTTACGCTACTCGTTTGTTTACAGAACATTCAACATCAAAACAAGAAAAAATAAATATCTTAAGAAGATTTGACGGTGTTGAAAACATTAAAGAATCTAAAAACTTATACAAAGTCATTAAGGATGAACTTACAGGGACTTCTTCTCAACCTATGAATGAGTCATTAGAAAGAACAATTGCTAAAGCACCTTCAACAGGTTCAGCAATTAATCTAATTGAATCTAAAACATATGAGAATCCACAGTTCTTAAGAATGAAAGACTTAATGTCAAAATTAAAATAAAAATAAATAAAAATTAATAAAAACCAAAAAAAATGGGAGCATTATTAGAATCAGGTCTAGTTGGTAACATCGGGTTAAAACACCTTAAAGTTATTAAAGAAGACACAATCAACAAATGGGACAAATTAGGATTTCTTGAAGGTCTTAAAGGTCACTTAAGAGAAAACGTAGCTCAATTATATGAGAACCAAGCGTCTTTCTTAATAAACGAAGCAACTTCTGACGGGTCTTCAGGTTCATTTGAAACTGTTGTATTTCCTATCGTAAGAAGAGTATTCTCTAAATTATTAGCGAATGATATCGTTTCTGTACAAGCAATGAACTTACCAATCGGTAAATTATTCTATTTTGTACCAAAAATTCAAGGATACAAAGACGGTATTGACGGTCAGTATTCAGGTGAGCACTACGCACCAATCGGGTCTCCAGGAAATTATCCAGGTTCTCCAAGTGAAGGTTACACAGCAGGTTCAGGCTCAAACAACCCAGTATATGAAAAAAATCTTTATGATTTATTCTATGAAGGTAACGAACCAAGTTTAGACCCACCAGGATTATTTGATTATTCTAAAGGTCGTTGGTCAGCTATCACAGCAACAACAACTATCCAAAAATGGACAGGTGGAGTTTTAGTTGATGCAGTTATTTCAGGAACAACTGATGGAGCAGCAGTAATTGCTTCAGGTAACACAAGAAAAGTTATCATTAAAATGTGTGGTTTTGCTGACACAGGTGCAGGAAAATTAATCGGACCTGATGGTAACGAAATGGATACTGAATCATTCTTATCTGATTTAATTATCTATACAGGAGCTGGTTTAACAGTTGACGCTAGTTCACCATGTGCTGTATCTACAGGAGCTTTATTATTTAGAGTTGTAACTCAAATCTATGGTAGAGGTATTGTGAAATATGGTAACACAACTCAAACAACATTTGCATCTACTGGTAACGGTGGTTCATTCAAAAATGTATGTGACGTTGATGGTTGTATTTGGTTAGAAGTTGATTTATCTTGTCCAGTATGTGCTGATTGTGATTCTTCATCGTTAGATGGTTACACAGGTACAACTATTTCTGAAGCATTAGCAACAACTTCATTTAAAGCTGTTTTCAGACGTTATGAAGAATTAGAATTTGAAGATAAAATCGGTGAGGTTTCTTTCGATTTAGATTCAGTTACTGTATCAGTTACAGAAAGAAAATTAAGAGCACAATGGTCTCCTGAGTTAGCTCAAGACGTTGCAGCTTTCCACAACATCGATGCTGAAGCTGAATTAACAGCTTTATTATCTGAGCAAGTTGCGGCAGAAATTGACCGTGAAATCTTAAGAGATTTACGTAAAGGTGCTGCATGGAACTTGAGATGGGATTACAATGGTTGGAGAAGAATTTCTCAAGTAACTTCTTACACTCAAAAAGATTGGAACCAAACATTAATTACAGCAATTAACCAATTGTCTGCACAAATCCACAAATCTACTTTAAGAGGTGGAGCAAACTGGATTGTTGTATCTTCTGAGGTTTCTGCTATCTTTGATGATTTAGAGTACTTCCACGTATCTAATGCTTCTCCTGAACAAGACCAATATAACATGGGTATTGAAAGAGTTGGAACATTAGCAGGACGTTACCAAGTTTACCGTGACCCTTACTTCCCAGCTAACCAAGTGTTAATTGGACACAAAGGAACATCATTGTTAGACACAGGATACATCTACGCACCGTATGTACCATTACAATTAACACCAACAATGTACAACCCATTCAACTTTACACCGATTAAAGGTATAATGACTCGTTACGCGAAAAAAATGGTGAACAACAGATTTTACGGAAGAATTACTGTAGATGGTGTTAGAACATTCGATTTAAGAGAATTGAGATAATCAAAATCTTAAAATATTTAATAAAAAGGGACTATATGTCCCTTTTTTTTATGCACAAATATTAAGTTTAAATAAATAATAATGTATTTATATAAAAAGAAAAATATGAATAATTTATTTGAGATATCTAGTGAGGAAAGAAATAGAATAATGAATCTTCACGAAGGCGCGACAAAACGACAATATTTAAACCTGGAACAAGTTTCTACAAAACAATCGTTGATTAACACAGAATTCCCAATACAAAGTATTGGAGATAAATTTGGGTTTGGTCAGATTGATTCCCCAACCGTTAAAAACGATATTATCGCATTAAAACCTCAGATTGAAAAATTTATTAAAGACAATGGTGGTAAGACATTTATAGTTAATATAACATCTGGAGAATCAAATGTGACGAATCCTAAAGGATATGAGACAAAGGGAAGTTTGGCATTGGCAAGAGCAAATTCGGTTAAAAAATATTTTCAGGAGATATTTCCTGATTTAATCAAGAATGGTGTTTTAACTATCCAAGTTCCAACAGATGTTAATCAAGTTACATTAGGTAAAACTCCGTATGATAAGACTAAAGGTGATAATAAAAACCCTGAAAAAATTAAATTATACAAACAAGAACAGTTTGTTAATTTCGATATTAAAGGAACGGGGGAAGTTAAAGATAAAGATTCCAAAGATATTTGTAATTGGGTTGGTGTAAAAATTGAGGCGGGTCAAGGAGATGCAAGTCTTAATTATGTATTAACTAATGAAAAATTATATGGTAATGGTGTTGTAACTTTTGATACCGGAACCATTCCCGATAGATTAGTTGTTCTTAATAAGGGGGAAGAGGTGATTCAAGACACTGGTTATGTGACGACTAGACCACATAAATATGTTGATTTTAAATGGGTCCCATTATATGTTTATCAATTAACTCTTATAAATTCAAGAAATAATGTGTCAGTTAGTGGTGATAAACTTGTAAAAATAACAGCAAATAATTATCAAGAGTTATTGGAACAACTTTTAGTTGACCCATCCAAATCAAAAACATTTAAAAGAGGTGGAATTGAAGTAGAATATGCTTTAAAAGACCTTCAAAAACTTTGTAATAAAGGTGTTAAAGAATTTGTTATTTATACAATAGGAGAGGCACCTATTAAAATAAATTTCAATAGTTCATCAGGAGAATCAATTGTTAGAGTTTATTCACCAATTGGTACTGATACAATTAAAACCGGATATAGTGTTACCGCACTGTGTAATAAAACAATTTAATTTTTACTTAATATATCTCGTTTTGGTGGATTTTTTTCAGTTTTAATAATTTTTTTAACTAATTCACCATTTTTAACATAAACGATTGTTGTTGTTCTTAAGTTTGGGTAATCATTAACAATGACCGCACCTACTTTAACACGATAAACATTGGATAACGAATCTAACAAAACATTGATACCTTTATCAATGTTTTTTGGTTTTGGGTTATCTTGAGAGAATGAGGATAGACTTACAATAAGTAAAAGTGATAAGAATATTTTTTTCATAGTGTTTGTATTTTATTTTACAAATGTAAATATAAATTATTTATCCCACAACATTTTTTTCAATTTTATTTAATGTTCTTATTGATTTTGAAATAATTTCTGATTCCCCCAATGAAAACACGCCTGAGTGAAATGCAAAACTAACGGCTTGAGTTAGAATATAGATTGATTGTTCTTTATCCATTGTTGATAGTAGTACGTCTAAATGGTCTTCATTATATAATGGGATAGTATTAAATAATTTTCCGAATAGTTCTTGTTGTTGTTGTTCCATAATTAAAATTTTGTATATTTATAAGTATATGGATAAAAATAACAAAAAACAAATTAAAGAAGCTACAGGTACTGGTGGTTCGGGTTCATTTAGAGTTCCGATGAGTCCTGGTGTTAGGCTTTTCAATAAAGAGCAATTACAACCCTTTATTGTTCCAACATCAAAGTATGATAGTGCAGAATTAGCGTTTGATAGTTATGATGGTAAAATGAGTACACCAAAGAATAAAATTGCAAAAATAGAAAAAGAGTCTAGAAAAATTTCTAAATATGTGAAAAAACATCCTGAAGACAATGATGAAGAAGGCGGTGTGTTAAATCAAACACCCGGTGGGAAGAAAAAGATAGTCCCTATTGTAACGGAATGGTTTGAGATAACCAAAGATACGATTTTAGAAGATATCATCCCAAACGGTCTAAAAACTACCTCAAATTATGAAAGGGTTATTGATAAATTTAGAAAAGACATTCCTGAAGACAAATATAAAGCGTTTGATTTAATCGTTAGTAAAATAAAAGATTATGTTCAAGATAGGGGGTATACAATAAAAGTATTGAATGCCTGTAACACAGGATTTCAAGGAGTTCGAACAAGTAAGGCGATTATTATATGTTCACCTGAGTCATTCTCAAATTTTGCATCATTTGTATATGTTTTATTTCACGAATTGAAACATGAACAACAAATGTCGGAATTTAATTTGAAAGATTCTTACATGGGAGATATTGAAGACTTTGAGGAGTTTTACAAAATTTATTGGGATATGGAAATGGATGCTGATAAATATGGAAAAGAATGGGTTAAAAAAATTGGTAATGTTCTAAACTTACCTGAACAAGTTTATTTTTTAGATAAGATGATTGAAAATTACCCAACAATGTCCGGAATGATTAGACAAATGATGACACAATTACATAACCATGTTAAAATGTTAAAAAAACAAGGAATGACCTATACTGATATAAGTGATTTGGATATTGTTAGAAAACATTTAGATAAATTAGAAGATATGTTTTAAATAAAGAAACCCTTACTCTACAGTAGGGGTTTTTATTTTTTTGGAACTATCCACTCTATCTAAAATACTTTTTAAAGAATATTTGATTTGAGACTTCATTTCATTTTTAAGTTCTTGTCTAATACGTTCTACTTTAGTATCGTACATTTTAGTTAATTTTTCCCAATCTCTGTTAGACATTAAAATATTACTGTAGTAGTACTCGTGATTGATTACACTAATTTTTTTATCATCAAGAATAATAAATATTCCTAATTCGGAATGTTTAATATATCTTTGTGATGAAAGGGGGGCAATTAAAAATTTAGACCCCTCACTAGTTATTAACTTACGACATATTGATTTGCAGATATGTACATCGCCTAATAGTCCCGAGTCTTGATAATCAAATTGACTTCTTGATTTAACAATACGTCTTATCACCAATCTTTTAAAAAATTTAAATATTTTTTTCATTATGTACTTGATTTATTTATAGTACAAATGTAATTATATTTTTTGAGAATAAAAAATATTTTTATAAAAAAAAAGGAGAAATTTAATTTTCCCCTTTATTTTTTGATTTATCTAAATATTCATAAGCTTTGTCCCCATACATTTGGTAGAGTCGTTTAAAGAATTGTGCAGGATTTTTTCTTATGTACCTAATAACATCATTAGGTATATATGCACCATATTTGTCACCAAATAAAGATTTTGCTTGACGTTCTCTATCACTTGTGGGTCTTTCAACGTCAGTCGAGTAGTCCTGTTCTAAAACATTCATATTGTCTTCATTTTTAGTTTCATTCATCATGAAATCAAAAACTTGGTCAATATTTTCTTTTGCGGTTGATAAATGGTCTTGAGCCCAATCATGACCCCCATCTAAAACACCTTCAACGGTATTTTTATTTAATTCCAATAACAAACCTGTTTGTCTATGAATTTGTTCTAAATTACTGAAAAACATATATCTTTCATTATCTTGTTCAGACATGATTCGTTTAACTAATTCAGTAAGTTTTGATTCAGATAGTTTAATTACTTTTTTCATATGATTATGAGTTTAATCCATTTCCGCCAATTGTGACCGCATTTAATTGTACAATTGCTTTATTTTGTCCATTTGTATAAACAGGACGTGGTGGGTTAATTAATAAATTACCACCATTACAGTCATCTTCACAAATTAAACCATTATTACCACCTGTGTTTGCACTAAATGGTACAATACATTCGTCACAAGTATCAAATGGTCCATAACTTAACATTGAATTAGCGAATTGTGTTGTTGTTTCACCCGAAGTTAATGTTACACAATATCCTGTTGGTAACTGATAAACTTTACTAAAGTCAGTTCCATTTATTGGTAAAATAATAACTTGTATTGATTCTTCACCACAAGTTGTTGCCGTTACTATAATATTTAATTCTTCCATATTTTTTATTTATAAATATATTACAATTTCAAATACTTTGTATTTACTACTTGAAATTTAATTTGTCGTTTATATGTGTTTATTTCACCACTACTAATTACTTGTATGTCAATAAAATATTCGTTAGGTATTTTGTCTCTAGTGTCAAATATAAAATAGTATTCGTTAGGGGTTCTATTAATTTTTGTCCATCCTTGAACTTGTACTTCTGTCGTCCCTTCTTTAACATATATTCTATATGAAGCATCAACATTTAATAATAAATTTTGGGTGGTATATGCTTGTTTAATTATGACACCAACTTTACGTGTATCGGTATTCACAATTTCTTCATTTTGTTTTAAACCGTAAAAATCAAATCCATATAATAAAGGATTTGCAGACACCACACCCATTTGAATAGCATTTTTTAATGGTTGTAATGTGAAATCATTTAACACTTGAGGTAATGGGAAGTTATTGTAACTAATATTGTACCATCTATCAGAAAACATACACGGTGTTTTATATCCCATAAGAGGTGGTATAACAACTTCATAAACTCCTCGAGTTCTTTGACATGTTGTTAACCCTGATAGTCCCGGAATAACATCCCCCATCATATCTAATATATCCACTTTAGGTGGGTAATCTAAATTGATTGGGTTACCATTATCAAATAAGTATAAATACAATTTATTAACTCTACCTAACGTAAATTGATTTCTATCATCTTCAATTAAGTCATTATAATTTGTTTCAAGATATGGTTCATAGAATGTTTGAGTGTGTTGAGTGAAAAATTGCACTTCATAGTTATTTGTAAGACCTGTAAGATTTTCAACTTGAGGTTTATACGCTATTCCCCATCCTGACACATTTGGTATTGTCCCATTTAACATACCATTAATTTCATTTGTCATATCAAAAGCAATGTTTTCATTACCAAATTCAAAATGTTGAGTGTCAACTATAGTGATTCCGCTAAAAGGAACCGGTCCTAAATTTTTGTTATTATAAATTCCGGGTTGTTGCCAAACACCAATGGTTGTTGTTTGAAACCAATTTGATGGTCTATCAGAAAAGCTTCTATCTGATTCACTATATTTGTAAACTAAATCCGCAAAATCATAACCAACACCTTCATCCCAAAGTTGGGGTGTTGATGGGTCATTATTTAAATAAGGGATTCTAAATAAAATTAAATCAAATGACGTTGCTCTCATCCTCATTTGAGATGTTAGAGTATTTAACAATTCCACATCAAATGTTGAAGTGTTTGTCATTCTTAATGTATGTGTAATAGTATCTGTACATCCAGTGGTTATAGTACCATCAAAAATTTTCTCTTTTAATAATGTTAAGTCTATATCAAAAATGAAACGGCTATAATTGTTTGGGTATTGAGTTGTTGCCACATTACCATAGAATAGTTCCATAACAGGATTTCTACCTGTGTTGGTAAAACTATTTGAAATAAGTGTATTGTTCTTACTGAAATATGAATTAATAATTGACATATAAATGTTTTATATATAAATATCAATTAATTCTAATATTTTGATTTAATATTGTATTTTCTGCATCTGCGAGGATTGCGTTGATTTCTGAGGTTGTTTGCCCATTACCCGCGGCAACCGGAACAGGAGCCATTGTTGCAACCGGATGAACGTGTCCTGTAACAAATGAGAAAATTTTTCTAAGTAATCCCATTAATTCATCACCCCTCACAACAGGGTATGTTTTATTAAGAATACTATTCTCATCTCCAATAAATTTATCCTGAGGAATCCCATATAAAGTTTGACTTAAACTAATTTTTCCTTTTGGACCTGCAGAATCTTGAGATAAGAAATACATTCTTTGAGAACCCATAATACTATAACTAATATCTGCCGGAATAAATTCGGTAGGTATCACTACTTCTTCTTTTAAATCGGCTTGAGGACCAAGAATTGGTTTACCCGATTTGTTTTCCCAAACTAAAAACCATCCTTTAAATTTTTTACTAGCAGGGTTTAATGTTATTTTATCATAAAATCTTACATAATTAACATATTCCGCGACTTCAGTTATAAGGTCATTTGGTGAAAATTTATTTCCGGTGGTATAAGTTAATTTTGATGGTGTGATAACTAATGGGAATGTTACGTTAGGTGCAAAATTTTGAGGATTGTTTACAGTATAACCTGATATGTTTATAAATCCGCTAAACACTCCCTGTATGAAATTATTTATAATAGCGGACGCATCATCAAATGATTTCGCAGTAAATTTAATTTCTTCTAATGGAGAGCCATAATTTGTCCCAACAGATAAAGTTGTTATTGTATCAGATTTAAAGTTTTTTGAGTTTACTGCTACACTTGGAACTACATTATATAACCCTACAGAACCGTTAAATGCTCCCGGTATTGATAAGTTCTCTAAATTATCAATATTCCAAATAATCATTTTTTTCACAACTTTAACTTGTTCAATTAATCGAGTAATCCCCTCAGGGTCTTTAGTTGTCTTTTGTTGGGAAAAATTAGATAATTGAATGAAGGCTCTATTAACATTTCCTAATGGTAATTGGTCTTTCACCAATCTTTTAGTTTTACCCGCTCTAATTAATACTTCATTTTCCTTAACAATCACATCGGCAGTTCCTCTTCCTAATAACGCATTATCACCGGGTTCAGGAAACACTCCTTTACTCTCTTGATTTCTATAGGCACCTACTTGATTTTTAATTGAAATTCCCTGAGCAATTCTGTCACCTGATGCTAAGAATTTTTTTGCTCCTTGAAAATTTTCAAAAGGACTAATCATTGGTGATGAAAATGGTCCTTGAATATAAAATTGATTTGTGAATGGGAAATCTTTATTTGAGTATATTATATGAACATACTCATCTTTAAGAGGTACTTGACTTACATAAAACGGTAATAACGATAAACAAATTAAAGGGTCTTTTGAAGTCCAGGGGTCCGTTTCCTCATTCCAATTTGGAATTGCTGCTATAATATCTTGATAATTTTTTGTTTCAGGTATAACACGAAGTCTTCCTAACATCATAGGGTCTTCATTGTTAAGTACTATTCCTGGAAAAATTATTTGATTAGTTACCATTTTTCTTTGTTCTTGAGTTATATTCTTTTAATATTGTATTATAAGTTAATTCTAATTTATCTAAATGGTGCGTTAATTTAATTAACGATTCTTTAGTTAAAACAAAATCTTCCTGAATAAAATCCATAACAAATGATAAATCTTTATTTGATGAATTTTTATATTCTTTAATAATATTTTTAGCTTTTTCAGATTTTTCTTGGATATTCATTATTATATTTTTTTACCGAAAGCACTTGCTGGTACTGTTAAACCTGCGGGTGTCATTGTTAATGGTCCAATAGCAATTTGTAATTTATTATTATCCGAATCTTCTTTTGCCATTGCTTTCATTTGACCAAATTTACCTAAAATATCTAAATTAGGGCTACCATCCGGTAAAGGACCTGTTGGGATACCAATTTTTTGTAGTTCTTCAATAGCTCCAACAAAGGCTCTTGATTCTGAGTAACCATCTAATAGTTGTGAAGCGAATAATAATGGTAAAGGTATTTGACTACCAAAACCGAGACTACTAGTTATCAAATCTAATAAAGCTAATAATTCATCTACAACACTTTTACATTTTCGCCAATCACTAATAAAAGACGCAACAATTAATAATAATTGAATGAGTTTTAAAATCATTGATATTCTTTTATCAATTTTTTCTTTAACAATATCTGTAATAACTCTTTGAATCAATGCTAAAATATCTTTTTTTATTAATTCAAATAATTCTTGAACAAATATTGCCCCTATTTTGGAAATAAAATTTATTGCGAATTTTTTGAATTGTTTAGTAAAATCAACTAATCCTTTTATTGAGTCCGTAGTTTCTTGACCGATGGCTTTTAACATTACATATATTGGTAACAATATTTTAGGTGTTAAAAAAGCACTTGCAATACCTTGAGCGATTAATTTTATAAAATTTAAATTTAAAGCCGCTTGTGCGTTGGTTTGAATACCGGCACCCCATTGAGGATTATCTGCTAAGACTTGAGTTAAATTATCGGCAGCATTAATAAAATCACTATTATTCTCGATTAAATTTAAATTATTTATTTGGTTAATTACCGCCGGATAATCTACGGGTAATAATATTCCATCACAATCTTCTAACTCAATCACTTTATTTTTAATGTTAGTTATTCTTTGTTCTATTTTTCTTAAATCAATCTCAGTAAATTCAAAAAAAGTTTCATCAACACCATCAAGTTCAGGTACTTTAGCAATACCACTAACATCAATTTCACTTCTATTGTCAAAACATAACCCAAGAATTCTTTGAACTAAAAGGTCGAATTTACTTTGGTCTTCGACTTGTCCAACACCAGCACTTGCACTCATAGAAACAACACCACTTAATGATTCCATTATTGAAGCCATAATGTTAGTTGGTTCCGAAACTTTAATTGTTTTATAGTAGTCCACTAAAAAAGTCCCAACTTTATTAACACCATTAACTCTATTTGATAAATCAACTTTAAACCAAGGGCCTGTTTCACCTTGAAGATTTGTATCAACATATTGAATATTAAATAAATCTTGTCCAGATTGACCAATGTAATTTTGTCCATTATCTGTTGAGTATGGTTGACCCGTTTGTATTAATTGATATAATTCCTTATTCATTGAAAAAGGATAATCCTGAACTAATATTGGAGATTTTTCGTATAGAGGTTTACCTTCAGTTTTAGGGTCTAAAGTTAGTATATTTAAAAGGTCGATAGATTTCACTTTTATATAATATGTTGCACCCCCATTATAAGCTTGTTGTTGGTCACAACCAACAGCGTTTAGTGATTCTTCCATAACAATTTCAGAAAGTCTTGGTTCAACATTCTTAATTGCGGTAATTAATAATTTTTTAATGTATTTAGTTGAATTACTTCCTTTACCACCGGTTGTATTATTAATATCTAAAAGTTGTTCAAATTGATTTTTAATTTCTTTTTGATAACGTTTAGTTTGTTCTTTAATTTTTCCAAGTTGACCGGTAACTGCAGATTTTTTTTGTTCAAACGCATCTCCGGCTTGTTTTCTAGTATCATCATATTGAGATTTTAACTCGTTATAATTTCTAGTTGCGGTAATTTTGTCTTGTATTTTTTTATAATCAAATCCTAAATCTAATGACGCCATAACAAATTATTTTTTCATTTTATAGGAACCTTCAGTTTTGGATGCGTCTTTTTCAATTAAAGTTTTTAACATCTCATCATCAACACCTAAATCTGAAATTGAAAAACTTTCACTCGTACCTGTATTTGATTTTTCCCACATTCCTGCTTGTAGTTTTGAAAGGGTTAATTTTTTTTCAACACAATCGTTAATTATTTTTTGTTGTTTTTCAATAACGGGACCGATTAAAGTCATGTCCTCAGGGTTTTTCATCATTGTTAACATTTTATTTTGAATTCTAATCGCAGTGCTTCTTTGTTCTACAAGTTCATTATAGATTTCTTGCATCAATGATAACATTGATTCTTTACTTAGATTAATTTCTTTTTTTGTCGGTCTTGCCATAATGATAAATATTTAATTTATTGTTTTTTAATTAACCATATTTTGAATCAATGTGTAATACATATTTTTGTATTTTCTCATTGACCCTCTAATTTCTTTTGTTGAAAGATTAGTCATCTCTCTTAAAGACAATAAAATAATATTTTTATTAAATTTGTTATTATCATTTCCAATAAATATTGAATCGTAATTTTCAAAAATATCATAAAGAGCGTGACCTAGTTTAATCTCATTTTCCGATAAATTTTCTTCCTTGATAAATCTCTCTAATTCAATTAAAAAGTGTTTAATAACTTTTTCAGAATCTAAACTATCATTCTCAATATAATACGCGAAGTTTTCATTATTTTCTAAATTTGATGAAATATCTTCATACGATATTTTTCTATTGGTTTCTTTTTGGTCTTTAATGATTTGACCCATTAAATAGTTTTTACATATTGTACCAAAATAAGAATAAGCCTTCTTTTCACGAGAAGGTTTAAACTTATCTATTTTAGTCATTAAAAACGAGTGAGTGTCTACATGTATATCAGTGAAATCCATGTCTTTTCTATATAATTTGTATCTTCTAATAATTGAAGATATCATCTTGTCTAAAGGTTTTTTTAAAAATTCGTTGTAAATCTTATTTTTTTCTTCATACGAGGATGATTCTAAAAATCTGACTACAGCTAATTCTTCTCTAACATCAAAATAATTTGCTTGTGTTGGTTTTCTACCTTTCTTTTTTAACTCAACATTTGTATCTCCTGTTAAATTAATATTTTCATTCATTAAGATTCTTGAGATTCAAATTTTATTGCTCTGTCATTAATGAAAAAATATTCTTTTTTTGCGGATTCAATCCAAAATTTAACTTCTTCCGGAGTTAAAATATCTCTACCATTTTTGTAATTCCAAAAGATTGAACCATCTCTTAAATTTGTATGTTTATAACCAATTCTCGGTATAGACATTATGTTAATGGAATTATGTGTTAATCGTAAGAATAATTCATATCCAAACGTTAATTTAAACGATGGTTTAAATAATCCATAATCAACAAATTTTGATTTTTTAATTACCATTCCTGATGATTGGAAATTTTGATAATCTAATAAAGTATCATGTGTTAAAATACCCATTTCAGGTGTAAAGTTTGCCGCGAAAGTAGCTTCATTAGTAAATCCAGCAAATTTACCTTTTTGGTCTGTATCAACAACTATTGGTAAAAATGCGTCGATATTAGGATATGCGTTTGCATAAACGTTAACATTTTTAAACCATATATTTGAGTACTCATCGTCAAATTCAAATAATGAAATCCATTCAGATTTAGAATTTCTAACACCATGATTAACTTGTGCGGCATAATTAGGGTCTTTATCCCATTCTAATTTAACAACATTTAAATCACCAAAATCATAATCTTTAATAAGTTCTACTAATGGTGTTTCATTTGTATGAACAATGACTAATTCATTAATTCTTAATTTTTGATTATTTAATGATTCGATACATTTTTTAAAGTAATCCTCAAAAAATGGTACGGTTGCCGATTTAATCGGTAATATAACTGATACGTCAAAGTAATTTTCCATATTATTCTTCTATTGTTTGTAGTTTATTTAATTGTTCTTCAAATGATTCTAATCTTTTTGTTAGATATCCTTCAAATAAATTTGTCGCTATTTTTTCAAAATCTTCTTTAGTACTTAAATTTTCAGATGTTTTAATTATTTCTTGTTCTAAATTTTCATTAATACTATCTTCTAACCAATTTTGTAAAAAGTCGGCAACATAATCAACCATTTGAGTTTTATTGTTTACCCAAATACCGTTATCTTCATTCATCCATTCAGGTACCAAATTTGGTGCTAAACCAACTACCGGTATTTTACATTTCATCGATTCTAATGGGAATGTACCGTAAGAGCTTGTCTCATCAATCCAAACAGATAAGAAACAATCTTTCATCGCTGTTGCGAATTCGTCAATAGTTAATCCTCTCATATCTCTAAAAGTTATCCATCTGTATTGTGGAAATTTAATGTAAAAACTTTTAATCATATTAACAGCTTCTCTTTGTTCTCTAGCGTGAATCGCTATAATTGGTTTTGCTGGTAATGGATTAGGTTTAAATTTATCTGAAATAAATGGTTTTAACACATCAATTGAAATGCCTCTCATAAGATTTTCAATATATTCTTTTTGAGTTTCAGATGTTGTTATACATTTATAAAACCCTAATTGCGACCATGTCTGACCTGGTTGTAGAGTTTCCAAAATATGGTCGTGAGCTTGAGATAATACAATTTTACCACAAGGTAACTTTGCAATTTGACTCATAACAAACCCATATAATTCAGGAATAACAATTAAATCTTCAGGAGCAATTTCCAAATTTTGACCCTCAATAGTTTTATGAGGTAATGATGTCATGTATTCTTCACCTAACCATTCTCCAACACCAGTATAATCCGGTGTTTCGTGTAAGATAATTGGATTATATCCAATTTTTAGTAATGTCATACCTAAATCGTATATGTAAGCAACAGAGGCTTTTGCATTACCTTTAGTGTCTTGTACTAAAAGATAAATTCTCGATTTTTTATCTTTCATGTTTTGAATTGACTGTTCTAGCTTTGTAATTTGTTCTTGTGTCATATTAATTATATTTTATTTAGTAATTTTTTATATAATAGAGTATTAAACGCTAATTTAAAGGGTATAGATAAATTGTTAGTTCCTTTAGCCCCTAATTGTTCGTCAATCTCTTCAGGCTCATCCATAATTATTTCTAACATTAACTTGATAGTTTCATATTTAATTATACTAATGGCGGTACCTTCAGTATCACCTGATGTGATATTTTTTTTTGGTTTTATTTGGACATAGTCATCTATTTTATCCAAATCTACATAATAGTTTTCTCCTAATACTTTTAACATTCTAAAATTTGTTTTAATTTATCCTCCAATTCTTTTATTGATTTTATAGAATGGATTGTGTTAATATTCTCATTATACTCAGTGTCGTATTTTATTAATATTTTATCTGAGGGATATTCCAATAATAAGATGGGATTTGATGTAAGTAAAATATCAATTTCATCCCACATTGAATTAATTGTTGAATTACTATAAAATTTTACTTTTTCTAATTGGCAACCAAATTTGGATAAAAAGAATAGTGATGCAGGTTTTGATTTACCTATTTCATCAGAAACTATCAGTAAATCATTATTATCTCTTAAAGAGACGTAAACCTCGTTTAAATCAGTAAAAGTGTTATATTCTGAAGACTGTGCGTGACCAAAAATTTCCATAGCAAATTCTTCATATAAAAATGAAAATAATTCATCTTCATCCGGAAATGAGAAATGTTCATTTAACGTTAAACTGTTTATCGGATAAGTCATCTTATATTCAAAAGAGTCTTCATTCTCTATACCATCTGTTTTATCAATTAAAAATTTTTGATAAGTTTGTTCAATTTTCCCCAAAGTATTTCGTAATACTCCATTAATTTCTATACCGATTCTCATATCAATAAAAGTTATATAAAAAAAAAGATAAGTAAACTAAAATATAGTCACTTATCTTCTCTATTAAATTAATGTTTTTAATTCTATTTATCTTCGTATTTTTCTAATATTTTACTTATTAATGGATTTCTAACGATATCATTTTTATCTTTAAACTCAAATGTGGAAACATAGTCGTCATCTCTAAATTTTTCAATTGCGTCCCATAACCCACTTAATGTTTTATTTTTATATTTATCAGACTGTTCAACATCTCCTGATATAAAAAATTTACTATTATAACCTATTCTTGTTAAAAGAAGTTTCATTTGACTCGGGGACGCATTTTGACCCTCTTCAAATATTAATATTGAATTGTCAATATTCATACCTCTCATAAACGCTAACGCAAACACTTCAATAACTTCAATCTCTTTAAGTTTTTCTCGACATTCTTTACCAATAATTTTATTTAATAGGTAATAAGATGGGAAGATATATGGGTCTAACTTTTCTTCAACATTACCTGGTAGTGAACCCAATTTTTCTTCAGCCTCAACAGCTGGTCTAACAATTATTATTTTTTCGTAAGGGGTTTTTGGGTCTGAAAGTAAGTCAATCGCAGCTTTCATTGTTATATAACTTTTACCGACACCCGCTGGTCCCGAACAAACTGTGATTTCACTGTCAATTAAAGTATCGTAATATTTTTTTTGATTTAAAGTTAAAAACTTTTCTTTAGTTTTTCTTTTAATAATTTGAGCAATTAAATCTTTTTTACTTACCGGTTTACCGGTCACTTCCGAGTTCGGAGTTGTTGTTGGTTTCTTTTTTCGCTGTTCAGCCATTTTATTTTTTTAATTGTTTAGTTGTAAATCTCAACAAATTTTTTTATTTCAGATTCAATATTATCACATTTTAAAACCTCATATGTGATTATTTGATTATATCCTAATTTTTTAAGTTCATTTGAGAAATTTATATGTATATCAGGATTTATAATTGGTGTCAATTTTATTTCCGAAATATGTATATGATTAATATAGTCATAATACTTACTTAATTCAATAATTGGGTCGTAACCTTCTAATTTTAAGTTATGGGTATCAATCATTGTTTTAATATTAATAAATTTATTATTTTTAATAAAATCAACAATTTCTTCTATATTATAAAAATAATTCCCCCCATAAACTTTAGAGTTAGGTTCAATAGTTAGAGCAATACCTGTATTGTTAAGTGAATTATCAATCCTTTTAAATATTTTAGATAACGAATCATCAACGATTCCATTTCTAATGGTAGGAGACCCAAAAACCATAACCTTAACCCCTAATATTTTACATATTTCAATTAGTCTGTCAATATGTTTATAAACTATTTTCGTATCTTTAATTCCATCACATTTAACATCATAAAATATTGACTGAATTGACTCCATTTTAATATTGTAAGAGTCTAACTTTTTTTTATACTCTATTAAAACATCGTTAGATAATTTATCCCATTCATTAATTTTAGTTAGAACACCTTCAATATTATGAATATTTTTAGTCTTTAATATAGTTAAGATTTGGTCGTTATCGGAGATATCCCACGCTAAGTTACTTAATGATAATTTCATATTTTTAATATATTTGTATATTTTAAAATTTAATTTTATTTAAAATAAAATCAACAATTGATAAATCATTCTCATCGTACAATAATAAATGTTTTATTTTATTAATATTTTCAATCTTTGAATTAATGTTTATTAATTCTTTATTCAATACGTCTTCAAAATTGTTTTCATGTTTGTTTAATATTACAGAAATATCTTCAATATTAACAATGCCATTTAACACTTTTTCATATATACCATAATTGTCATCAAATATTACGGGTATACATCCAAGTAATAAACTATGATAGAACCCTTTTCTCGATTGTTTATCCCCATGTGGTTGTAACGAAAAATGACTATTTAAATAAAGCTCATCAATTTCATTGTATGTGTCCACATTATTAATGCTAATCCATTTATCATCGATTACTGTATTTGTATTTAATACCTGAATATTATTAAAGTAATCAATTTCTTTTCTATATCTACCTGCATAACTTATTAAGTGTTTTTTGTTAATGTTTTGAGGTATAATATAATCTTTTGGGTTTTTTTTAATATGAGTACAATATGGTACCGGGATTTGATTGTTTGTACTTATCACATCTTCATAACAAATAACATAAATGTTTTCATGGAAATTAAAGTAATTTAAAAAACATCTATTATCCTCCCACATAACATCTGAATAAGTAATAATAACTTTTTTACCATCATTAACACAGTTATTAATTAACGGTAAGATTAAATTTATTTTATTAATTATTTGATTAACATCATAAAAATATTTCTTTGACCATGCGGTGCAAAATAAATAAATAGGGATGAATACGATGTCAGAATTTTCATAATTATTTATTAAATTTTTGTGTTCTCTAAACATATTATGTAACACTATCTCTAAAGAATATTGTGACCGTAAAAATTTATAATCGTCAAATTTAATAAAATGATTATTAATTATTTCATTATCATTTATGTGTATTGGTAATAAGTCTGAATTAAATTCGGGATTAATATTTAATATGTGAAAACATTTATTATTAGACATATAGACTTATATTTAATAAGTATGAAGATTTTTATTTATAATATCAAAGAATTAGAAAAAATTATGTCATTTTTTGAGTCCTTACCACCTGAAATGGATTTATACAATATATTTTTGGATAAACTAAAATTAAAATATGAAGTGGTTGATGATATCAATGAATCTGATATTGCTTTCATACCGATAGACTTTATTAGATTGATTTATGGGTCTATAACCCCTAGTAATCATAACAAACTTTTTATTCATTTAAAAAGTTATGACAAGTATTCTGATTTAATCCCAAAAGTTCAACCACCTACGTTTGGTGTTGGGTATAAAGAAAATTTTATTAAATTTTATTGGGATAATTTTATTAAAAATAACGTAGAATCAAATTTAAAAATTCCGCATTTTATTTTATATAGTTATGTTTTATTTGAAACTTCTTTTGAATCAATCGACAAGGATATTTTTATTTTAAGCTATGAGGATGAGGTATCTTTTTTTAATACTACCACAACTTTTAAAATGGGTACATACGACAGAATAATTACGATTCCATATGTGTTGAATAGTAATAGTTTATTTTCACTTCCTTCTATAAAAAAAATTATAAGTTGTGAAAAAAAATATGACCTAACATTTATTGGTTCTTTACATTCAGAGTCTAGACCATTACTTAATAGAATTAGAAGTTTTATACTACAATTAAAAACAGAAGTTTATATTGGTAGTATGTTAAATATAGAAGAGGAATTAATGAAAACAAAATATTTGTTTGTGTTAAGAGGGGATACCCCAACTAGAATATCTTTTTATCAGTGTTTTGCTTATAATATAGTACCAATACTATCCGAAGAAGAATTGTTATTATACCAAAAAATATTCACTAAAGATATTGATTTAAAAGAAAGTTGTTTAGTTTTACCAAATAAGGAAGGTATTTCCAATATAGAATACTCAAAAATTGTTGATGAAATATTAACTGAAGAACTATTAGATACAAATAATTATGTTAACAAGATTAAAAACCATGAAACATTGTTTAACCAAATAAATTATTTTAGTGACAAGTGTTTACCAATTGAAATCTCAATGGAAAAAATAAAATCTAATCATTCAAATAGAATGACTTTATAATATTATTTAAGAGCAATTTCGTTTACCAATTTTTTAATTTCATTTAATATTACCTCTTTAGGTTTTATGTATCCGGTTGACGAATATTTGGTCGTATAATCGTACTGTATTTTAATTTCGGAATGTATAACTTTTTCTTTATGAGACGGGAATAAATTAATGATTTCTTCACTTTCCAATGGTTCCGTAAATAAATTAAAAACTATTTCGTTAGAGTAATTTTTACCATACAAATTTATATCACTCACCAAATCATTTAAATTATACCATTGGAATGATGAATTTTTATTAATCATATGAATGTTATTATTATTCAATAAATCGTATAATATGTTTTTTTTAATATTTTTACTAAATAAAGCTGGTAATCTAAAAATCTTTACATTCTCATAGTTTAAGTGTTTTACAACCATTTTTTCAAAAAGATATCTATTCGACCCATAAGAAAAATCTTTGAATATTGGTTCAAAATCTTCGTCAACACCTACAGGTGAATTCCCATATACATCAATCGTAGATATTACATATACATTTTTATATTTAACATCGCCTATTAATTTAATAATGTCTACCACAGTTTCAATATCTGACTTCGTATCTTTATTAATTAACCATTTTGTTGAAGGTAAACAAGATAAATACAAGTCACATCCATCAGGTGGTAAATAATTATGAATTGATTTTGAATTATATTCAAATTCAAAATTTATACTTTCTTTTAAAGTTTGCCCTACTAAACCGGTGTTTCCTATTAATATTTTCATCGAACTAAGTTTAATTTAATTTCTTTTGATTGAACTAACATATAATCTTTTAATTGAAATTGTAGTAATCTTTCCGGATATGAGCAATAGTAATAATATAATGAATCTACGTGACCTTCATGACCTTTTAAGTTATAATTACCACCTTCATGAACAATATTTTTAGGGACTCTTTTAAATTGCTTTAGATTTTTATCAAAAAAAGATTTGTTTAGTTCATCATAATTATTATATAAATCACAATATTGTTTCATTGAATCTTTACTCCCATACGCAAATAAATCACATATAACATTTGTGTGGTCAAAAATATGAACCATTTTTCTATTATGTTTATAATATAAACTGTCACATGCCCAACAAGATGTACCATAGTCCATGTGAGTATGTTGATTATCAATATTAGGGGTAAAAATAATATCATGAGTTTTTATGTCTGAGATTATTTTATCTGTTAAATTAAATTCTGTCATATCACAATCAAATCTTATTTTTAAAACCACATCATATTCAATATTATTTTCTTTTGAATATTGTTCCATTAATTTATATGATTTATTAATAGAATATAATTGAGATTTAATAAAAATTTCTGGAGATGAAAAATTAAAATAGTTATCTTTAATTTCTTGAGATTCAATCCAATATTTATTATTATCTATTTCATGGTTTTTCATATTAGTGAATTTGTTTATTTCAGAAATCACGGAAGTTTCGGCGGATAAATCGTTTAATAAGGTTTCACTACCTTTCAATCCTATATTATCCCATGTATGTATAAAAACATGAAAATTTTCATTATTACAAAATTGATTTATCCCTTTTAATATTGAGTTTTTTCTGATATGACCACTTAATAAAATGGCAACTTTCAAATCATTTATGTTAGTATTTCTTGTGGGTAATTTTAAATATTCGTTACAATTTAATATTTCATTTTCTAAAAAACTTACTGTTTTTTTACCATGAACAATTAGTTCATGGTTTGTAAAATTTCTATTCAAGTATTTGTTAAATAGAAACGATAATTCTTCATTTGTCATTATTAATTATGTTTAAAATATAATCCTCAATAATATAAATTCCTTGTATTTTTCCGGTAAAACATGAAATTATATTGTTTGTTTGTTTTATTACTGGATATCGACTATCCGACTCATCATTTACTTTACTTTTTATTGATAAAAAATAAGAGTCATATTTAAAGTATTCGTTGAATTCCGGCATAAATGTCATAACTCGATTTTCAAATTCTTTAATTTTATTTAAAATAAATTCATCATTTATTAATTTTTTATATTCATCGATTTCATTAACTGATGAAAACTTTTTTAATGGTGTTAATTTAACATCGGTTAATGTAAACTTATTATCTTTATAAGGGTAGATAGAAAATAGTTCACCATCAACAAATGTCACAGAATCGAAATTAGTTGATTTAATTTTATCATAAATTAATGTTATGGTTAACTCATAAAAAAAATCAGTATTTATTAATCCCATAAAATTATTTGTCGCATCAATAACTAAATCCGAGTTTTTAGATAGTTGTTCTAATTTTACATTATCTATTGTTTCATATTTTATTAACCCATCTAATTCTTTTTGAAAATAATTTTTAACTTTTTTAAAATTAATATGTTTTTCATTTGTTAAAATACATCCTTCAGTATTACTAAAATTATGGGAAGTTAATTCAGACGGATACTCATCAAAAATTTTTAAATATGTGTTTAAATCAATTAAAGATAATTTTTTAGGTACGCAATAAAAGTTTTTATCAATATCGGTCACGCAAAACCCATAGTCGTTTATAAACCTATAAAAAGTTGTTTTACACAAATTTCTGGTTTCGTAGTTTCTCGCATAATGATAACCATAATGTAATCTATTTTGATTATAGTAAGAAGTGCCATTAAATATTTTGTCATTTTTTTCATATAGCGTGACATCGTGTTCGTTTTTTAACACATTAGACAAATGACATCCAACCCACCCTGTTCCAATAATCGATATCTTCATTTAATTATGTACAGTTAATATTTTATTTATTTTTTTCGTTCTTATATTTGGATGTTTTAAACATTCTTCAACAAAAATACCATCGCAAAATGGTGATTCAGGATGATTAATCCCCACTTTTTTGGCTATGTCTGTTCTTATGACAAATGAACCCCAATCAATTCTACATCTAATAGGTGTAGAGTCTAACACATTATAATTAAAATGGTTATGGATACAATTATACATAACCATATCACAATCAGTCAAATTTGACAATAATTCACTTACGGTGTTAGGTGTATAATAGTCCTGAATAGACGTTTGAATTACAAACTCAGTACTCACTAATTCTAATGTATTTTTTCGGTTAAAATGTCCCCAATAAGACGTTGGTGTTTCATTATATATCACTTTTATTTTATCCGAATTAAAAAAATTAACACACTTTTCAAGATATTCATTTTTTTCATCACAATGAATTATACACTCCCAATTTGGGTTTTGTTGTAATATTAAAGAACTTATAAATTGATAAGAATCTGTTGTCTCTTTATATGCTGTTGCTAAAAACGTTATCATTAATTTTTTTTAATTAGTTTTAATAGTTTAAGATAATTTTTATTTAAAAATGGTAATAATCTTTTTAAGTAATCTTCGTTTTGTTTTGTTAATTTATTGTTATCGTTATTTCTAGTTTTACTTTCATAATGATAACCAACTAAATCACCACACATATAATTTTTATATCCACTTATTACACATTTAAAATTTAATTCTACATCTTCAAAACACTCAAGATAATTCTCATTAAACATACCATTATCTTTAAATATATTTGTTTTAATCATCATCAGTGCTGCAGTATTTCCAATAACCTCTGTTTTATTTATTATATAATTATAGTAACAACTAAAATTTTCATGACCAATATTAAAAATATTATTTGAATTTATAGCTAAAATAACACCGTTGTGTTGAATAGTATTATCTTCAAAATGAAGTCGACACCCAACGGTACCAACTTTGGGTGTTGTTTTAAAAATATTTAACATTCCATAAATAACATTATTTAATAATTTAATATCATTATTACAGAATAATAAAAATTCGTGTTTATTTGTTACGTGATTTTTTACAACATCATTATTAATTTTTGAAAAATTATAGTAATCGTACTCAATTAGTTTTATGTTGTTATAATTTTTTATATTGTTTTTTAATATTTCTTTTTCATCATCCGTAGAACCGGTGTCCGCAATAAAAATATCAAATAACTCAGAATTACAATAATTGTAAAATGAATCAACACATTCTTTTAACATTTCAACATTTCCTTTGGTTGGGATTATAACCGCAACTCTACCAATATTCTTAATTGGTTTTTCTTTTATTTCAGGAATGTAAATTTTTTCAGGTTTTAAATCTAATGGCAAATTACTTCCCCACTTTTCAATAAATTTATCTTTACTTTCCCAAAATTCTTGATTCGGTCTCCCAACGGACTGATGTGTAATTTCAAAAGAAGATGTTACACCAATTTTAATACCATCTATATAATTAGGAATACAGAATAAATGGTCGTAAAAATGGAATCTTCCAATTGTTTCATCAAATTGATGATTAATTTTTGTTTTATCAAATGATATAAATAACCCATCAATAGTTACTACTGGAATTAAATATGGTAATTTTAAAGAATATTTACTTAACCATTTATTTTGACCATCGGGATGGTGATAAACTTGTCCCACCATTGTTTGTTGCATACGTTCCCAGTACACCCCTGATTCAGGAAAATAACAAGAACCGGCTTTTCCAATAATCCCATAATCAGGGTTATTTGAAAAATCTTTTAATAATTTTTTTCCCCAACCATTTTCTAATTTGATATCGTTATGACAACAAATTACAATATCAAAAATTGATTGAGAAATACCTTTATTGTAAATCTCAGCCAAACTAAATTCATTATTGTTTTTGTATTCTAAAATTTGAACGTCTTTTAAACCAACGGTTTGTAACAAATGTTGTTTAAATTTGTTATTATATTGTTCATCTTTATGTGTTGAGTATATTACTGTTATCATATTAATCCTGTTGAGCCAAACCCATTATCACCTCTTTCTTTATCTGTAACTTTGTCTCTTTGGTCCAAATGAACCCAACCCCCATTTACAACGGGACACAACACCGCTTGACCAAATTTCATTCCTTTAGTTATTGTTACAGGATGATTATTGGTGTTAAATATAATTCCTTTAACTTCTCCGGTATAACCACAATTATGAATTAAATGATTGTTACAGAAAAAATTATGATTATTTTCAACGGTAATATCATAAGTTTGTTTTCTTGTTTTTGAAATTTTAAGTATTTTAGTTGTTTTCATTTATAAATTGTTTTAATTCGTTAACACTATAGAATATTTTATAGTTAGGGTATGTTTTTTTTGTGTAATATTCTTTAATATCAACCTCTTCAGTGTTCCATCCTTTCATTTCAATAATATAAGTAACTCCATTTATAAACTCAACTAAAAAATCGGGAACATAATTTCTATTTAAATTATTATAAAAATATTTAATTCTAATTCCATGTTTATTAGTCCAACTTTTTATATTGTTGGAATCATCAAATAATACCATAGATTCCAATTCATATGATGAGGAATATAAAAATACCTCATTTGTTTTTGAATTATATTTACCTGTTTTATATTTATTTGATTCGTTAGATATTGTACCATTTGCATATAATTTTGAAATAATTATTGACATTTTTTCTCTAAACTCTAACGATTTATCACACCTTCCATCATTTAATGATTTCTTAATAGAATTGATGGTTTTTTCTCGATATTCGTCATTCTCCCATCTTTTTTTACTAGTTTTAGATATTTTATCTGTTCGTTCTTTTGATATAACCCATTCTTTATATTTCTCAGTTTTAGACCATTGAGTAAATCCTGTGAATAACTCCGGATTTTCTTTATGTTTTTTCTTTAAAGTTTCAGACATCTTTTCTTTAAAAATTGGGTCTTGATGTGTAATTTTTCTAATTTTAATTTGAGATTCTTTATACTCAGGACTACTCCAATTTTTTTTGGCTCTATCCGACATTTTTAATAGTTCGTCATCTGATTTAACTTTTGAACCAAAGAACATTTTTTTATACTCATCAGATTTTAATTGATGTACAAATTTTAAATGTTCAACAATTGAACATTTTTTTTCTACCCCACAAATTAAACATTTTACCATTATACCCTTTATCTTTATTGATAAATATTACACAGGTTAATAAAAAACAATAATCTCATCATTTTCTTTCACATCTTTAGCCAACAATAACCCTCTTTTAGTATAAACTTCACTATTAGGTGTAACCTCTAATATTCCATTGTCAGTTTCAAAAACAATTATTTCCTGTTCTTCCGTGTTAAAAATGTTGGTAATAATATCTTTTTCAATTTCTAATGTCTTTTCATTAAATGAAAAGATAACATCATTAAGATTTAATTCATTTATCGTTTTTTCACCCTTAATTGTTAGTATTTTCATATCTTCTGAAAAACAATCCACAGTTCCAGGTGAGTTTAAAACCATAAGACCCTGATTAATGGCTAAACCACTTTTAGTCCTAACTTGAATCTCATATCCATCTTTAATATCAAAGGATAGTCCGCTAGGAACTAACGCTCGACCGAAAGCTTCTATGGTAACATCTTCAACAGAATGTAGGTCAAAACCTGAATCACTATCATAATTATATTTCGGGGTTATTGCGTCGGGATGAATTTTTACAAATCCTAATGGTAATCTTGTTTTTGAATTTAACATATCTTCTTCAAGTTGTTTTAAATCCAAACCAAATTCACTCATTATATCATCATAACTTAAATCATCTAAATCAATATTCGCTAATTTTTTTAATTCTTCCGCTTTGTTTTTTAAAAAATCTAAATCTTCGTTAAACATTATTCTAATTCTTTTAATTTTTTTATTATGTCAATTAAGACTAATACGTCACGTTCACAATATGCAGATATTTCTTCTAACATATCTTTGTTCCAATATGCGTCGTGTACTTTATCTCCGGTAACTTCACCCTCTTTTGGTGATGGAACTTCCATTGAAGTACACATCAAGTCTAATGACCCAATCGCTGTATAAGCACCATATTGCCAAATTTCTCTAGTATCAATAGCTTTGATTTCCCACGGCTTTGTATCGTAAGAAGGTAGAATTGATGGGGGTAATAATCCATTAATAATCATTCTTTTAGCTGTCATTGGAATGTCAAAGTTTTTTAAATTATGTCCACATAGAAAAAAATCTAATTTACCACAACGGTCTAATAATTTTTGACATTCTTTTAATACCTCTTTTTCGTTGTCTCCGGAAAAGGTTGTTTTTTTTATATCTCCATTATCCATTACAAACGCAACACTCATACAAACAATTTTTGCAAATTCAGGAACTAAAGCTGTTCTTGTTGCAAACACTGTATTTTTTTGGTTAACTTCAATTTCCTTATCTTCAGGAAATCGTTTTAAAAACCAATCGTAATATTTGTCAAATTGTTTAGCGAGTTCAGGTCTCTTTTCTAAACAAGTGTCATAATCTTTTTCAATTCCAACAGTTTCTATATCTAAAAATAATATTTTAGTTAAAGGTATTTTTATCATTTTTTGTTTTTTATTTGATTAAACTTTTGTAAAACTCCGCTCTTGTAACCGTTACTTTATTAAGGTCATATTTGTCTTTTACGGTATTATATAATCTCTCTCCTAACTCAGTTATCATTTCAGGATTCTGAACTAATTTTTTAATTGATTTAGACCAATCACTATGGTTCCTACTTTCAGGGATTAAAATCGCATTTCCTTCGTCGGTGAATACCCCATTTTTTAAACAATGTTTTAAATCTATAGTATATGGTCCAATTTCAGACGCAATTAATGCTTTCTTATAGAATCCTGCCTCAATTACTTTTAATTGAGATTTCATTCTATTAAAGATGTGATTTTTAATCGGTGCCAAAGATATATCAAATTTTGAATAATTCATAGCGTAAGAATTAACCGGTTTTGTCCAAACTCTAACGTATGGTAATTCTTTATCTGAAATATATTCATTCTCTTTAAATTCCTTTAAGAATTTAATGTAATTTTCATCTAATGTTTTGTAATTATTTGTAAAGATACCCTCATAATTAACCCATACAGTTTCGTGTGGAAGAATATCTCTTTTCTTTTGTTCACCTGTTTGTGGATTAATTTCAGTTACAGAACCTCTTGTGTCGAACCCACAAATTACATATTGTAATTTATCATTAATGTCTTGATTCTTTTGAACGAAATCACCTAATAAATTTAAATCGTGTAAATGTGAAGACCCTCCTAACCAACCAATTCTGATTTTATCTGACGGTGGTGTTGGTTGATTAAATTGTTGTTCATTAGGGTCAATAGCGTTTGGTAATACCAAAACATTTTTATTGATTTTACGAATTTCATTGGCGAATATGTCAGTTGTGGTTGTAACCCAATCAGCTTCTTTTAAGTTTGCGACAATTTTCTCGTGAATTTTATTTTGAACAATAATACTATGTATTGGATGGTCAATAGTTGGTAACCAATAATCATCAATATCAATAACAACCACTTTACCAATTGATTTTAAATATTTAACAATTGATGGTGTTTGGTCATAGTGACTACCAATATTTCGATGCACATGGATTATTTGGTATTTATCCCAATACTTTATATCATTTATTCTTGGTTCATAATCAATATCAACGTGGAAATCGTCAGGATATAGATTTTGTAACTTAATATGTGGGTCTAAAGACCTGAATTTCCCTACGCCTGTTTTATCTGACGCGAGAACTAAAACATTTATTTTTTCTTTCATAGTTTAATATTATCACAGAAAATATAATTAAATAGTATCATAATATCAAGAATTAAGAAATAAAAAACCCCTTAAGTTTCCTTAGGGGGTTTAAATTTTAAAGTAAATAAAGTTTAAGACATTTTTTTTATTTTGGTTACTTTACCTTCAAACACATGTTTTCCAACTTTAAAAGAAAACACTTCATTTGATTTTTGTGTTGATTCGGCTAAAATACCATTTTCTTGCAAAACTTCCTCAACAACTTCTTTTAACATGTCTCTTAATTGTTTATTATTAAAACTAGGTTGTGGTTGTGATTGTTCTTGAACTTTTTGTTTTACCTGATTAACTTGATTACCTCGAGCATCAGTATTCATTAATCTTGCCGCTTTATCGATTAAATCATTAGATAATGTTGGACCTCCCATACCAGCAGGTTGTGAAATTGGATGTTCAATCATTAATCTTTTAATTTCATCCGGTAATTTTGATGCCATAACTCTATCTTGAGTCATTGGTTGATTAACTTGTTGTACAGGTACCGAAGCTTCTTGTAACATATCTTGAGGTAAATTATATGTTGCGGGAGGAGCGTTATAAGTTGCGACTTCTGGAGTGTTATACGAATCCATCGATGGCATACCACCTCTTGGTGTTTGATTATGTTTTTCCATTATCTGTTTGGAAATCATAAGTTTTTGAATTAAATCATTTTCGTTTGTCATATTATTTTTTAATTAAACTTTGAGATTGTTTTATTAGTTCTGAAACTTTTGGTCTTAAATCATTCTTTTCTTGATTGGATAAGTTTCTACGAATTTTACCCTCAATGCCTGAATATATTCTTTTATATGATTCAGCGGCTTTTGATAAATCAACACCCTCTAACGAATCAACACCATCTTTTTCTATAATACTATTAATCATATCATTAACGGTAGTAATAATTACATCGTTAATTACATCATCGACCGCAACTTCAGTTTCTGTTTCAGGGGCTGGCGTTTCCGGTGTTTGTGGGGTTACTTCAGAAAAATCTGCGTTAATAATAACTCGATTCATACTTTTATCCCCATTAGGATTATAGTTTGGTTTTGCCTCGTTAAATGTTTCTCCTGTTGGTTTGAAAGAAAATATTTTATCGGCTCTAAAAAGTCTCCATCCTGGTAATGGTTGTTCACCTAAATACGCAGTGTGTGAAGCTCCTTGTGAGTCCCATGCTCTAACAACAGGGTTATCCGCTTTTGAATAACCAAAACAAACGGGCTCGATTAAACGTAATCCTCGACCACCTGGTTCATCACCATCATAGTAAATTATAATCTTATCTCGTTTTTTTATAGCGTCGACTATAGAGTCAACAGACGCTATTTCTAAAATAAGTGATTTAAATGTGTTGTAAAGTTTCATTATGCACTTGGTGTCGTGTATGGTTTGTCTTCTTTGTATTCGTTAACAACTAGTTCAGACTTTCTTTCCATAATGTCTTGAATTGCTCCCGCATTTTGATTGTAAACATCTAAAAACCCTCCTGTACCTTTACCTTGAGTATCTCCATCTGCTAAAGCATCAGGATTAACGGATGAGTATTGATTAGTAATTTTAAAGTCATTTTTAGGAAATAACATTTTTCTTTGCATATCCGCAATTGCAGATAATTCGTTTTCAGGTTGTGCGAAATCTAAAGGTTCTAAATTTGCCATGTTAAATTATTTTTTTTATTAATTCGTTTATTCTTTTTAAATTTTCTGTGATATTTTTATTAATATCTCCAACAGTTGAATTATGGTTTTTACTTGACCTATTCATATTATTTAAATTATCTTTCGTGTGTGTTTGTATGAATTGATTTGGTAATACTTCTGCTTTTGCTTTCTTACCAAGATAAACATTGTCTCTCATCCCCCCTAAAGTATCGTTAACCCAATTCTTAACATAATGACCACCGTTTAAGATAAATGGTAAATCGTTCTCAAGTCCATTAAAATTATCAAACCAATTTTTCATTCGTTTTAATTGTTGGTAAGTAACTTCACGACTATCTCTTAATTCTTGATTTCTTTTGTGACCTTCAATGGTTGTGTCATCCGTATTTGCGGAATCAAAACATTGTTGTAAATATTCTACAACATCTTCAGGTAGTTGAACGGTATTTCCGTATAAATCTTTATTCATTAGATTTCAAAGCTTTGATTAACATATTAATACTAATTCCTTCTTTATCTGCAATTTTTTTAATTGACTCAATATTTTTTAATAATATTTTACTTACACCTTTATTTTTAATAACGTCAGAATTTCCTGAAGACTTGTTAACAACATCAGATGATTTAGATTTTTTGGTTAACATATCCTCAACCATTTTAATCATTTTTTGTTTTTGTTGTTCCTCAATACTATCCTTTTCTGATAATCTCTGTCTTAGTTCACCATTTTCAATTTCTTCTTTTGGTAACTTTCCAAATTGTTTTGCTCGTTCAATAGCGTTTTCCACACCCATCTCTTCAAGAGTTTTAACGGTATCATCAAAATCCATATCTTTTGTTTCCTCATATCCAAACGCTTCCGAATAATCTACCTCATTAATAACTTCATCAGACTTTTCTTTACTCTCACCATAATAAACTCTATAACCTCTAGTAACAGGGTCATTTGTAATTCTTGCCATTGCAACTGTTTGGTCGGTAGTTTTATGAGGTGTTAATGTTTGATTAAGAAATGGTATTTTTGAACTTAACATTGAGCCATCAGAATCAACTAATTCATCAATTTCTTTTTTAGGTTTAATACTTTTTAACTTTTTAGTTAACGCGTTTTTAGAAACTTTTGTTTTAGATTTTAAAACATTCCCAACAATATTTTTAATTTTTTTAGAATCTTTTTTATCGAAATCAATTCTCTCATCATTCTTTCTAGATTCAGTTAAAGTATCCGCAATAGAATAATATAAGGATATTTTGTCCTCTCTTTCTTTTAAAAAGAAGTAATAATTATTACTATAGTACTCTGTATTAAAATTTATCATATAACTTTTTCATATAAATACTTCGTTTTAATGTATTTATCATAAAAAAGATGGCACAACAAAATATAAATCAATACGTCTATCCAAATTGGGGTCTAAATTTTGCTTTAGAATCCTATGATATGTCTATAACATCCGATGAAAGAGACTACAATCAAGAGGTTGTGTTCTCCCCATATTTGATTGCTCAGACCTATGGTAATAGATTACCATTTTATTTTGACATTGATAACCCTTCTTGTGTTCAAGATTTAACATTAAATTATAAAAGTTATAATCAAAACAATATTTTTGTTTCTCAAAATTATTATAACCCTAAAGAATTGGATATAACTTGTTTTAATTCTCACACATCTTGTGATATAGGGTTAACAGGAATTGATAATGGTTTAGTGACCAAAATGACCGGAGAAACTATAACTTTTACAGAAGGAATATTTTCAGATTATTTAAAATTTGATAGATTACATTTTGATAGAAGATTAAAATTATTCCAAGTTACAGGTAATACTCAATCACCTAATGTTAGATTTTCAGGATTTAATAAAACTGTTTTATATGAAGTTGTAAGTAAGTATAGTCCTTATGAAGGTAGATACCATGAATTATATGGAGGTTTTTATCAAGGTTTCTATAAGTTATTTGGGTATGACTATGAAATATTTCCCGAAAGAATGAACAGAGGATGGTCTGTTGAAATGTTATTAAAACCAAGATTATACAACGAATACGCACCATCATCAGATGAAACAACATTAAACGAGATTTATCCTCAGAATAAAAACATATTTTTTTATTTAGGGGCAAGAGCTGAAAATAAATTTTATCATCATGCCGATGGTCACCCTAATTGTTTTACAGGATATACTCGTGTAACTTCAGATTTATATAATTGTATTCAAACTTGTGCGTGTTGTAATAGAACAATAACTAATAGTCGATGTATCTACGTATATCCGCCAAGGTCTTTAGATAATATTCATGACCCACACGTTAATTATGGTTGTGATGAGTGTAACGGTAACCCTCAACAAAAAATAACCTGTGGTTGTGATTGTAATTTAGGTCCATGTGAAACTTGTGGTTGGGAATGTCAAACTCATACTTGTGGTTCAATTATAGAACCTACACCTACACCTACTCCGAGTCCAACATCAACACCAACAAATTGTGACTCTGTAACGCCTGTGTGTACTAACACTTGTTATAGTTGTTCAACATGTTATGATTTTGGAAATTGTTTAACCTGTAAACCAACAGGGTTTACGTCAATAGAGTATACGTGTGAGACAAATCCATTATATGATGCGATGTCAAACGCATTATCGTTTAAATTATGTGGAGACCCTAAAAATCCTCAGATAGGTGTTAAAGTTTTAAGATTTACAGGAGGGTGTGAAACTAGTGGAAGTTGTTCAACTAGTGGAATTACATATACTACAGGGTATACGGTAACAGAATATTGTTCTCCTGGTGGAATTTACCCAACTTGTTTAGTTGATAACCCGGCTTGGTTAGAAGAAGAACACTGGTTTCAATTAGATGCTGTATGGGAAAGATACACTTGGTTAGATGATTGCGATTTATGGTATCGTGGTGGTTTGGGGATTATAACTCAAGAGAAATATTTGGAGTCATTGGCACATAATTCAATATCATTAATTACAGTACCTTATACACAACCTGACGGTATTGAACCATCAAAAATTGAATTAGTTAATTTAAACGAAAGATGGTTAGATGAAAAAAAATATAGAAGAGGAAGATTAAAAATTTATATCAATGGTAAAATATTTTACACGATTGAAGATTTTGAAGAAATTATTCCAAGAGCTTTAAGTACGGATAAAGAAAAACAAGTTGGTGTTCCATTTAATATATCATGGGGTGGAGGGACTCAAGGATTGAGAGAAAATTTAACATTTTCATCTTGTACATTACCTTATGGACCATATCAACAAGACCCTGAATGTTTTCCTGTTAATGATTTAACGGGAACTACATTTAATGGAATGAATACAAATATTGTTATTGAACAAAATTTCGCAGGAACATTTGAAGGGGGTATTTCTCAATTTAGAATGTATGTAACACCATTATCGGCTCCGGAAGTTAAACACAATTTTAATATATTGAAAAATACGTTTAGAATGTTTAACCCTGATTGTCCTGATTGTAGTACTGAAATTTGTCCTCCGGATGATTTCACATACACAATAGGGAATATTTCAACCACAACAACAACGACAATTCCTGTTACAACAACAATAATATAATCAATAAGTAATTTAATATGTCACAATCAATAACAATTAATAGTATAAATTACGACGGGGAGATTGCTAATATAATCTTTACCCCTGATGTTGATAATGTAGTAATTAATTTGGGGCAACAAACATTACCATTTTTGTTTAGACCTTATTTATTAACTCCACCTATAGATGTTTATGGTGTTTACACAATTGTTGTTATTGTAAACGGTATTGAATGTCCAAATATATTAAATGTTGTTAGACCTACTCCAACACCAACCCCAACTCAAACAAGAACTCCAACACCAACCCCAACATCTACGCCTACTCCAACACCAACTGAAACAAAATGTGTTCCATTTCCAACACTCACACCGACACCTACATTTACAAGTACCCCAACACCAACATTGACAAGCACTCCTACACCAACTCCTACACCTTCAACACCAATTGACATTTTAATTAATCCAATTATAACTGAAAATGATGAATATATTATTGTTGGTGATAATTTTTATTTAATGTATTAAAATAAAATTAAAAATATTTATAAAATAAAAAACAAATTATGGCATTAACAGGTAAAACAATCGGAGAATTATCTCTTTTACAATTTCTAACAAACGATACATTATTTCCCGTAGAATTGAGCGGGGATACATACCATATAGCATATTCGGCATTCACTAATTCAAACTATAACGAAGGAACTTACGATGAGTTATATTCATTCGCCACAGGTGAAACACTAACCGCAGGAAGTTATTATTTAATGACTGACTTCCAAACGTGTTACGACCAACCAAACTATGATGTTAATGGTACCCCAATAGCTACCGGTAATTATAAGACAGGGTCAACAGAACCTATATTATTGTTAGCGATATCAACAACAGGATTCTCCCCTACGGTATACTCAACATTACACCCACAAGACAAAATATCTTACGATATAACTTGGAATATAACAGAAGTAACAGGTGGACCGGCTAAAGGTAGAATTACTGAAAGAATTGACCAATTTAATAACAGAGCCGACTATGATTTCAGAGCGGTTCAATTTATAAGATATGTTGGTTATTTTTCAGAACAATTCTATAATGGTAAAATTAATTTGGATGGTACAACCGGACAAGTTACTACAGCACAATCAGGAACATCATTCACAACTGATTTTACTGTTGGTGATATTTTTGGAGTTTACTCATCTGGTATTAATGGGACAGCTAGTTTCCAATATTATGAAATTTCGTCGATAGTTAGTAATGTTGAAATGTATGTCACAGGTAGAACATTAGCAAATGTGAGTAATGTCTATTATTCTGCGGGGATAAGATTACCTAACTATATGAATCCATTCCAATGTAATATCACAGGAACAACTAATGATGAATTTGCGGAGTATTATACATTTAATGATGGGAATAATTATAACACATACTTGGGGAATAATATTGATTATAATATTTTCATATTATCAAATAACGTATTTTTAAGTGGGCCATATGAAAATAACACATTCGGTGGAAATGTGGTAGGTAATACCTTCAATGATGTTATGAACTCAAATATAGTCGGACCGTATTGTCAATATAATATAATAACAAATAATTTTGACGGAAATATTATAGGTTCATATTTTCAATACAACATTATTGATTGTGATATGGACTCAAATCAGATTGGTAACTATTTTCAACATAATATGTTAGGAGATGCCGATGGACAAGATTTTGATTTTAACCGAATAGGTTCATATTTCACAAATAATTTCTTAACGTTTAATAATAGCGATTTTCAAAATAATAATATTGGGGACAGCTTTAATAATAACCTCATAGATAGTGGATTCCAAAACAATACTATTGTCGGTGACTTTTCTCAAAACCTAATTATTAATCAGTCCTTTAATGACAATTTTATAGGTGATAATTTTTATGACAATATCATACCAAACTCTTTCTACTCAAATAGTATAGGTGATGATTTTAATGCTAATACCATATATTTTGACTTTAGAAAAAATTCAATATTAAATGGTTTCAATCTAAACACAATTGGTGGAGTTGACAACTTACTTACTTTTGAAAACAACCAAATTATGAATAATTTTAAGGGTAACGACATTCAAGGTAATTTTTGGAGTAACCAAATTAAAACAGATTTTAAGGGTAATGATATATTTGAGGAGTTTGGATATAATAATATAGGATTTGGGTGTGTGCCTAATACTTTTAGTGGAGTCACAATACATAACAATATCGGAGATTATTTTGAATTTAATACTTGTTATGGTTCATTTTCGTACAATACACTGGGAACAGATTTTAGAAGTAATGATATTCAAGATGGATTTGGTTTTGGAGGTTCATATAATCAGGGAAATAGAATTGGAAATTATTTTAATAATAATACTATTGGTGAATACTTTTACAACAATACAATTCCTGATAACTTCTATAACAATATTATTGGTGATTATTTTCAATGGAATATTGTTGATACCTATGTAAATAATGTTGATTTTACAACAAATTATGGGAACATAAGTGGCATTACTTATAATGATTTAGGAACAGGGACAACTAATAATACATACACGGCCATTGCAGGTACAACTAACGGTTTAGGTGTTAACGCAACATTTACTATTGTGGTTTCAGGTGGGACTGTAACGGGGGTTACTATAAACAACGCGGGTGAATTATATGTTATTGGTGATACAATAACAATATTAGGTACATCTATTGGTGGTGACACAGGTGTTATTACTACATTTTCAGGGAATGGGATTGGAATAACAGGGGTTACAGGTTCATATCCTAATATATTTGCACAAGGTACGGGTAGTGGTGAAAACGCATCTTTTGATGTTACAGTTACTAGCGGAGTAGTTAGTAGTGTAGTGTTAAATCAGGGAGGCACAGGTTATTTAGTTGGAGAGCTATTAACAATATCTGGAGATGTGTTTGGTAGTACGGAAGACATAACCATAATTGTTGAATCCGTTTATTCTGATGATGTAATCATTACGGTTACAAGTATTAGTCAAAACCCTTCAGTTTATGAGTTATATACTTGTAATATCTTCAAAAATTCTGCATTATCAAATAGGTTATCTTACTACGATGGAAGTGATGTATTAAACATAATAAATATAAACGAATAATAATGGCAAGAACAAAATATATTGTAGATAATTTATCGGGGCAAACGATAAATGGTAATGTAACCATAAATGGGAATTTAAGTGTTACAGGTGTAACAACAGGAAATTTGGCGACTTACAAAGCGTTATTAACTGATATAGGTTCTCAGACCGGCACAACCTTAAATGATTTTGGTGGTCTTAATGGTGGTTTTATTATAGGTGAAACTTACACGATAGTCAATTATGTTAGTGGTGATAGTTTTAGTAATATTGCTAATGTAACAAGTGGAGTTATAGACACAACGGGATGTATATTCATTGCAACAGGGGAAACCCCAACAAATTGGAATAACGGTTCTACTTTAGTATCTAGTGCTACTTTAGTGGTAACAGTATTAGAAAATAACTTGGGATTCGATATTGAGTGGATTAAGGATTTTACAGGAGTTTATGTAGGGTTTAATTCAACTACAGGCCCACTGTATAATACTTTTAATAGAAATTCAACATTCCTTCTAGGTGGGAATCAAACACCCATTTTTGGACCTAACCCAATAGAAACTTTTATATTTCCTAATAATTTTAATGAGAAAGACGATAGTATTATTCTTTTTGTTGTTGATTTAAGTGTTCCTGAACCAGTTGACAATAGTTTATACTACTACTCGATTGAAATTCAAATTCTACAAGATTTAGATACCACACCAACAGTAATAAGTGGAACTACAACATCATTTCCTTTCACAAATGTAAGTGTTGAGTTTTATTGTGGAGATATGTTTATTCAATCTTTTTACACAAGTGGTGGTACTATTGTTAATGACATATCTGAAGTTGTTACCGTATTGAATACAGATACTAATACAAGTTTTCTTGGTACGTTTTCTGACGATGGTGGGAACATAATTTTAACTATGTCAACAAATCTTGAAACTCAGTTCTGTGCTAATAGCACATTAACATTTTATGTTTTCAATGACTAATAAAAAAATTAAAACTGAAAAAAAATGATAAAATATATTAAAAGAAAAAGTGATAATAAGTTTCTACAATCTTTAGAAAATGATGTTTGGGTTGATAACTCAAAAGATGCTTATGAAATGACACACAGAGAGTGTGAGGACACTAAAACTACATTACTTAATACATATACTTCTGAAGAAATTACGGAAGTTTTTAATATGTTTAAGAGTAAACCGAAGTCAAGAGAAGAAAAGAAAGAATCCCTTAATTTATTAAAAAATAAATAATATGAGAATAAATATTTTAACAGAAAACGATAAGGTAGAACAAGTTAGAGAATCTTGGGTAAATAAAAATGTTATGAAAATACCTTGTTCCCCAACAGGAGAAGAACCTGCAACTCATTGGTTTTGTACAATGGCCGGTTCTGAAGAAAAAATGATGCTGATTTACAATAAAAAAAACTTATCTATAATGGAGTTAGGAATCGGTCCAAAAGAATTCCTTAATAAATGGGGAGTGAAGATTATAAAATAGTAAAAGGGTTTATTAATGACGATGAGGTTTTACAAATCGTTAGTTGGGTTGATTCGTTAAATCCGGAAGATGGTGACCCCAATTATCACTTAAGTGAAATTTCAAAAGCACTAAAGGGTAAATCTTGTATTATAGACATTTCAAATACTGAACTTACAAACTACATTACAAATTTTCAATCAGTTTCTAAAGTTTCAAAACAAGAAGTCCCACAAATTATAATGGACATCTTTGAAAGAATTTCAAAGGAAAATAATATACCTCTTGACAATGTATTTCTTCAAGCGGTTGATATGAATAAAGGTGGTAGAATACAACCACATTACGACGCATCTGTTGAAGGATACATTAATTACAAATGTAATATAAGTGTTTTATCTGAAGATTATAAAATTTTCATAGATAAATCATCCCCAACTATAGAACAAAAAGATTTATATTGTTTTGAAGCGTCTTTATTTAAACATTGGACAGAGGAGTTTAACTCTCGAAGAGTTTTTTTAAGTTTTGGTTTTTTAGTACCATACAATGTTTTAGGTAGAAATGAAAATGACCCAAGAATAAGATTAAGCCGTAGAATTGAAAACTATTTTCAAAAAAATAATAATTAACAAATATTAAATCCCCCAAATTAAATGGGGGGATTTATTTTTTTAGTTTGTTGAGTAAATACTGATTTCACAAGTATTTATAGGATAAATAACTTTAGACATATAGATGGCAAATATACCTATTTCACAGTTACCTCAAGCGTTTTCGGCATTTCCGGAATCTCTTTTAGTTATAGTAAACTATGACCTGGTACCTACCGGACAAACAAATTACATATATTATTCAGCCTTAACCGCACAATTTAGTTCCGGTACTTCGGGTACATCAGGTACAAGTGGAAAAAGTTTCATTTGGAAAGGTACTTGGTCTCCTTCAATTAATTATGATGATGGGGATGTTGTTTATTATAATGGTAGTTCATATCTTGCAACAACAATAATTCCTGCTGGTGGAGGTGCTCCGGATACTAATTTTAATTGGGGTTTAATTGCTCAAGCCGGTACTTCAGGTACAAGTGGTATTGACGGAACATCAGGTACTAGTGGTGTGGATGGAACTAGTGGTTCAAATGGAACAACAGGAACTTCGGGTACAAGTGGAACTTCAGGTACAAGCGGAACTTCAGGTAATAATGGTTCTTCGGGAACAAGTGGAACATCAGGTAATAATGGGTCTTCAGGGACTTCAGGTTCTGATGGAACTTCCGGTACTAGTGGGACAGATGGAACTTCGGGAACGAGTGGAACATCAGGTAATAACGGGTCTTCGGGTACTAGCGGTACATCAGGTAATAACGGGTCTTCAGGAACTTCAGGTTCAGATGGAACTTCAGGAACTAGCGGAACAGATGGAACTTCAGGAACTAGTGGTACAGATGGTACTTCAGGTACTTCGGGTACTTCAGGTAATAATGGAACTTCAGGTACTAGTGGAACATCAGGTAATAACGGGTCTTCGGGTACTAGCGGTACATCAGGTAATAACGGGTCTTCAGGAACTTCAGGTTCAGATGGAACTTCAGGAACTAGCGGAACAGATGGAACTTCAGGAACTAGTGGTACAGATGGTACTTCAGGTACTTCGGGTACTTCAGGTAATAATGGAACTTCAGGTACTAGTGGTACATCAGGTTCAGACGGTACAAGTGGAACAAGTGGTACGGATGGTACTTCGGGTACTAGCGGAACAGATGGTACTTCAGGTACTAGCGGAACAGATGGTACTTCAGGTACTAGCGGAACAGATGGTACTTCAGGTACTAGCGGAACAGACGGAACTTCGGGAACTAGCGGAACAGACGGAACTTCAGGTACAAGTGGTACAGATGGTACTTCGGGAACTAGCGGTACTGACGGAACTTCAGGGACTAGTGGAACTTCAGGTTCAGATGGAACTTCGGGTACAGATGGTACTTCAGGAACAAGTGGTACGGATGGTACTTCAGGTACTTCAGGTACTTCAGGAACGAGCGGGACAGACGGAACTTCAGGTACTAGTGGAACTTCAGGTTCAGATGGAACTTCGGGTACAGATGGTACTTCAGGTACTAGTGGAACAGATGGAACATCAGGAACAAGCGGTACAGATGGTACTTCAGGTACAAGCGGTACTTCAGGAACTAGCGGTACAGATGGTACTTCGGGAACTAGCGGTACAGATGGTACTTCAGGAACTTCAGGGACAAGCGGTACTTCAGGGACAAGCGGTACTTCAGGAACTAGCGGTACAGATGGTACTTCGGGAACTAGCGGTACAGATGGTACATCAGGAACAAGCGGTACTTCAGGAACTAGCGGTACAGATGGTACTTCAGGTACAAGCGGTACAGATGGTACTTCAGGTACAAGCGGTACTTCAGGAACTAGCGGTACAGATGGTACTTCAGGAACTAGCGGTACAGATGGTACTTCGGGAACTTCGGGAACTTCGGGAACAACAGGAACTAGCGGTACTTCAGGAACTAGCGGTACTTCAGGAACGAATGGTACCGGAGGTACAAGTGGAACTTCAGGAACTTCGGGAACAAGCGGTACTTCAGGAACTAGCGGTACAGATGGTACTTCGGGAACTAGCGGTACAGATGGTACTTCAGGAACTAGCGGTACAGATGGTACTTCGGGAACTAGCGGTACAGATGGTACTTCAGGTACATCAGGAACAAGCGGTACTTCAGGAACGAATGGTACCGGAGGTACAAGTGGAACTTCAGGAACTTCGGGAACAAGCGGTACAGATGGTACTTCGGGAACTTCGGGAACTTCGGGAACAACAGGAACTAGCGGTACTTCAGGAACTAGCGGTACTTCAGGAACTTCGGGAACAAGCGGTACTTCAGGAACTAGCGGTACAGATGGTACTTCGGGAACTAGCGGTACAGATGGTACTTCAGGAACTAGCGGTACAGATGGTACTTCGGGAACTAGCGGTACAGATGGTACTTCAGGTACATCAGGAACAAGCGGTACTTCAGGAACGAATGGTACCGGAGGTACAAGTGGAACTTCGGGAACAAGCGGTACATCAGGAACTTCAGGAACTTCAGGAACTAGCGGTACATCAGGAACTTCGGGAACGAATGGTACCGGAGGTACAAGTGGAACATCAGGAACTAGCGGTTCTTCAGGTGTTAACGGAGCAAGTGGAACAAGTGGTACTACAGGTACCTCAGGTACAAGTGGTTCATCAGGAACTAGCGGTACAGATGGTACTTCGGGAACTAGCGGTACAGATGGTACTTCAGGAACTTCAGGGACAAGCGGTACTTCAGGAACTAGCGGTACAGATGGTACTTCGGGAACTTCGGGAACTTCGGGAACAAGCGGTACTTCAGGAACTAGCGGTACAGATGGTACTTCAGGTACAAGCGGTACTTCAGGAACTAGCGGTACAGATGGTACTTCAGGTACAAGCGGTACTTCAGGAACTAGCGGTACAGATGGTACTTCGGGAACTTCGGGAACTTCGGGAACAACAGGAACTAGCGGTACTTCAGGAACTAGCGGTACTTCAGGAACGAATGGTACCGGAGGTACAAGTGGAACTTCAGGAACTTCGGGAACAAGCGGTACTTCAGGAACTAGCGGTACAGATGGTACTTCAGGTACAAGCGGTACTTCAGGAACTAGCGGTACAGATGGTACTTCAGGTACAAGCGGTACTTCAGGAACTAGCG